TTTGTACTTACAGTATAGCAAATTACAAAGCAAAAGTCAAGTATTTAATAAAAAAGAAGAGCCAAAAATGACTCTTCTTTATAATATCATTACAATTTTTTTGCGTGTGTTGAAATAGCGCAACTATTATTAAAAAGTTCCTTTTTCCATGATGGCCATGAAATATCGGCATTTTTTCTAACTGTATTATAAACAGAGGAATAATTGTTAACCTTTTCAGATGATGGTAAGGTGCTTTTTAATTCATCCTATCTTTCTTCAAGTTGTTTTCTACGTTTTTCTTCTTAAGCTTCATTAAGATGATACAAAGTAATAGCATTAAGGGCTTCGATAACTTCGTTCAGCTTACGAACAATGTCGGTAGTAAGTTTAGTGTTTACTTCATAGCTATAAGTAGAATCAGTAAGATGAAGCTTACTAATATACTTGGGAAGTGAATCAGCATTACCTGTTTTTCTATTGAGTGGAGGGTTTATACTATCTGTTGTAGATGTATTAGAATCTTTTTCATCGGTCTTCTTTTTACTAAGGGATTCTTTGTTTCTGTCAAGAAATTCTTTAAGAAGTTCTTTGGGGAGTTCCTTATTGTAAGTCAAAGATAAATCTTTAAATTCTTTAAAACGAGAAAGATTTTTTCTTGCTCCACTATAAGTTAAATCCCATGCTCCAATTTGAATATAATTTTCAAGGGTAACATCGAGAGGTTTTTGAATCTTAAAAGCAATATGGTTAGGTTCAATAACAACAGGAACATAATAATAAAACCAAGTATTATCTCTGGAACAAATTTCAGAAATATAACCTACGTTTCCATTTTTATCAATTACAATATCTCCGATATGGAAAGGTCTGTTAATAAAGTCGGTTGTATCTTCTGTATCTCCTTCGTTTTCTTCGTCTTCGTTATCCTTAAAGTTATTTATATACTTATCAAGATAAGGGAACTCTTTAAGATTATTTTCATTTAACTTATAAACAGAATCAATACGAGCCATTTCCTTAACGCAATTAAGGTCAGACATAAGATAGTTACCAATACGTTTGTAATGGGTTTCATAGGGATAAGTTAAGCCCCTTTCTTCATCCACCATGAAATGTTTAAGTGTCTTATCATTAGAAGAAACGATAATTGGTGTCCAATAATAATAACAATATCTATCAGTATACCCAATACGAGAAATATAGCCAACAGATTCTCCCTTAGTATAGACAACATCACCGAGCTTAAAGACAGGCTTAGGCTGTTCTGTATCAGTACTATCAACCTTATGCGTTCCAGTATCCGTATCATTATTATTAACGGTAATAACAGGCTGATTATTGTTTACTTTAACAGTTTCAGTTTTAGGTTCTTCTTTAACTTCTTTTGTATAATCCTTATACTTTTCTTTCATCCAGCTTTTAAATTCGTCGAAAGTTTTCTTAGAAAAATCGGAAGCCGAATAAAAAGTGTCCACCACTCGCGTACAAATTTCATCCAAATCCTCATCAGAAAAGCCAGCAAATTTCTTAATGGATTCTTTACACTTATTTTTAGCAGTATTTGTATGGGTTTCAAGGAAGTCACCAATTTTTTCAATAGCGGCATCCAAATCTTCCTGCGAATAAAATCCGCATTTTAATTGGTTATCAGCACCCGTTTTTTCCTTATTTTTAAGGAAGTAATTTTTTTCGTTTTCTGTCATTTTTGTGTCCTCTTTTGGGAGACAATTAACACATTTTTCTCGAATCTTGTCTCCATCATAATAATCACGTTTTTCAAATTTGTTCTTTAACTCATTTAAATCCCTGATAGTAGAAATCTTTTTGTTTTTTTCTTCGTAAATCTTATCTGCTTCTTGAGTTAAAAGAAACAAAGCATACATATCTGTTGTTTCTTCTTTTGTAATAGGAGTCATTGTGTCAATAATGTTCCACAGTAGATTATAATTTTGAACGAAAGTTCCAGCATTCCAATCTTCAACATCGGGAATCCTAACAGCAATATTATTAATATAAAAATAATATTTGCTAGCAAGGTCGTAACGAGTTAATTTTTTGCAACCTCCATTTTTGTAGTCTGTGTCAGAGTCACTAATACAACGAATTTCAATTCTTATTTTACGACCATTGCAAATTTTATAAGAAGTTACTTTCCAAAAATTGTGAAATCTATCAACTAATATGTCTTTAATTTCAATATTTTCCCAAACATATTGAGCAAAAGCTACGGGGTTAGTGGGGAAATCATTCTTTTTCATATTATTCTCCTTTACTTAATGGGAGCACCCTTAAAGTTAACAATATCTGTAGGAATATCATTTGTATCATACTCAATCTTAACACCTGTGTTCTTATAAGGAGCATCTTTAAGAGTGAGTTTCTTATCAATCATAGGGGTCAAATCAAAATACTCTTCAATTTCCTTATCAGTAAGAAGAAGACCACCAGTAAGAGCACCCACAATTAAATAAAGAGGGTCTTTATGATTATCCTGAGACTTAAGTTCTGTAGAAAAGATAGCACACTGAGTATCATTTTCCTTAAGAATGTACTTGACATTATCAGGATTATTACTATCTTTAGTATCAGGAGTAGGAAGATTCTTCTTACAGGTCAACTTTGGAAATTCCTTTTGACGAGCAAGAAGTGTATAATTGCGAGAAATACCCTTTCGAGCTTTGAAATTGCGTACCATACGAGATTTAGGCATTATAGTTATCTCCTTTTTTTAAATTGTTTTATTTTAAATCCAGTAATTGTAATAATTATTAAGTGCTCTTGCTTCATTGGAAACAAAAGACTTAAACATCAACATTGAATTAACTGCATTAATAGACAAATGAAGCTTATGAACTGCAACCATTGTTTGTCTTATTTCATTATAATTTTCTGGACTGTTTATAATATTATGTTGTTTCAAAGTGCGCCAAATGCAAGCTTTTTCATCATATTTATCAAGAGTAATACGAATTGTTAAATAATCTAAAAGAGCAAACGCAAATTGTAAATCATTCCAATGATAAGTAATATAAAATCCCAAACTTCCAAAATAATCGTCGCATTTTTTATTTTTACAGTTTAATGCGCGTTCAAATGCTTTATTAATAAGAATCTCATTCTCTTCAAAATTAGCACTTATATCAACAATGGTAGGCATGGTGATATTGAAACTATTTAATTTTACCTCGTAACAGGCGTCATTATTAAGATACGTAAAAGGCTGCGGCAGTTTTCCTCGCGTTCTTGCTCTCCATGATACAGCATTACTAACCAGAGACATAAACCAACTTGGTTGCCATACAATCAATTCATTGTAATATTCAAGGATAGCATCGAACTTTTTGGAAATGCTATAAAGAATCATCCAATCATTTTTACTCTGAGGTTTTCTATAAACTGCTTCTCCAAAATCTACATTTTCCAAATCTTTAACTAAGCAAGTCATAGCCGCAATAAATTGAATAATATTATGTCTGTTAGGCTTCTCTCCCTTAAAAAGAATTTTTGCCTTTTCAGCTTGATATTCATCTATGCCATACATATCTAAATAAATCATGTGGCTGTCCTCAATAATTCAGTACATTCTGCAACAGTTCTATGAGCATTATCACGCAAAGTTCTGTCAAATTCTCTTTCAATTTCTTCCCCAATGATTTCAGTGGCAATATTATTAAATCTTGTGTGAGGAATGGTTTCAAAGAAATTTGTTCCTTCTCCACCTCTAGCAAGAGTTAAATCGGCAGTAACAGGGAGGAGGGGATTATCAGTACCAACGGCTGTAACAGGAATAAGGTTATAAATAGCTTGGGTGTTTGGTTGAGTGCAATGAATATAAATCATGTTATTTGTTTGATTGTAAATCATATCGTCTATTGGATATCGACTTACACCATTCTTTTTTGCCAAGATATAATTGCCATAAAACCCCATTAATTCATTTAAAATCCTAATAGTTTTTGCAGAAATACTCTTATAAATAGGATTAAGATAACTTTTTGGTGCATCAAGCATAAGAAAAAAATCATCTATAATTGAAACGCAATTTTTTAAAACCTTGAGATATTTATACATTAGGCTATAATTTTTAATAGCGTCGTTTTTAACAATGAAATCTGCATTAAAAGAAGTAATCATTCCAGTATAATAACCAACCCAATTACAAAAGCTAATTATTTTTAATCCATCTTTGTTCTTTTCATAGTCAAAAAAAGGATTATTCACGAAAAATGGAACAGTTACATAAGGATTTTCAGTTCTGAGCATAGTGATATAAGGAAGTATTGGAAGAGTAGGTTCAAGATAATTAAACAATACAGCAAATTTATCAGGACAAACCTTTTTATTGTCAAAGAAAAATTTAAAAGGAGTGTCAGCAAGAATCTTTAAGAAAGAGGCAAATTGTTTTTTAATATCCCCATAAGTAATCGTTTTATTTTCCATTAATAATCATCCCCATGTTCATTAAAACCGTGATAATAAATACACTTTTCCATGTCCCTGCTAATTCGTGTAATAGGCAAAAGATTACAATCAAATTTGTTTTTCCTTAGAGTGTTTTCATAGACTTTCAATTCATTTGTAGAATAAGAAACAAGGTCAGTAACATGAGTACCAAAACAACTCCGATTAAGTATTTTAGCTATAGGATAGCTTTCTTTTATTAAATCTCTAAAAGCCCAAATTATACTTACAGCGTGCCAAATATTTTCCATAGTATAATATAAGAAAATGAAAAGGTCTTTTTTATTTTGCTTTTTTAAATCCACAATTAATTTATCAGTGTCTTCAAATAAAGCACTTCCTGATTCAAGGTATTTCTGATGCAACTGTTCTGGACGTAAACCGTAATCAAGAACAACTTTATCGTAATTTTTAGTACAAGAAACTAAGAAGTTTTCTTTTTGGCAGTTAAGCAATGTACTATTAAATACAATTGACTGTTTATCAGGAAAAAGGTAAAAATTACGAGGGTTCTTTAAAGTTAAAAGATACTCATAAGTAGGAATAAAAGCAAAAAACCACTCACGATATTGAAATAATACATCAAGAGTCACTTCATTAAAAAGAATTGGTTTGAATAATACATTTTTGTTTTGCTCAATTAATCCGTCTCTACCCAAAATATGTTTAATCACATCTACTGCGTTAATAACATTTGCTTCGGGAGGGGTTACTTTCATTGCCATACTTTCACCTCTATTCTTTAATATAATACAACAAAAAGTCTTATTTGTCAAGGGTTTAATCTCAACAAATAAGACTCTTGTTATATATTTTTACTTATCCTTATAAAGAAGAGCACAACGAGGAGCGAGATTTGGAGCTTTCATAATTATTTCAATCAACGCACATTCGCAAGTTGCGACCAGTGGACATGGCAATAGTAATGCACCATCTCGTATTTCAATCCACGCACACACGCGAGTTGCGACTGAGCGGAATGATGAAAATTGCCCACGCATTTCAATCCATGCACACACTATAATATGCGAAGTTCCCAAATCAATCTCTCCATCAAATTTATGATAGTTTTTTTATGAGTTATTTGGGCTACTTTAGGTGCGAATCTCTTAGAAAGAATCTGTGAGTTTCTACTTCGCACCAAGGCGGGGTTGAACCTCCAACCTTTATATTATTTATTATACATTAAATTATTTATTTGTCAAGGTGTTATTATTTTTTTGTTTTGCATACCAAAGAATATTTTTAGCAGCGTTAATATCTCTATCATGGTGAGAACCACAGCAGGGACATACCCATTCTCTAATAGAAAGCTTTTTAACAAGAGGGTTTTGATATCCACAATTATTACAGCGTTGACTACTAGGGTCGAATTGTCCAATAGTTGTAATAGTTCTATCATACCATAAAGATTTATAGGACAATTTATTTAATACATCATACATAGCCGCATCAGATAAAGCATAAGCAAGTCTATGATTAGCCATCATTCCTTTTACGTTAAGAGATTCAATTGCAAGAGAGGTAGCAGAAGAAACAATTTTAAGAGTGGTTTCATGATTATACAAATCTCTTTTTCTTGCAATTTTATTATCTAGTTTTTTCATAGATAGCATAGCTTTCTCATAACGTTTGCTAGGCGTGATTTCGAGATTATCTTTATGAGCCTTTCTAAATTCCTCATTAGACCAACCCCATCTACGAGAACACTGACGATTAAGAATTTTCTTATGTCTTTTTTCTTTTTTAGCAAAATGCTTGTTTTCGTATTTACCCCCATTAGAACAAATGGCGATATCCTTTAATCCAACATCAATTCCAAGTTCTTCCTTATTAAAATCTGATTCCTTGATAAATTTATAAACATTGTTAAGCTTAAAGCAGATAAAATATTCCCCGATATTATTTTTACTAATAGTAAGACCAAATTGAGTTTTACCAGAAGATTCTTTTACAAAATCAACAAAATCTTTAGAACATTTTTCATCGAATCGAATTTTCTGATTCCATCCACGAATTTTCACTTTTCCAAGTTTATTTAAATTAATATAAAGGACATTTTTGTTGTCTTCTGAAAAAGAAAACTTGGAAAAAGTCTCCTGATAGGAATAGCTAGTGCGAGCCTTTTTAGCCGAATAGAAGAAAGGTTTATAAAATTCCACCGGTTTTTTACCCATGGATTCCCAAGCTTTTTTAGCATCACCGGCAAAAATACCATAAACAGAAGAACTCAAACAACCAGCAGGAACTTCTTTCACGGCAGGGTAATTGTTTCTAAGGTAGTCAAGCCATTCTTTTTTAATCATAGAAGAAAACTGAGGGAAATGAATAATTTTATCTTCTTTCTTATCTTTGGCTTCTTTGGTATTTTTAAAATTGGTAATCATTTCATACATGGTAACATTATAAGCCACACGAATACCATGAAGAATTCTATCAATAGCTTCCTGTTGAGCAGTACTAGGATAAATTCTACACTTCATGGTATAGTTAGGAATTTTATACCACATATTTAATCCTCCAATTTATTTGAACAAACTTATTTATAACTTGTTTATGCGATTAATTGCGTCGAGGCAAAGGAGCTGGCTTTGACAAATTATAGCCGTATTTCTTAGCAAGATAGCAGAAATAATCGTGGTCATTAGTTACCTTGCGAACAGTAACCTTGTGGACTTTCTTCTCTTCTTTGGCAGGTTCCTCTTTATAATCAATAACAGTAGCAGAATCATTTTCAACGCGCTCAAAAAAATCTGCTGGAATAATAGCTCCATTAAAAGCTGGTCCCTTAATTACATAACAGTCTTTGTATTGGCCCATGAAATTACTGCAAACAGGACCTTCAATTGTATGGAGACACCCCCAAAGAAAATTTTTGGAAGCTTCATCTACAGGGATACCATAAAGTGATGTTGCAGAATCTCCATTCTTATCCTTATACTTCTGGACAGCCCAAGGAAAATATTTTTCAATATATAGAGAATTGGAAAGAATACCAATCATAATTTAACTCCTTTCAATTTCGCTAAGACCAATGTTAATCCTCTTTTGAAAGAGTCTTATCTTCATCTGCAAGAATGAGTGGTTTTGTATTATACATACGAGTTCTTTTGATAGTATAATACTTATGACAGTAGAAACAGGTACATCTATAATTCCCATTCCAACCAACCATATTAGCTCTTCCGCAATAAGGGCAATCAATAATGCCCAGTACAGGCTTATTAGCCATTAGATTTCCTCCGTTGTAACTTCTTTATTGTCGGCATCTTCAATTCTAATAATAAAGGTCTTAGATATAAAAGGCGAATCTTTTTCATAAAATTTAACAACAAGACCAGCATCATTTTCAGGTTTGTAATGAAAATCAACATAGTCTCCACCAAGAATTGCATTCTCACCAAAGAGACCTTTGACAATATCTTTGCTCAAATCTTCCTGAGTGTATGCGATAAGATTTTCAATTCGTTTCATAAAATAACAGCTCCTTTCTTTTTAAAACGCTTCCTCAACTTCATCAATCATAATACGAAAAGTCTTAGTAAGATTAGGCTGGTCTTTATCTTGCACTTTAACAAAAAGTCCAGCGCGATTATCATCATCATAATGGAAGTCGATATAATCCTCGTGGAGAGTGGCATTCTCACCAAAGAGAGCCTTAATGATATCTTTTCTCAAATCTTCCTGATAATACCACAAAATTTTATCAATCTTTTTCATAAAATAACAGCTCCTTTCTTTACTGTAACTACATTATAGCAAGTAAGAAAGAAGCTGTCAAGTGTTTATTAAACTTTAATCAAAAATATCAATGTCACTACGAGGACAATAGGAACGAGATTCTTCAAGTGTTTTCTTAGCTCGATTGTTAGCGGCATTAATTTTTTCAACAATCAAACCGCAATTTTCAAGCTTATTGATAATTTCCATTTGTTCCTTAACAGTACGTCTTGCAATGAGGACATCTTGAAGCTTTTTAAAGATAAGATAGCCATTGCAAGCATCAAGGTGAGAGAACTCAATATAATGAAGAATATCAATTACCTGAGCATTATAATCACCCAACTGTGTTGCTAAATTTTCATTAGACGGAAGAGAATTAATAGCGGAAGTGATATTTTCAAAAGTTTTTGACATGGCTTCCAAAGGAGGAAGAATCTTATTTCTGGAATATTCACTTGCTTGATATCTCTTGTTTGAATCTTTGACAGGAAGTTCATCACCATCAATCATTGCTTTTGCGCAATTGGAATGAGAAACAACGGGCAAAATCGAATCTTTAAATTTCATTTCGATAGGATTCCCATTTGTGACAGGTGCTTCACCTAAGCTTTCTTGCAAGTTAAGAACCGCTTTAGAAACACTTGAGAGAATCAATCCTTTATTTGCCACATTAGAGACAAGTTTATCATATACCAGATTGCCAGTTTCGGCGTGATAGATGGAAAATACGCGATTTGACAAAAACTTGTCAACAAGAGAATGATTGAGAACAATGTTGGCAGCTTTGTCAACATCCTTAAACAAATGTTTCTTGTCAGGATTTGAAATATAGCTGTACTGATTACCAACAAACTGAACATAAGAGTTAGTTGTGGTTTCTTTTAGATAAAAGCTCATATCAGCTTTATCTCCTTTCAATTTTGATATAGCAATTATAACAAAATAAAAGGATTATTTCAAGGGTTTATTAAGAAATTTTTTCGGGGTCAGCAATAGAATAATTAATTCCAATTACAAGAAATTCATCACGATGAGATAAGTAAAACAAATGAATTATTCTTTCCCCAAGATATGTTACTTCTTCTTCATCTGTACAAAGTAACATAAAGTTTTCGTATTCTGGTTTAATTTCGTAAATATCTGTTCTAATTTCTGTAATGGTTTTGAGTTCATTTTCAGACAAGGGATTATCACCTTTATTATCCATAACAGAAATTTCATTCAAAGGAACAAAGTTTCCAAGCAAAGGAGAATTATTAGAAGTTAAACAAATTCCAATTTTAGTGTCGTTATGCCAAACAGTACTTGTCCCTCTAAGACCAACAGGCATAGCAAAAATATTATTCATCTAAAATTTTCCTTCCGCAATAAGGACAGAAATTCATATCTGAATGTAACTGTTCTCCACATTCAGAACAAACTTCAAAGGTTCGAGCAATATTATAGCGTCCATCTTTTTGATATGTAGTTACAAGTTTCTTCCTGCATGTTACTTTACTACCTACTCCAAAGCCAAGTGTATGCAATTGGTCTTCTACAAGGTCTCTCTCCCACGCAACTTGTTCATAGACATCATAAGAAACGATATCAGGATGTTTTTTATTATTCATTAATATAAGTCCTCCGAATAAAGTTCTGTTTCTTTATGCTGTTCTTTAAAGTAAATAATAGAAGCAGGAAGAGAATCTTTCACAAGCTGAAATGCTTCTTCTCTTAAATGAAATTTTCCATTGCTGTCAACGAAGCCTTCTTCTTTGTTCCAATCACCACGAGAATAATTTCCAGCTAATACAAAATTAAGATAAGCAAACTGCTTGTATCCATCACCATGACGAATACAAGGAAGAACAATAATGTTATCTTCATCTGCTTTGCTTGTAAATTTAATAGCAGCACAAACAATTTTTGACATATTATACCTCAATTACAGCCGTTTTTCATAAAAGCACCACAAGCGGGACAATAAGGATTACTGATTGCGTAACCACCCCACTTAGTAATTGTGGTTCTAATTTTTCCTCTACGTTTACAACGAGAACAAGTTGCAATTTCTGTATTATAATTAATGTCATACCAGTAATTTTCTTCTGGTAAAACAACTTTAGATTTAACATGTTTAATTTTCATATCAAAGCTCCATTTCATCAACAGGAAAAATTTGATTCTTCATACCATTATCTTTAGGGATGGCTACGAATTTACCATAACTATCGGGATTGTAGATATTCCTATCTCCGTACCAGCAACCCATAAAAACGCCAAAGGCTTTCTGATACCTATTATAAAACACCCTTCCCATATAGGAATGATTCTTACCCTTAATTTCATATAAATTGCCAGTAATAATATTGTTACCATTGACATCAAGAAGAGAGGTTACGACGTTGCAATTTTCTCTCTTGTCGCGGGTAGGTTCTCTGCGTCCCTTTTTAATGCGTTCCATAAAAACAACTCCTTATCTTTGATACTTAAATAATATCAAAAAAATAAGGAGTTGTCAAGTATTTAATCTTTTTTCTTGCCAAGAATTGCGAGCAAACGAACAAAGATATTAATAATATCAAGATAAAGGTCTGTTGCACAACTAATGGCATTATAAGGTGTAGCAGCATATCTCTGAGAACAGTACCAATCATAACCAATATAAAGAGAAAATAGTGCTACTACAAGATAATCAATTACATGGCCTTCATATCCAAGGAAGAATACTAAAATTCCCTCAATAAAAATAATACTAATTAAAGATACAAGAAGAATATGTTCAAGAGAACAAAAATACTCTGGAAATACTGTGCTAACAACAATCATAATTACTACAATAATAGCAGTAAGAAGACATACATAGCTAATGCTCAACACTGTATACTGGCTTACATAAACGCTTAGAAGCGCTCCAATAGGCAAACAAATAAGATTAAATCCGAGGAAAGCAACTACAGCGTTTTCTGTACCACCAATAATAATAGCTCCAAGAAAAGCCAGAGCAAAATAGCCAAGAATAAAGAGAAGAGGATGAGACGATACAAAGTTAAAGACTTGTGTTTCAAGGAACATACAGATGAAGAAATTACAAATCAATCCCCAAAGGATAGTACATCCCATGAGAGCGTTAAATCCTGCATCACTCATTTGCATATCTTCTGGCATACAGTCAAAAGTAATTCTATCCTCTTTTAAATTAAATCCATTATCCATTCTTAGTTTCCTTTTCTTTTTCTAATTTCTTCTTCCACATTTTCAAGTAATCATCAAGGTCAAGGAAAGAAATATTATTAGCTAAACCCTCTTTAATTTTATCCATCATTATTTTTGCCAAACAATACTCATCTTCTGTAAAAACACCCAAGTTACAAGAAGATTTATCATTAAGCTCAATAGTAAGAGAATAAACAGGGGGAGAAATTTCCCAGCCAAAATCTCTACAGACAGTAATGTAAATAGCTCTCCAACCCATATATAAATTGACAATTTAATTGTCATAGCAGATAATCATTTAGATTACCTCCTTAAGTTTGTTTTCAGAGATATCTACGACAGAAGAATTCTTTGTAATAGCAACACGAATTTTAGAGTAAGCCTTTTTTGCAAGGTCTTCATTTTCATACTTTAAAAGGTAGTTTACATTTCTCAAGCCAATCGTAATATCATTTTCATTAATTCTTACAAATTCAATTTTATCAAGATTAAATAAAGTATTATTACTAGTAATAAGCATTTTAAATATTCTCCTTAGTATTTTAATCAAATAAAAGAAATCTTTTATTTAAAACTCTACGTCATCATATCTAAAGATGGAGTACATTGGAGGGTCATTATCATACCCCGTTTTCATCTTTTGTAACTTTTGTTTGTCAAGATTCTCTTTGACTTTTTTAGAGATTTTTGCCGCTTTGTTAATTTCTTCCGCAGATTGCTTTTTAAGAATTTCAATATCTTCCTGAGCGCTTTCAAGAATAAGTCTGAGATTTTTTACTTCTTTTTCTTGAGTTTCTTGGGTCATTTTATTTTTAAGATATTTATGACGCCAACGAGAATATTTTAAATTGCCAATAAAACCAAAATCTACATAAATATCTTTAGTACAAAAAGAATCTAAGTCCCAGTATTGACTAAGAACTACTACATCTCCTTGTTTGTAATTATGTTTACCAATTCTGCAATGCGGAAGACAACCTAAGCCCCATTTCTTAGTGTTTAAGCAGTAAATATCGTACCACTTATTAAAATCCATCTTGGTACATTCTTCATGCTCGCGCTTTTCCTTGATATCATCTAAATCAGCCTTAAAGATTCCTTTAAAAACAAGTGGACCAAGTAAAAGCCACCAAAGAAACAAAACAAAAAATCCTGCCAAAGCAACAAGAAGAAAAATCAGAAAAATTTTTAATGCCAACATATCAATTCTCCCATCTATCAGTAGATTTTAATTCAATTTCTTTATTTAAATAAGATTCTTCGTTTAAATAAGACTTTCGAATCTTATCTGTTTCTTCTTTGGCTTTATTGATTTCCTCTTCGGCTTTCTTTTGAATCTTATCAATATCTCTTTGAACAGCTTCAAGAACATATCTTAAATTATCTTGAGAGCTTTGAGTAGCTTTATTCTTTTTATACTTATTTTCCATGTTATGCTTAAAAAGGACATATCTAATATTTCCAATAAAACCAAAGTTAATATAAACTGTATCCCAAAGACCTTTTTTATCTCTAATGGTTCGCTTAGGAGCAAACCATGTTAATTTCCATTCATCGGGAGCTAAGATATAATATTTTTTCCAGTCAGTAAACTTTAAATATGCCCAACTACGCCACTTCTTATGATGAGCTTGAACCCATTCAAGGGGAGTATTTGCGTATCCACCGTCACCGTCATTATAAATAACATAAGCAAAAAAGCAAATAAATGCTAAAAAAGCAATAATGAACAATCCACCCACAATATACAACAACTTACCAAGCATAAAAGCACCTCTCCTTCTTTAGTATATTCAATATACCATAAAGGAGAGGTGTTGTCAACTATTTATTAAATTAAATTGTTAGTTTTCCTTGAGTTTAATGCTAATAATTGATTCAATCTTTTTAATATATACGGTAAAGCCATAATATTCTGAGATAAAATCGCACATATCCTTGAAAAGTTGATGGTTAATTATATTCAAATATTGTGGGTAGGTAGTATAAATACTAACATTTTCAAGTTCATAATCATAACTGACAAAGAAAGTATCAGTTAAAGTAGCCAGAGTTTCATCGTTGTCAATAATACGTTGGATAAAATCTGCAATTTCCTAATCAATAGGAGAGGTAATATCAGAAATTACTTCATATTTTTTTTCATTCATTGCTTTTTTCCTCATTTAAATATCCGTCTAATTCGCTTAAATATTCATCTAATACACTATCAACATTACCACTTACAAAGATAATAGGAGGGTCTTCTTTGGAATAGGGATAAGAAGTAGAATTAAGATATTCATAGTCTTTAGGCATTACACAAGCCCAATGATTTAGATTGGGTACATAAACAAGATTAGAAAAGCCCCAGCTATAAAATAAATCAAGTTCTCTCGTAGCAAAATTTAATCTGTAAGCTTCATGCTTATAATATTCAGATTTCTTTTTGTCGCTTGTTTTATTAGAAGCTATAAGATAACCTTTTAAAATTTCTTCAATTTTAAGACAAGTATCAAAAATTTTCATTATTCCTCCACATAGCAGATATAACAATTATATCCCTTCTCAGCTAAATCAACTTTAACCTTTTCAGCACCAGACTTTTTAGCAAAGAATCCTACTTGAACTTTATAGAGCTTTGTTTTGGGGTCTTGAATACAGAAAGCGGTTGAATAATCAATGACACCTGTTAAAGTCCTAATTTCATTTCTATAAGTAATTGCACGAGTAGAATTGCTAAAAGCTCCTAACTGACAACGATAACCAGTTTTCTTAGGACGGTTTTCTTCTTTCTTGTTAGCCTTGTCTTGCTTCTTTTCTTCTATTTCTGCTTTTTCTCTTTCAGTATTAGAGCGAAGCCAGAAAGCAAGAATAGAATCAACAGGTCTTAACCAACCTGACGCAGAAAGACGCTTTCCTTCAAAGTTTGTATAAGTAGAATTTCCGCCATCCTGATTGCAACAATAATCTACATCAGGAAAAAGAGATTTAATAAGGTTCTGAGCAGTGGAAAGTTTCATACCTCCAGACACAACAGAAACAATAAAATACTTTTCATTTTTGGGGTTGCCATCTGTCTTTGTCCAACCGAACATCTGTCTCTTAGCTTCGTAATCAATGTCAGCATAGTTCTTTACAGATTGAGGCTGTTTATTTTTAAACAAAGCAGGATATTCTGTGCCAAAATCTCTCCAACCAACACCATTGTTGAACACGCCATTCATAATCTTTCCAGAATTTGTAATACCCCAACCATTAGAGAAATTGCCATCCTTGGCATAAACAGTATTATTACTTTTCAAATTCCAGATAGAAGTTCCGCTTGCCGTATCAAAGAAAAAAGCGTTAGTTAGAACATCAGGCTTATAACCATAAAGGTTATACATCTTCTCAGGACTTAATTTGGGCTGAGTACACATATCAATACTTGCACTCTTCAATTCGCTTTTAGGCCAATCAATTACAACTACATTGTTATAAGTAACCCCTCTTACAATAGGATGATACCAACGAAGTAGAGAATTGTTTTTACCATAATGATACTAAACAGTTGCCATGTTATCTCCATTCTTCTATATATTTCAATAGATTAATTTAAATTAAAATAAAGGACAAGTATCCTTTTCTATTATTAGTTTAACATAAAAAAAGATACTTGTCAATATTTAAGTTGTTAAATTTTTATGAATTAGGTATCTGAAATAATGTCAATTTTGTCTTCTACCTTTTTCTTCTTGTAAGTGCGCTTAGGCTTTTCTCGCTTTGTAGTTGTTTCAAGAGTTACAGAATTTGAAACCGTCTCTTCCTTAGAAAGATAAATATTCATAACAGGAACAAGCTTAAGTTCTTCAATGGTAATACTTGTCCAGTCATAATATTCAGGAGGAAGGGTTTCCTCATCAAAATGGAATTTAAACCACTTCTCTGCTGAAAGGGGACAACTAAAACGTCTCGCCTTATCAAAATCAACAAAGAAGCCCGCAAGACCAAGATAATCTTCTCCTGCAAAAAGAGTTTTAATTTCAGAATCTCGATTAGCCTTAATAGTAATATAGTAAGCAGGGTGATTCTTAAGAGGAAGCATAATATTCTCCTTTAATGCATGATAGTATACTTACTACCAATTTCTACCTTGATAATCTTCGCATAATTAAAGTCATATTCCTTGGTATAAGTTTTGTTTTCAAGGAAAAACTTCTTGTTCTTGTTCCACCATTCTTTAGCATCTTTTTCGGTATCAAAAGAATAGCAAGAAAGAGTAAATTGTTCTGCAATAAGATAAGGGATATTTGCCCAACCTCTGTTAGCGAAACCATAAGAGGGAGATTCTCCATAGTTAAGAGGAAGCTTCTTGCGAGGAATACCAATACAGTAATAAGTCTCCATATTAGAATGAGCAAGACCATTATCAGTAATATTAAATACCATTTTTATTCTTATCCCTTTCCGCAATTTGAGCCTTAATATTTTCAATACGTGACATTTTCTGTCTTAAAGTTTCTTTTGTGTCTTCAATTCTATTGGCATAATATTCAAAGCTGGTTTGCAAACGTTTAAAAGATTTCTCCTCTTCATCATAAGCGTGTTCAGCTTTAGCCAATGCTTCATCAAGAGAATCTCTAACAGGAAAATTATCAGCGAAAGAAATTTTTCCATCCTTAGGGATATATACAAAGAAACGTCTGCTATTAAGACTAGCAAGAGGGTTGTTTCGTCTCCAACTCATATACTTTTCGTAAGATTCAAAGACGTAATTTTGATAAGAATTTTTTCTAATTGTAATTATTTCTGTAGAACCTGATACTCGACAGACATAAAAATCTTTGTTTTCATAAACGACAGGATATACAGAAATAGACTTAATATCATGATGAATTTCAACAATCTTTCCGTGCTCCCAAGGCTTCATAGCTTCATAGTTGTCCATGTTAAACCTCCTTAAAAGTTTTCAGGGGAAGTGTGATATTTATTATCCATTAGGGTAAGATTAAAAACACGCTCATCTCGAACAACAGAAAAATAGTGGTCGAGATATTGAGGAGCACTAGGAATATGACAGGGGTTGTTGTAGGATTTAACAGCTTTGACAAAATTATTAATTAATCTTTCGCTATTAGGGTCAGATTTAAATTCTCCAATAAATGCCAAAGCTTCTCCTGCGGAATGAGCGCAAAGAATATTATCCGCTTCACAATCTTGAGCAAAGAAATAGTTGAAAACAAAATGAAAAATATTTCGTTCGATATAGTAAACGCACTTATACTGATTAAATTCAACCACAAAAACGGGATAGTAGGTAACAGTTTTATTTTCTTTTCCGTTAACTCCAGCGTTATAAATCATAATACCACCTCAAATATTTTTTAATTCGATTACAGTTTTAAGTGTACAAGCATTTTTACCAGCGAATACGAAGACAAAACCTTTGTGGTAATAAATACGCTCGCTGTTAGACTTGGTACGGAAACGACGCTTAAAAGCATACATTTCTTCATTGGTTAGTCCAATCTTTTCGTAGTTGTAAATAGTTACAGCATCAAGATTGATACCTTTGTTACGAGCATTGCAAGCTAACTGGCGAAGCTCTCTTTCATTCTTAATACCCAATCTTTCCAAACCACGGTCACGAGAATGAAAAGTCAGCTTGATTTTATCTGAGCCAATCTTATTATGAAAATTACGATTATACATTTAAACAACTCCTTTCAGGAACGATTTACTTTATATTCAAAGTATACCAGACCTAAAAGGAGATGTCAAGTATTTATTAATTTATTTCAGGGAAAATAGACAGTCTTTTTCTAAGAGCTGCATACTCTTTTAAAATCTGGTTATAATTGCTAATAGCATCTTTTGTTTCTTCTTCTGCGGAATCAATGGTGAGAACTTCAAAAGTAGAATTATCTCCATTATCATCAATTTTTAAACCAATAAGGTAATACTTCTGGTCTTTTTTCTGTTCTAAACAAGCCTTAGCTAAAGCATCTTTTTGCCATGAACTGATATAAACTCTTAAAGAATATTCAAGATAACTTAAAAGGTAAGCAGGAGTAGCTTCTTCTCCCATGATAAACCAATATTCTGTTTCGCTTTCATAAGAGTTTTGCACATAAAAACAACGCTCAAGCATTACAGAGCGAATATCTGCTCTCTTTTCATAAGCAAAACATTCTTCTTCTGTGTTAAACATACGCCCATCTTCTGAAACCCAATATGTTTTTTCTTGGGCAGGGATTACTTCTTTTTCAATTTTCATACCAATTAAGACCCTTCAAAATCTTTAATTACTTTATAATAAAATTCATCTTTTAATTCATCAGAAATGATGCCCATCTTATAAAGATGTTCATTTAGTTTAATGCAAGTTAATTTCATAAATTTTTGGTAATTAAATATCCATGTCCAACCTAAAATAATATTAATGATTGGAAGAGCACTTAGAATAAGAATTTGAATGATTGGAATTGCAGAACCAGTACTGGATACTTTAATCTTAACATTTCTCGCGTCAAAAAAATCGTTTACATATTTTGTAACTTCTTTGACAAGATAAAAGAAAACCAAAACATCCAGAATAAAAACAAATCGCCAAAGGTTAATAATAATTTTAAGAATCATTTGTCTTTGTTTCTTTCTCCTTCGTTTCTTCAACTTCTTTCGGGACTTCTTTAAATTTTTTACAAAGATAAGATAAATGTCCCATGGAATTATATGTGAATCCACTTTCAGGATGCCTTACACAATCCTTCCATGGACACTTCTTTTCATCACAGCCAGTAAAAGGAAGTAAAGATATCTATCTATCACTTTTTGGAATATACATTTTTTTCTCCTACGTATATTATTTATTATCCCTTAATTTCAATAAAAGGGAGAGAATCGGGGCCACAATCAAAGTCCCATCCATTTTCAACAATTTTTTCAAGAAAAGTTTTATTGTTTGCCAATTCCCAAACAATAGAACTACAGCAATGTTTATGAATAAAGTAATAAGGATGCTTGATTTTCTTTTCACGACCAACAGCAAAAAGACGACCCATAATAACATTAAAGAAATAATTTACATCATTATCTTTAAAAAGCTGATTCCAAATTTCTGCGTCTTCTTTTGCTTTGGCGCTGGTAATATCAACCCAAGAACCATCTTCATTCTTCTGAAAAGTAATGTCGTATCCTCTACATTTACAAAGTTCTTTAAAATGTTTATCATTGGTTAGAATTTTCCATAAAGTCGGAGTGAGCTGAAATTTTTCAAAACGAGCCACGCTACAACCCAAACTGGAATTGTGGTCAAGACGTTTCTCGATATAACCAAAAAGCTTAGTAATGTTAGCGTTTTTATTGTTATTCTTGTATTCTTCAAGATATTCCTGTTTAGTAAACATAATTTAACAACTCTCCTTACTTTTTCGATTTGTATTTATAATACTACAAGTAAAGAGAGTTGTCAAGTGGTTATTAAGTTTTCTTACCAATTTTGTAAGGATACAACTTTAATTCTTCTGGTAAATCTTTCCATTGAATAGCTTTTTCTTCAATTAGATAAGAATAATTTTTCTTTTTCGCCGATTTTTTATTTTTGAGATTTTTACTTCCGCATAATGGGCAATAAGTAAATTCTCTTTCAGGAGAGTATCTTGTAATAAATTCTAAGTTGTCCAAAATAGAGGTAGCATGAAGATATTCTCTACAGTTTAAACAATAAGAATAAAAAGCTCCGTCATTAATAAATTTAATTACAAGCCAATCTCCATTGCGAAATAAAACTTTAAAACGAGGGTCGCTATCGTTGTATTGATAATCACTGAATTTTGCTTGTCGTATCTTCTTCCTTTGTTTCTTCGACATTTTCTTCATCCTTTACTTCATCAGCAGAAACTTCTGTAGCAGTCTGAGGAAGTCCACTACCCATCATTCCTGCCATAGCACTCATCATATCAGCCATACCACTAGGATTATTCTGAACAGTGTTATAAGAAGTTCTAAGGAGTTTATAAAACATAATTACGCAATCAGCAAAGCCGTATTCTTCATTGAGCTTTGTTTGAATTGCAGTAATATCGTCCATGCTGTCAATCTCTTTATCAAGAGTGCGTTCTTCATTACCATAAGTTGTAATAGTTGCTTCGGGTTTCAAGCCCATATATACAATATAATAAGTGTAACTCTTTTTTAAATTCACTTTAAATTAACTCCTTTTAATATATATACTAGCAGTAGTCCCTTGCATTAAATATGCTACTGTAGTATTAGTTTTATTTGCAATAATTTGGTAATCTCTCCATGTTAAGAAAAATCTCTTATGAAAAATCTTTCTTACATCTTTTTCTGACCTATTTAAAAATTCAGCCCACTGCTTATATGAATAAGGACTTGCTTTCATTACTTCACTTGCTCGCTTTAATTTATCCATATAAGGTTTATTAGGATGAATATAATAGAATTTAATATAATACCAAAAACCAAGAAGTTTATTTTTAAAATTTTTCATGGCTTCTTTCTCCTTGTTATTTGAAAGTATTTTTAAATTTTACTTTCTTGAAGAAATTCATTTACTTTCTTTAAACAATCATCACACAAGTCATAAGATTGAAAATCATCCCAAATTTCGCCGCCACGTTCAAAATGTCTTTTAATTTTTAAAACCTTCATATTGAAAAGATTTGAAATAGGCATTCCGCATCTATCACAAAAACATTTAGTTGCCATTTTGTTTTTCTCCTTTGTAGTATTTCTTTTCAATCATCTGGTCGATACAGCCTTTATAACAACCTCGATGAACTGTTCTTATATGACCTTTATGCCAAATCCATTTGTACCAAGGCAAGCATCCTTTATAATGAAAATCATGTTCACCCTCCTCATCAAGCCACATCCAATGTGGGCAAGGAACTTCATTCAAGAAAGCAGGAAGATACATTATTTTAATTTTAGGATTTTTTATTTTGGCTTTAATAGCTTCAAGTAAACAATTAGAACAAAAATCTTTTGAATTTTTCATTTACTAATCCTATCTGCAATCGTACTTGCTACAAAACTATCTGGTTTAACAGTTGGTTCGTAACCAGCACCTTTCAACCACCCAACAATTTCTGGAATTACTTGACCACTTGGTCCAGCATATCCAGCATCTACATGAATCCCAATGCTAGTATACTTTTCATAGTCAAAATTCTCTTGTATAGACAAAGTTGTTAATTCATCAATTAACTGGTCAGCATAAGCAATGCTTAATTCAGTTTCTTTGTGAATTTTAACTTTCAAATTTAAGATAATGGGTAGTTTTTGAATCTCATAGAAGAACTTGCCACCTTTGCCATCGGTATAGACAGCAATAACAATGACGGCTTTTGTTTCATCTTTGTGATTTTGACTATCAGTACCAATGACAATATGATTATGTTCTGCTACATCTGTACGTTCTCTAATGTAGTCAAAAATAATTTTTGCTATTCGTTTCATATCTACTCGTCCATAAGTAGGACTAATCATATTATCATCCTTTCATTTATTTTTAATGGTGTATAATAGTGTTAATTGCTTCAACTAACTGGTTCAAATGTTCCACTGTCTTAGCAGGAAATTTATAAAGTTTACCATTGCTAAGGAATGAATTCATTTTTAATCCAGAATCAGAAGCCCACCAAAATTCTTCTTCTTTAAAAGGAGAAACATTAATGCTCTCTTCTTTGGATTCTTTGTTTTCCTTAAATTCTTTTTTATCCTTTTTAGTAGGAGGAGTTAAATCTTCAATCTCTTCAATTTCATAATCATTTTCGTTGAAGAACCAGTCAGCAGTACATTTTGCTTCAAAGCGTGTCTTAAAAGGATGAGCATCTTCTTTTTCACCAAAAGTACATTCATCATAATGCAAACCAAAAGCACTACAATAATAATTTTGTCCATCTTTAGGAAGGTTATGTCTTGCATTAGATTTGACACGAATAATGTAAAGTTTACTTGACTTATTCTTTTCTTTGAGATTTTCATTCAGCAAAGTGCCACATACAGGACAATAATTAGCATGGACATAAAAATCACCATGGTCAATAAGATTCTTTTTGCTTGTAGCGTTAATAGTGAATCTATAATTCTCACACCATTTGCACATATAGAAAAGACTCCTTTCAGTCTAATTTACTATCAATAGTATAAACCAAAAAGAGTCTGTTGTCAAGAGTTTTATTTAATTTTCTTTTGTTTTCTTATTTCACTTTGAATTTTAAGCCAATAAATTGCTGCCATAACAAGAGCAATAGGCCAACAAAAAATCAAAGTTAAATAATGCAACAAGGTTACTTCTTTATCATTTTTATTAGCAGGACAATTATAAACATTATATGTTACTGCAAGCCCACATAAAAGATAAAGAGCAAAACCTATTAGAGATACATCATTCAATCTCATTGGTAAGCTCCTTTGCCAAGGAATAAAAAAGAACTGTGGTACAAAATTTGTTTTTGGAGGAAACAAACATGAACAAAATACGAAAAAGGAGGTGGCCTTATTAGCAAATCCAGTCTATTATAAGGAGGTAAATTGTACCACAGTTCTTATTATTATATTAACATACTCTTTCGAGTTTGTCAACTACTTATTAATTTATTTTTTAGAAAGCATTTGATGAGAATAAAGAATCTGCATTTTTTCTGCTATAGATAAGCTTCTGTTATAAGCATCATCATTATCAGCCAAACGCATTGCAAATTGATAGTCAAGATGGTTGATGATTTCTTCTGCTAATACATGACCATAATTCATGTTTAAACATTGAGAAACTTTTTTATTTTCAACAACATATACATCAAACATACATTGAGCATAAGTCATATCAAAAGGTTGACCATTCTCAACAAGACTAAGCATCTTCTTATAATCAGAGAAAGTGATATTAAGATTTTTTGTCAATTTTTCGAGAGTGTTTAAACTAACACCTTTAGTTTTACAAACAGATTTTAAATAATTGCAAGCATCACTATTAAGAATACTACTTGTCCAATACATATCTTGTTCTCGATTAGCGTAAACTTCTTCTGGATTAACAAAACCAGTTAATACAATTGCTTTGCCAACAATTTTACCCTTATCAAGCTTTTGGTTGCCATAGCAATTTGATAAATCTTTTTTGTTAACCAAAAGCTTTGCTTTTGCAACTACCATTAATTTAATACTAATAGAATAAATATAACCATAATTTGAAACATATGAAATATAATTATACCATTTCAGAGCATCTTTTATAGTTAAACAAGCATGAAAACCATTGCCACAGTAATCCACTTTGCTAAATTCTTCTTCTCCTTCTGGTAAAGAATAGATTCTGTTCAGTTCGTATGCAAAGTTTCGACTAGGACCTATATATTTTACTTCTTTATTAGTAGGGTAATAGGTCTTATAAAGAGCTTTGTAACAATCAATCCATTCCCAATCTTCTCCGATAGGAAAAGGTACATCTTCCATTTTTTCATATTCCCAAGTATTTCTGCTGAGAACTGTGTGATTAGGAAGATTATTCGTGTAAGATTCGCTGGAAGATTCTTCAAAATCTACATCAGATGCAGGGTAAGAATCGTATGCGATAATGCGTGCTTTTTTTGGCTTTGTAAAAAACATATTTTATTCCCCTTTCTTAAAACCTATAAAATTTGCGAGGAGTAATATTTTTCTCCTTTTTTTCAATTAGTTCCCTAGATTTCCTAACCGCTTCATCCATTCTTGCATTAAATTCGTCATGAGAAATAGGCTGAAAATGGTCAAAATTTTTCGGATAATTTAAAAGGAAAAACAAATCAATGTCCTCATTATAATAAGGAGCTACATCAATTTCTGAATCTGTATAACAACCATAAGGTGTTTCATCTTCAAAATTGTTAATCTCAATACAGCCCCATGAAGAAGAATAGTTAACATCACATCTTCCTTCTAACAACTTAGGAGGTTGAATAATCATAATATAATGTCCTCGATGAATATAACAACTTCCAATCAGCTTTGGAGCAAGTTCTTTCATAATATATTCATCATAAGATTTTCTTGTGAGATTATTTAAATCCTTGTTAATCTCAGAGAGTTCTTTCTTTTTATTTTCTAGTACCGTCTTCCATTCTTTCTTCTTGTTTTCCAATGATGTCTTCCAAATATTTTCCATGTTACACCTCTATTATAAAAATAATAGTCTCATAATCAATATTAAATTAATTATGAGACCTTTTATTAAATTAGCTAATTCAATAAATTGTGAAGACTTAGAAGTTATTCCCCGTTATATTACTTCCTACACTCATTGAGACTTTTTCCTCTGGCGTCTACCCATTTCGACGGACAAGTGTTTATAAGTCTTCTGTAAAACTGCGAACAACCTACCCGTAGGTTATTCAAATACGATAATAAGCGCTCCGACCCCCATCGGATTCTTATTAAAGGTGAGGAATAGACAACGTTCACCCCACTATGAGCCTCCGGTCCATAAGTCGCGCTCTTTGGCTGATACTCTTCACCAGCAAGTCATTTGTGAGGAATAGACTACGTTCGCCTCACTATGAGCCTCTGGTCCTAACCTCTAAATGAAGTCGCGCTCTTTGTCCAACATCTTTAGTTGGCAATCAACCTACACTACCGAGCAAGAATTCGGAAGGTAGGATTTTGTGATTCTTGCAAGAATAATTTGAGTTTGCCACTCTAAAAGTCTTTGTAGTTCCTATTCCTACGAAGGGTGCTTCCGACAGTATAAATCGTCTTGTACATGTCTAAGAAGTCATTGCATCTCAGCTATCATTGAATATTCAATTGTGTGTCTTGCAGTTAAGAACGTGATTTGTCTATCAGGCCCGTGTAGTGCAAATCAATGGGAATCCCTTCCGCACTTTTTTCATCCTTTCCCTTGGGACAATCTTAATATACCATAAGATTAGTTCTCTGTCAAGGGTTTATTATTTTTTTCTTGAAGAGTTTTTACCAGCTCTTCATAGGATTCAATAAGTTCTTTTTGTGCTTCTGCTTTTCCCTCTAAAGATTTGATAAGACTTTCTTTAGCCTCATCTAAATTTTTATGGGCTTCTTCGGCTTCTGTAAAAGCTTTTGAATAAGCGTGGATACCACCAATAATAGTTCCTGCTAAAAAGAAAATTGTTAAAACTCCGATAGCAAGAATGATACACAAAACAACTTGAGTAGTGTTCATTTTCTTTTACTAACCTCCATTAATTTATTTTCAGGTTCAATTCTAAATTGACCTGTTTCCCAATCAAAGCCCATGCCTACTGAGCGAACTTTTGTGTAAGGTCTACTTCCCACAGTGTTTCTCGAATCTTCTACGCTAATTACTACTAATGAGTTTTTGTATAGTTCCCAATTTGCACTGTTTGCTACATCATTGAGAATATCTCTTAGTCTTTCAATCGTCATTTTTCTTTGTCCTTTAAATAAAGTTTAAAAAAATGAACAGCAATCATAAATAAACAACCACTTATAAATAAACAAAAAGGAGTTAATATTTCTCCAGTTGAATTATCTAATCCTGCTATTCCAATTAAAATAAAATAATATAAATAAAATAAACAATTTGCCAAATTTAGATTTACTAAATGTCGATTTGATTTCATACAATCCAAAAATGAACAATGTCTTTATATGGAGAGGTCCAACTATCTTCTGTAAAAGTAGTCCAATCTAAAATACATCGAGTAAAGAAACTCTTGCATCCACTAATTGTTCCCCATCCATTAGGAGATTCATACTGTTTATATTTATTTGGGAATCTTTCAAGCTCTTCTAAACCATGAATGATAAAAGGAATAACATCTTTTACAAGACCGTTATCTTCTTCATTTTTCCATTCTAAGCCTGTTGACTTTTGAATCATTTCGCGCAAATTCCAAGTTATATTTGCTTCACAATTTCCAACGTCAGCCCAAAGTTTAGGGTCATCTTTACATTGGACTCGATAACTAATATCGTAACTCATTGTATTACCTCCAAATCAACATGCCCGACATATATAAAACCAACAACATCATTAACATCAGTAGTATATGTGTTATTGATTTTGCGTATCTCAGTGTTATTTTGAATTATCCACAAATCCCCAAAGAAGGGGTTGTAATAGATATCGCCATTAATAAATTCTTTTTCACCAATCTTAATCATCGTTTTCATTCGCTATATCATCCCATGACTTTACCCAGCTTTGATAATTTTTTGCAAAACTATCATAATAATCTTGTGCAGTTAATCCTTCATACGTTTTATTATAAAGCTTATAAAATTCTCTATTATTGTTTTCCCATGCTTGACAAAATTCCATGAGGGGAACTTCATCTTCTTTAAATCCAAGTGCTTGAAAACATCTTTCTAAAGCACTTTCATAATAATCACTGATATAATAACTGCCATCTTTTTCTCTTTGGGAACAATGATGAAATTGAGCAATCATTTTAAAGATAGCATCTTTGGCTCTGAGTAAATCTATGTTGTTGTTTTCAGTCATTCGTTTTATCCTCTTTATATTCATTTGGAAGGAAACTAAAAATATGAGCAATTACATCTACTGTCCATCCGTTTCCTAATGCCTTTCTTGCTGCACTATCTGGAATCATATTAAGAAAATCATCAGGAACAGTTTGTAAACGACACATTTCTTTTGTAGTGTAATATCTAAAAGGCAAATTATTTTTAAAAGCATCTGGATGTCTACCAATAGGAAGTGGTGTAAGAACATTATCCTTGTCTACAGTAGTGAGACAATTTGATTTGTCTGTATTTGTAGCGCGGACTTCAAGACATTGTGTAATAGGAATTGTTTTATCCGTATCTTTTCTATGGCCATTTTTATCTAATCTGCGACCAACAATAGTGGCTTTGTTTAATCTGCGCCCTCTAATTGCCGCAGGATTAGGAAATTCAATATCTTCAAGAATATCTTCCAGAGTAATATTTTTATCTTCGGGAAGTGTTACATTAGGGATATTAGTCCAATAAAATCTACGTCTATTCTGTGCTGAAACAAGAGAAGAATTAATCTCAATGGGTTCTACTCCAAGAATATTTGTAATAATATCTTCCCATTCTTTTTTCATAATTACATTTTCAAGTAAAAAATATTTGGGCTGGACTTCTTTTATTGCACGAGCATATTCATAAAACAATTTACTTTGAGAACCTTTTAATCCTTGACCATTACCAGCCATGCTCAAATTTGTACAAGGAGAACCCCCAATAAGTAAATCAATTTTACCTTTGTATTTGGTAAAATCTTCTATGGTCACATCTCCATGCTGAACTACATCAGGGAAATTTGTTTCTGTGGCTTTAATTGCGTTCTTTTCAATTTCATAAGCATCATAAGAATCAATCTTAATTCCAACTCTCTCAAGTGCAAGATGACCGCAACAAATACCATCAAACAAAGATAAAACTCTCATTATCCGTAAAAACCTCCATCGGGCGGGTCTCTTCTATAATTAGGACAAGGTGTGTCATTTACAGGGTCTCTAAAACAGTCTATTCCCCAAGTATAAACACATTTGTCACAATAAAAAGGTTGTGTCTAAAAATTATAATAGGTTGGCTTCTTAGGCGGCTTTTCTGGTGCAATAGGTACCTTCTTAGGAACTGGAATAGTATTAGGGTCAGGTTGAACATTCATATCTTTCATAAGTTCTTCCTTTTCAACTTTCTCCCAAGCATCCATAGCTGAATTAAGAAAGTCAAGAGTATGCTCATCATAACCTAAAATCTTAAGCTCTTTGATTAAATCTTCATTACCAATTTTCTTTAAAACATTTGGAAAAGCATAAAGTAAAACTTGAACGCGACCAAACTCTTTACGCCATTCATTATACTCTTTTACAGTCATTAATAATACCTCGTCTTTCTACCTCAAATTTAAGTTCGCTTACTGCTACTGTAACTGGCATAGATACGAAATGGTCATAATAATCTACTGCCTTAGAAAAATAGCTTCCGTACTTAATAGGCCAATTCTCTTTGTTTTTTGGAGGATTCTTTTTTTCAATCTCTTTTAGCTCTGAACAAGCCGACCAAAGTTCTGCATTAGTTAAATTACGAAAATAGCCCATAATAATACACCTTTCACTTAATATAATTGTGATTGTATATAAAGAATAACACAATTTTCCTTTCTTGTCAATAGAAAACAATAAAAAAAGAGAGGGAATTACCCCTCTCTTTCGTAAGTTAGTTCAGAAGAAAAGGAGGATATTTTAAAAGCTCCCTTTATTGGATTACAAATATTACATTGGGAAATATGATATTTACCATTTCGATGAGATATTTTATTACAAATTCTTTGCTTCCATGAATGCCGATTTGAACATTTCCAATTAGCTTCAAAACAACTCCGTGGTAAAAACTATTCTGGTTTTAAAGGGTAGTTCTTTTCGTAATCCCATTGATATATAACATCAGGTACTTTAGCTAATAAACTTCTTTCTTTCATGGAAAACATATAATTATTTAAAATAGAATTTCTATCTTTGTTAATATCAATTAACGGAGGCTCTATTTGAATTATTTTAAAAATTTCTTTAATAGCCCAAGATAAATCTTCATCTGTCTCTTTATGATAGATGTAATCATTATCTATTTTATTTTCTTTAGCATCTGTAACAACAATTAGTCTAATGCCTTTTTCTTTAAAGAACTTAATTTTATTTTTTGTTTTTTCATTTTGATGAAAAAATGACCGATTATATTCTATTCCAATTTTTAATTCTGGGCAATAAATATCTATTTCTTTTTTTCTTCCGAAGCTCTAATCTCTATTAATAGTTTTAGTTACCTACTAAAAGTAATAATAAATAGCCTATTCTGGAAAACTGCTACAATATCTTTTTAAACAAATTGGACATCCAGCAGGTTTCTTTCTTGTTCGAGTGCTTATTTCTGCTTGCCAAGAATGTCCAAAATCACATTTCCACCATGCATTGTAAGTAGAATGAGCATAAACTTCTGACGGTTTCTTGTCGTTTTTGTTATAATCCCATTCTGATAATAACTAAGGATAAAGATTAGCTAAACTGTGTTGATAATCTGTTGCCTATCTTTTTTGAGAAATTATATTTTTAGAACATTCAGGACAACCAGTTCCATCCTATGTTCTATGACATATTTTGGTCTACCAATTAAATCCACAAACAAAGCATTTCCACCAAACTTTTTTACTTGATTTTGGCGAAACTTCGAAAGGTGATATTGCATTCTTTTCATAATCCCAGTCTTTTAGAATTTCTGGATAAAGAGTGGCAAAACTGTTTTCTTTTATTATTTTTTTACCAGCACAAATAGGACATGTATTTTTTGCTCTTACCTACACAGAGACCGCTCTTTGCCATTTATGGTTATATTTATCTTTCCAGTTTATTTTTATTTTAGAACTTCCCAAAGAGATATTTTCAGGAAAAATATTTTGTTTTTCATTTTCTTCTGTATCCCAAATTTCCATTAATTGTTTATTTTGCTTTACAGTTTCCATTTTCACTCCTCCCCTTTTATATTTAAAACTTACTTAAAAGCAAGCTCCTCAATCTTGTCATAACGCTTATCCAAGACCACTTCCATAAGTGCATCCCAAGGATTCATCTTACCACTGAGAACGGCTTTCAGCGTATTTACACTAAACCCGCTGACCATGATACCATAGTCATTCTTAGTCATGGGAAGACCATTTCCGGTATTACCCGCTCCTGCGACATTCCAAAAGATGATTTTGCTCATCTCATATCCAGCGTTCTTGTACTTCTGCTCAATGGACTTGAGGAAAGCAGGAGCTTCCTTAGCAGTAGCACGAGTGCTGTTATAGCCCCAATAACCATAACCACTACCAGTGCTAACATTACGAATATTTACCATAGAATCCCAACCACCATCACTGATAATCAGAATATTCTTAGGCAAATCACTCTGAGGAGAATGATTCTTAATTGCAGTATCAAGAATCAGGTCAAATACTGCTTCAAGGTTGGTATTAGCAACCTCACTATGACGAGCAGCTTCCCTAAGATTTTCATACAAAGAGTCGTGATTCACATTAACCATCTGAGGACGTGCAGAGAAAGTAATGTAACGACCCTTATATGCACCCTTAGCGCGCTCTGCAAAGTAAATTGCAAGAGAGTTAGCAACCTCAAGGGCAGTCATACTAGTACGGCCAACATGAGCACACATAGAACCAGAACCATCTGCAACAACAATAGTAGAACTATCGTCGGTTACAAGATTAGGAAGAGACTTCCACATACCTTCAAGGGCGGCATCACGAGAACGAGGATAAGTATTCCATTCGTTTTCACAGTACTTATGAACGATGTCACAAGGATTAGACACAGAAGAATTAATCTTTGCCTCGCCCTTAGTAAGAGCGTTCAGATAGGCACGACGGCGTTCCTCATCATTACGAAGGAAAGCCTTATTGTAATTAAGGTTTGCCTTAGAGGGAACAGTCTCATAATCAATGCTCTGCCAATTCTGAGAAGACATCTTACGCTCAACAACGTCAAGGTGCTTACGAAGAGCAGACAGACCCTTGCGATACTCACGCTCAGTCAGACCGAGCATATCCATAGTCTTAAGACCACGCTTACGAGTATCATGGCTGTGAGAAGAAGCACTATCAAGCCACTTCGCCATAAGGCTAATGGACTTGCCCTTCTTCATATTAGCCATATCTTCCTTCCACTGCTTACGAATCAGTTCACGAACAACAGGCTTAGTAGTAGGATTATCCATGACAACATAGATATAATCCCAACGAGAATACTCAGGAATCATAGGAATCAGGTTCGCCACAATCTGAGCACCACCATTGTTCATCATATCCTTAAGGCAAATCTGGAAGAGACGGCGCTCACCCTGACCCTCACGGATATCGCCAGCATAGAACAGCCAACGAATAGCAAGACGAGGATTCTCACAATAAGCTGCACGGAACTTCTTCACAATATCGCCATCGGGAAGGCTACGAAGAGCAGAGATGGAAGTGTTGATGTCAAGAAGAGCAGAACCAGAGGACTTATAGGCAATAGCACCATTAGAAGTGTACTGCTTATCAGCAGGAAGAGAAGGAACTGCAACCTGAGTGTAGTAGCCCTTGGCAGTATTCTCAACCTTATCCATGAAAGAAGCCTTACGGCTAACTCTGTTGGACTTAATAACAGGCTTTTCAGGCTTAGGAGCCCAAGCCTTAGTGTTATTCTTCTTGTTAGGATTGTTGTAGTTATACATAATTTTCTCCTTTTCTAAAGGACTAGACTCTTTTTGTCCTTTTTTCAAAATAAAAGTTTTTTGTAGTTTGCTGTGAGAGTCTAACTACTTATGACAATAGATACTATAACAGATGTATCTTAGTTTGTCAAGAGGTTATTAGAATTATTTTCGTCTTTTCCTAAATTTTTTTCGAATTTGTTTATAAAAAGCTATTTAGCATTTTGAGCTTTATAGCAAATATCATTAGTAATAGCATCTTCTATTCCTTGAAACAATGAAACAAGGGGACATAAAAGTTCTCTTTCATCTTCATTGTCCGCTAAAGCATCTCTGCTTTTTGCGATAGAAGTAAGCTCTCTTATAATAATATCTTTTGTTTTAAATTCTAATTTTGTAGTAATTTCACCATCAGATTTGTCATCAAGTTTTTCAAATTGCTCTTTAGATAGGTATTTTTTATTTATTGTTACCCAAACCTAAATTTCTCCATTGGTATCTACTAAAATTGGAACATCTGTTCTATCTTCTGCTCTATTTGCTAATTTTCTTATCCAAGTCTAATAAGCTTTCTATCCTTCTTGAGTCTAAAGCCACTTAATATCAACCATAATTATACCCTTTTATACCCAGTTATACCCTTTACTCAGATTTTAAGAGAAAAATTTTAATTCCACCTTTCTCGAATTCATATTTAGCACGAGGAATTTTTACTTTTAAAGTACCAGTTTCTTCATTAGAATCCTGATTTACAATAGGCAGAGTAAAATTTAAATTAACTGTATCATCAAAATTTTTCTGCATGTTAAATTCTTTTGGCTCAAGTTTAATAAACATCTTAGATTCTTCAGAACGAGAAAAATTTAAACTAAAATCAGATGTGTTATTCAACTGAACAGAATTGTGTTTCAAACATGCAGTTAAGCCACAATATCCTCTAATATTGGCATATTCGCATGGAATACCTTTTTCGTTACAATACCCTTTAACGGGATGATAATCACCTGTATTAGTCATTATTAATTCCCCTTAAAGTAATATTCATAATGTTCTCCATCCCAAAGAGGATGTTTAACATTTTTTTCAGTGCGCCAATCGTAATATTCGCCGTTTTCATCTACATCAGCAACATAACAATTATCATCAGGGTCACAACCATTATCATTGCCAGTATAAATACAACTTCTTGGGTCAAAAAGAAAACGCTTTAACTTGTCATCATCTTCAAGAATTTCATTAATGAAAGGAACAAGTTCTCCTGCATGGTCTACAGAACCGCCATTATCCCAAAATTCCCAACCACCATATTTACTTTTTTCTCTTTTATAGGCTGGAACAAAAATTTTAATCTTAAAATCTTCTTCAAGTTTACGCTTAAAATCTTTCGCTTGAGCAAACATATCACAGTTAAGCATGGCAGTGTAAAGATAAGAAGCCTTATCTTCTGTGGAAGAGTAGCAACGTGTGTCCCAACCATAATCTTCATCTGCATTAAAATTTAAATAAGCTGGAATATGTTCTGAACCATAATTATCCTTTGAAATAACAAGAGAATGGCAAGAACTTGAATTAGTTTCAAATACGTTTTTACGAATTTGTCTCATCGTTGTTTCCTCCATTTAAATCTCTCAAAAACTGATACATTTCAGTAACCGTCTTATCACCAACATCATAACGATTATTTACATCGCAAGAATTTCTTGCGTACTGCATCTCAACTCCATCAATATACATAGAAGCACTGGACATATTACCATAATCTTCACCCATGTACATAGTATTCCAATCTTCCTCAGACATAAGACGCTTAGGCTCAAGCTGTTTAATAGCAAGATTGTCAAAACTAATAACAGAGAACCACTTCTCATCAATCATACGACCAAGATTATCATAGATTGCTTTCTGCTTATTTGCTACAAGTTCCTTAGCCCAGTCTTCCTTAACATACTCTTCGCCACGACGAACAGTCTTATAACCAAGAATGAGAATCTTAAGACCACGATTCTTAAGAGCACGAAGAGTATCCATCGTCACAATACCATTAATAACATGGAGAACAAGATTGGGATACTTAGAAATAGTCTTAAGAAACTGTGGCTGAAGAGGGTCAACAAGAGATACACCAATACCATAGATGAGCTTTTCATTAACAAGCTGTTCAATAAGCTCCTGATTCTTCATAAAGGCAAACTGATGAACAGTCATATTAGGAATAAGATTCAATTCCTTGCACTTGCGAAGAAAAGGAATCAAGTCAGGATGAGAAAGGGGGTCTCCACCTCCGATTGCAAGCTCGGTGTATTCATGGAAACTTTCAAGAACCTTGATACCCTGTTCACCAAGAATATCACCATGCTTACCATTAGGAGTGCTGTTCTCATGACAAAAGCTACAACCCTGTGCGCAATTATTAGTAATTTTATAATCGCAACACTCTGGAAAATCAGCCTTGAAAAAGTCCAAATCATTTTCACGAGTCTTGGTCCCATTTGCCAAGTCGATGGTCACGACATAGTTGCCATTCTGATAAGTCTTAATATTGCTCATTAGTCCATTACCTCTCTTCTCATATCATCTTCATTTTCCCAAACTTCTTCAATTGCAGGATAAATAACAGAAGAAGTCATTTTGTGATTACACTTAGGACATACATACTCATAAAGGGGTGGATAAGTAGCATAAACCATTCCACTTCGCTTCATTTCAACATTACAATCACTGCAATAAATACGATGAATCTTACGATACTTAAGGAATTCTTTCGTTACACGTTCATTATACAGTTTAACTCCATTAGTGTTCACGAGGATTATCCTCCATATACTTCTTTACTTTGTCACCATCATAACGAGAGGGACAAGCATTACAAAGGTAAGAACCATAATATTCACAAGCATGAACCTCTTCCTGAGACTTTGGAGCAGATTCACAATTCAGGTGGTCATATGCACAATAAAACTTCATTTTTATTCGTTTCCTTTCTCTCTAACAATATAAATGTCATTTCCTTTATCTTCAAGAATCTCATAATTCTTTATAAAATCTAAAGGAATTTCTTTTTTTAATTGTACCATGTATCTTTCTTCATAGATTGGAAAGAAAGCATCTCTAAACATTTTACCAGCAATCAAACTAAGTAAAATAACACCTATAGCACAAACAAGAGCTAGCCAACCAACTTTGTTTTTAACACAGTAGCCAAAGCAATAAAATAAAACTAAGGTGAAACATACAAAAAGAGCACCAACAAAAATTAAAGCATCAAATTCAGGAGATATTCTAACCATTTCTGAAGTTAAAACTTCAACACCCTTAATCATCTTTATTCCTCTCTTTAATTATATAGACATTATCATTTTTTTGTTCTACGATATCATATTTGTCAATAAATTCAGAAGAAATTTTATCATCTAACTGGACAAGATATCGCTCTTCCTGTCTTGGATTAAAGGCATCATTGAAACAAATAAAAGAAACAATACCTAAACAAAGACCCATAGATAAACAAAAGAAAAATGCGCCCCATGCTTCTTCTTCCTTAACCCAAGAAATTGATACAATAATTGCAACAATACAACCTAGTGCTGCAATAATAGCAGGAATTAAATTACTTAAAAAACTACCAGAAATACAAATAGTTTCAGTAGTAATTAGATTAACACCATCAATCATCTTTGTCAACCCTTTCTTTTAATGTGTAAATTTTCCCTTCTCTGGAAACAATATAGTCTTCTTCAAGTTTTTCATAATCAGTTAAAGAAAAATGGTCGGGGTCAGTAAATCTAACTTCATAAGAAATAATTTCAATTGGATGCTTCATTGCATAAACATTGAATCCCGCAATCCCGCAAAAAATAATTGTTGCTGCAACAATAGCACCAAATCCATCCATTGACCCACATCTTTTAATCCAATCTGCAATAAAAACGCATATACTAGCAATTCCACAAAGTACAACAGTAATAGAAACAATTAAAACAAACAAGCTTCCATTCTTTGTAGTTACAACTGTATTAAGAATTTCAATAGCTGGATTATTTTCAATCGACATTTTCTTTCTCCCTAATTACATAAGTGTTATCTTTTTCATTGTATTCAAGAATTTCATATTTCTTAGTAAATTCATTGTAACTAACTTCATCGGAAATCGTTACAGTATATTCTGTATCGTAAACTGGATTGAAAAAACAATCATTAAGAGCTTTGGCTTCAATAATGAAACAAAAAATAGAAGCGACTGAAAACAGGACAATATTTAAAATCTTCCAAAAATTCTTTTCTGTTTTATTTTCAATATTATCTTCAATTTCTTTGGTTACTTCTAAAATCGAAAGCCCCAAAAACATTAGGACACCAGCAATTGCAGTAATAACCAAGAATGTCCAAAAATCTACTTCTTTGATTGTAGTTGTACTAATAATATTAATTCCTTCGAGCATAATCATATCTCCTTTTGAGTAATTGAATTATACCCTATAAAAAGAAATAAGTCAAGGAGTTAATAAAAAATATTCTCCTTGACTTATTAAAATATTTTAATTATTACGAATAACCATAAGCACAAGTAATAACAAGCTTGTCTCCGCTAGGGGAAGTGTAATGAGAAGTCTCAGTTTCAAGTCCCCCGTTACTACAATCTTGCATAAATTCTTGATAGGTCAAACCATCCTCTTCAAAAGAAAAGCTCTTTTCCTGTCTGCGTTGCTGGGCAATATAATTATAAGTATACTCGTCCCTTTCTGCCTCTGTAAGTTCAGACCAGTCTTTATAGTATTTCCCTTTATATGTGTTATATCTTTCTTCAGCTTCTACTTTGTCTTGCTTAGTAATATTAATGGAGTTTTTAATAAAAGTTTCATTCCATTTGTTAAAAAGCATTTTACCTTCTTGCCATTTTTTATACTCATCCTCGGTACAAATAGCAAGAGTGTGAGTAGAAGAAGAATTCGTTTCAAATACATTTTTGCGAATTTGCTTCATTTAATTTACCTCTTTTAAAATTTTAGCTTTTACCAATTTATTCATTTGATTTTCATACTTCTTAATAATCATATCAAGAAAAGGAAAACTATGTCCGCTATCTTGAGCTCTGAAAAAAGCATAGTATGGTTGACCAAAATCATCATCAATGACTTCAAGATTATCAAAATCATTCCAAGATTTAAGGTCATCAAGGTCAATTGCTACATCAAAGCTAAATTCATACGAATTTTTTTCCTTTTCGGAGTTGAAAAGGCAAAAATGATGAGTCATCCAATGATGGTTAAACTTTTCAGGTTCTCTCCAAAAGCCCTCTTTAAATCCTGTATCAGTAAGGAGACTAATTTGTTCTGCTGTATTTAAAGAAAGAAAATAATCAGATAATTCATAACGCTTCATTTGGTGCTTAGTTTTCATTTGCTGATTCTGCATCTTTTTTCTCCTTTTCCAGTTGAGCTAAATATTGCTCACGCCATTCTGCTTCGGATTCTTCGTAGCTATCGTGAACAATTTTTTTCACATCAACCAATCCAGAATTTTTAATATTAGACCATACGCAATACTCATCGCCATCAACAACTACAATATATCTCTTATTAGTCAAAAATTCCTCAAGAGAAATATTATAATGCTTAAGCCATCCCTCAATTTGATAGTCATCAGTACCACCATAGTTAGGAATGGGGTCATCTGTTTCTATATAATCTTTAACTTCTGAATCCCAAACATAATCTTTGGTGTCAAATTCAAAGTCTACAAATCCACCCACATATTTCTTACAGATTTCTCTGCATTCATCTACAAGATGACCAGCAGAAGATGCAATAGCATATCTCAGCTTATCCTTAAAAGTTACAAGCATGTCAAATGGAGAGCGATAAAATTCAAGAGAAGATTCCCACAATCTTACAATACCATCAGTAGTCATATAAAAATTTTTGTTAATTTCTTCTCTGGTATAATGTTCATTATCAGTCGTAATTACGAGAGAATGACTTGAACTACTATTAGTTTCAAAAACATTTCGTCTAATCTGTTTCATATTATCTCCTTAAAATCCAGTCTGAGCACTTTTGAAATTCAAGGTATTACTGACACCTTCAACCTCTGCAACAATATCATCATATTCTTCGCCATCATAAGTGTACTTGCCGTTGCTTTTCTTATTGACACGAATATGTCCGTCAAAGTTTTTAATAATCGTAGCACAATGCTTAGGAAGATTAAGGTCAGGGTTATATGCAAGAATTTCACTCATAAGGAAAATACCAACCTGACCAGAATCAGCACAGAACTCTCCAAGCTTTTCTTTAGTCAAACTATTGTAAGTAGTGCAAGACCAATCACCATAAATAGTGTCGCAAACGATAAAAGTATTAAGACCAAGCTTTTCCATGGCTTCTCCGCAGCAGCACTTTCCCCAGTCATCTTCCTGTTCTTCTTCCCACTTTGTTACAGCTTCGTTGTAAGCTTTGTTTTCAGCTTCGTAAGTAGGAGAAACTGCAACTCTGCGAATGTTAGGATTCTTTGTTCTTTCTCCTCGAATCCATTTATCAAAAGCTTCTGTTGCTTCTGCTTCTCTTTCAGGAGTACGATGACTTTCAGGAAGCTCATGAGCACGAAGGGGTTTTTCCATATCAATCCAAGTAGCATCTTCATACATGTCAGGAGTAGGATAACCTTTGTGTCCATCCCCAATAATCTTGTATTTGGAATAATAATCTTCCATCTTAGGATAAGCATTATAATTCATCTTACGGTCTTCGCGGATAATATAACAAGGGTCAGTAATAAGAATATCACCAACAAAACGAACGAAACGATTGTACTGATTGCAAAGGTTCATAAAAACACCTCTCCTTATTTTTTCTACTAAAAGAATATCATAAGGAGAGGTAAATGTCAAGTGTTTATTAAATTGTTTTGTTAGTTTTTTGATTTAATTACTGAAGGGAAATCTCTTCAATAATTTCAAACTGGCTCAAATCATTAGCGTCAAACTTCTTGTCCTGCTCACAATACATAATACCTACAAGACCAAGAGCACCAAACTGATTAGGAAGAGGCATAATCTGATATACACGATAAATCTTTCCATCAATTGAGTTCTTCTTCTTACACTTAAACATACAACTATTGTTATTAGACATTTATAATACTCCTTAAAATTTCACTTTTATTCTATCTTGTTTTATTTTTGTGTTAGTGATTATCATTGTCGATAATCAAACTATAACACTTATTAAAAATATAATCTTCTAATGTAATTCCATCTCTCGCAAAAATATAATACATCCCATCAGAAACATAATAATCAAGACTTTGATGGTCTACATAACCATCTTCATCAGGACTAATTTCAATTCCTATAATGTGAATATCATGCTTAGAAAGAGCGTGCTTTACATCATCTTCAAACTTCTGGAAATCATCAGATTCCATAACTTCTTTAATAGCTTCTTCTTTATCTTCTCTACTGCTCCAATTAACATTATAACCTTGGAAACAAGTTATAGCAGTTAAAATATATTCAAGTTTAGCTATTGCGCTATTGTCATCTAAATCAGAATCCCAACTCCATCCAAAGGCTTCAAAATTTAATTTTAGATACTTACCGTAACCATTGTGGCCATAATCTTCTTCAATATAATTATCTAACTGAGTATAATCATAATTGTCTTTACCACTAATACTCAATGAATGAACACTTGAAGAATTAGTCTCAAAAACATTTTTCCTAATTTGTTTCATATTAATACCTTACCCGACGTAATTGGTCAAAAATTTCAATCCGCTTATCAAAACCTAAAGACCATAACACATCTTCCATTAAACTATCCATTGCTCTATGTCCCCAACCATTTAAAAGAGTTGCATCACCTTGACATAAATCTACAATCTCTTGCGCTCTTTCGGCAAATTCTTCTGGCGTAAAAGGAACAACTGTTTTACTTTCTAATACTTCCAATCATTAAAGTCTCCAATCTTGGCTAACTTTTAGCCAGCATCATAAATCCTCGAAGGGATTTTGCCATTATCCTTTTCAGGAACATAGCCATCATCTCTATTAAATTGTACATCAGGTTCAAACAGAGGTCGGAAATCTCCATCACCATCACTATAGAAACCAATTAAAGTAGAATGTCCAATTTTTCCACAGGCTTCCATATAACGTAACATAGAAAGAAAAGAATCAATCCATCTTTCTTCCATCGTACACTTAATATTAAAAGTTTTTTCCATTTCAAAAACTCCTTGAATATTTTTGTAAATAAAGTATACCACAAAAAAATAAAGTTGTCAAGAAGTTCTAAAAACTTTTTCTTGACAACTTTATATTAAATCAATTTAAGTTACAAATCATGCTTCTTATAATAATTTTTTAGAAGTCTATGAATAGTTTCATCCTTTCCACCTTTTAACAAATTATGGAATTCTTTTTTCTTGTATTCAGGCGTAAGATATTGGTCAATCCAAGAAAATTCAGGATGCTCTTTCTTATATTTGAGTCTATCATTCCAAATTTTCTGATGCCTCTTTTGACAAAAAGCATACCATTCAGAATGGCTAAGACCACTATAATTAACTACTGAAACAGAAAGTCGAGAGGTTTTATCCAAATATTGCATAAGTTCTGTTACAGTATTAAAAGTTTTCTTGAAAGAATACTCTTGAGAAACATTGCTTTTGTATTTTGCTTTATTATGACGAAGAAACTTAACTTCAAACATTTTCTTTCTCCCTAAACATATTCTCAAAATTGAATCCATGTTTTACATAAATTAAACCATCTTTTCCAATTACGAAATAATCCCCAAATTCAACAAATTCTTCATATTCATCATGAGAATCATCTTCCGGTCTATAAGCGACAAAAGCATATCTACCTTCATTATCAATGTTTTTTTCAAGCCAAGTCTTATTAAGCTTTTTAAAACTTTCAAGCGCCTTTTCAGAATATTTAACAATATTCTTAATTTCAGTGTTATGAGCTTTAAAGAATTCTACAACTTCTTCCCAATTGTCTTTTTCCCACTTCAAAGCTTCTACTTCATAAGGAATGATTTCGTAAATTTTAGTAGACATTGTATTTCCCTTTCTTTTTATCTGCTCTAAAATTTCCTACACGATAAACGCTAACACGAATGTTGCCTTATCCATTTACCTTCTTACGTCAAATAGAGAAGTTCCAAACCACCATCGGAAATTTTTTAAAGGATTGCTCCCACTACCTTTAAGCAAGTTTAGTTCGTCGTAGCAATCTGCGTTGGTGAGACGCCTTACAACCAAATCAATTAAATAATGCTTGCTACATCTTGTCTTAAGCCTTTTCTACTTCGCTAAAGCTTTAGCTTGGTTATATAATAGCACTTAACTTTTATTTTGTCAAGTACTTATTATATACTTTTCAAAAAATTTTTTAAAGTCTCTCATGTGTAATTGGGTCAAACCCCTCTTGTTCAGAAATATCTAAATATCTATTATATTTTTCCTTATCTAAAGGAGAGTATTCCATAAGATAATTGATACTCTTCTCCATTGTTTCGATTTTCTTTTCTATGTTTTCAATTTTCTCTTCGTTGGATTGAATACGCTTAATCTCCCATTTAACTCCAAAAGTATAACAATACCCAATATAAACAGAGAAGGCTATTACTAAAACAATATACGATAATATACTTGTCGTATGACAAGTGGTTAAATAATGTGCTCCAATAAAAAAGTAAAAAGCATTAAGAATTAATCCTAAAATACCATGCAACTTTTTATTGTTATTTTCCATCATCTGTATTACATCAGCCCCCTTCTCTTTAACCATTCATTGATAAATACCATTAAATTATTTTTTGCAGATGCTAAAGAATCATTCCAAGTCCATCTTGGGGGCGAAATAGAATTATAATATTTCTTATAAACCATTGCTTTAATTGACAAATGCAAACCTTTTTCTTCTTGGTCTATAGAAATTTCCTCGTTTGAAATTAAAGTAAATATAAGTCCTAAATGACTATATGTTATAATATCTTGGAGACTGTGAAGCAATTCTCCTTGCCATCTTTCCCACTGGGGCATATTTCTTTGTCTCCTTTCTTTTTACTTTGTTTTATTAATAATTTGTTTTATTAATAATTTAGTTAATTGGAGGAAACCAATAATATCCTAAAATATCATCATCCTCAGCTTTTATCTTGTTTTTATTATTGTTTATTTCTGTAAAATCAATTACCTTTACTTTTTTAAGATTATTTTTTTCTTCTTTTTCTTTTTCCTGTCTCTTTCTTGTAAGACCAATCACTTTTTTATAGTAATCAGAGTCCTGCAAAAGCTTTCGAGCAATAGATTGGTAAGTAGCCATATTGGTTTTATAAGTTTCTTCCAACTTTTGCATTTGCTCTAATAAACGTAAATAAGACAAATAATTCTTACAAGTGCAATAATAGGTATCTTTCTCTCCAGCAATCATTGGCTGAGAACAGAATTTGCACTTTGGAATTGGTCTATTTTCTAAAGAAGGAGAAGAATTTTCATCCTTCCCCCCTTTAATTACAGTAAGATTATTTCTATCCATCTTAATTACTTATTAGAAGTACCAAGTACTCCACGTTCTGCACGATTTTCAACACGAAGATTCATCCAGAGCAAACACTCTTCGAGATGAGTAAGTGCAATCGCATTCTCACGGCAAGCAAACTCACCAGACTGAAATCCCTGAAGACGGTCACGAACAATCTCAAGAAGGTCTGTGTCAAGAAGTCCATGGATTGAATTCATTTCCTTGCGAGGACCATTCTGGAAAGCAATAGAATATGGAGTCTCATTACCCTGACCATCAGTTACAATAACATTGTAAACATGGTTGGCATTTCCAATGCCCTTTTCATCCACTGCGTACACAGTATTAAGGTTGTTCCTCTTCTGAATCGTATTAAGCTTACGCATTTTATTTTACCTCTTTTATTGTTTTAATTTTTTATTGCTTTAATTTAATTTTGATGCTTTGAATCATTGTTTGCAATAAGCTTGCTCATCCATTCAACAGCATTTACTTCGTTAGTTTTCTTAAAAGCTACACATCCAAGTACTGCTTCATCAAAATCAAGAAAAGCAGCCGAAGAATCGTGAATGTGTCCTTCTTTATCTTTGTAACAAGGAATATAGCCCTTTACCTCTCCCTTGTCATACCAAGTAATAACGCACATGTCTTCTCCAATCATGGTGGCGCTGTAACTCCACTGGTATCTACTAGAACTCTTGAAAACATCTTCAAATTCCTTTTCAACCTTTGCGTTTTCAATAGCTCTTTGATAAGTACCATAAACATAATACTTACGAGCTTTAGGAGTTGTGGGAGAAATAAGCTCCGAGAAAAATTCCTCAACTTCTCCGTATGTAATTGCATTGTTAATTGCCATATCAACTCTCCTTTCTACTTGTTTAGATATTACCATAGATATCTTTTCTTGTCAAGCATTTATTAAAAAATTCTACAAAAAAATGTGTAAAAAAAGGAAGAAGCCATTCGACCTCTTCCTTTTTTTGGAGTGAATTTATGAAAATTTTAAATGAACTGCTTTTTTATTTTTAATTACTTACAACCAAAGCGCTTCTTAGAAATCGCTTCAATCGAAGGAATCTTTTCAGTGTTAATGCTCTTCTTAGCACAATAGTGTTCAATGGTTGCAACCAAAACTCGTGCATCAAGAAGCATTGCAAGAATCTTACGGTCAAATGCTCGATGATACTTTTCAAGAGCCTTGCCACGAGCAAACTCCTTACCAATGTCCTCAACGAACTTATCACCATCAGCATGGTTTACCTTAGCCTTACCACGATAGCTGTTTTCAAGAAGAGTATTCTCCCAAATACCCTCAAGAGAAATAGTCTTCATATCAGCCTTTTCACAAAGACGAGTAATAACATGCATTGCATCAAATGCAGTATCAGTTACCTCAGCCTTGACTACGCCACCACTCTCATAAACACCATAAGCAATGGAAGAGTTAGACGGTCGGGAAATGTCATTCTTGCAGTTGTCACACATAATTTTTTGTCTCCTTTAATTTCTTTGTTTTACTTTAGTTTTTTTGTTTACTTTGTTTTTTGTTTACTTTGTTTTTGTCTTTATATAAAAGAGGGAATTAAGATTTATTATTTAATTCCCTCATTATCTGGCAGAGGAAGCCTGATTCGAACAGGCACCTTACGAATTTAGAGTTCGATGCACTTCCGTTATGCTATTCCTCATGGCACTCCTAGAAAGACTTAAACTTTCGACCCAAGGATTAGAAATCCTTTGCTCTATTCAACTGAGCTATAGGAGCTAATAAAGCTAGACTCATTTTTCAAAACATATGTAATCCCACATCACAAGTCTCTAAGTAATCGCTGTAAGAGTCTACTTTATTTTTTATTTATAAATGGTGGGAATGGAGTGACTCGAACACTCAACTTCCCGATTTGGGGTTTTAGACAAGTCTTGCACTTGCATTGAAAGTTTTACTTTTAAACTACTAAAACATAAGTCGGGCCCTCTGACCAATTGAGATACATCCCCATATAAAATCCTAGACACAATAAAAAATCTAAAAAAGTATTTATTCCAATTAAATATATTTCCCAGTATTTTTATTTTAATTGCTGTTAGTGTCTACTTCTAGCTGTTTTATATTATCGCTAGCATTACTAATCTAAACCCTATCCATAATATTTTTTCCAAGCAAAAATTAAGTAGTTAAATTGCTGTAAGGGTTTACTTTTAAATCATCAATAACTTACCATCTTGTTTGTAGTACTCCAAACAATTCAATCTTGCACCGTGGGGGATTCGAACCCCTTCTTAAGTCCTCCGTCGAGTCACTCCAACCTTGGTACGGCACTTATAAACTAGACGCATAATACTAACAAAGGAGAATCATGAAAGCATCATAAACTAATTAGCAAGGAACAATACCCTAAATCTTTTTTTCTAGAATTTGATTTTATTATTGTTTGCTGTAAGCGTCTACGTTAATTGTTAAAAAATTTTTAATCTTTTTCAAATTCCCAATTATAACCCCGAGCTGTTTTCCTTAACCCGTTCGCACATTGAGAAATATGCTCTATTTTAGTTTCAACATAAGCTTGATTAATAGAAGAATAGCTTTTAATTAAATTACCATTTAAATCTAATTGCTTTACAGGTTTCTCAATTCGTTGTTGTTTTTCTTTTTTTGGTGCTTTATAAGCAGATGATTTACAGGATAAACCATAATTATTACACCATTTTCTAACTGCATTATCAGAAATACCAAATTGGTTAGCTATTTTTGAAAAATTACCATTTTCTTCTTTTAACATTTTTTCTAACTCTTCTTTGGTTGGTCTATCTTTTTGTTTTCTTCTATGCTTATTAGCACAATCAAAACAATATAGAGAATTATTGGTAATTTCTTTTCCACAACCCAAACAAAATCTTTTGTTATCTTTGTAAATTTTAAAATATTTTTTGTAAGATTTTGGTTTGTTGTTTTTTACCAAATCAAATTTTTTTAACTTCTTCTTTTTTAACTCTGTTTTATTTTTCCGCCCAAAAGTAGGAAGCTATCTATCGCAATTAGGACAAACCCACCTTAAATTATCAAGTCTGTTATCTCGGTTTTTACCATTAATGTGGTCTAATGTTAAAGTTAAAGGTTTTCCATTCCAAAACGGTTCCTATCCACATATAGAACATTTATACTCAATTATATTTAAAGCTAAAAAATGTTCTCGCACACAACTCTAACTAACATGAGAATCTTCTTTGAAAATTTCTTCATCAGATAATTTCTTTATGTATGTCTTTGGAAGAAAATTAACTTCTAAGTTTTTTTCTTTTATAATTCTCTTTAAATGCCGACGATTAGCGTTTGATGTAGAATTATATCCTAATTTTCTTAAAGCGTCAGAATAAGAAGAACTATTATTTAAAATTTGCTATAACTCTTCTTTTGTGTACTAATCAATTAAAATATCCATATTATCTCCTTTAATTGGCTGAGCATGAGGGATTCGAACCCCCACCATTAGGGTCAAAGCCTAATGAACTACCATTATTCTAATGCTCAATATTTTTGTACTTCGCCCCTGAATCCCGATTCTCCACAGAGGACATCCATCTCATTTCTGAGTCCGACAGGACATGGCTTATTTTATTTATCGTACTGTTACCACCACGAAGTACACAAAAAAGGAAATCTTGTCTGTCTACAAGAGAGAGACATTTGTTTTTCTGGAGTGGACGGGGGTAATCGAAACCCTATCTGCGGAACCGGAGGCCACCGTTTTAGCCATTAAACTACGTCCACATATCAAAGATTTACTTATTTCTTATCTCAACCACATCTTAAGTATACCACATACTCACCATCTTGTCAAGTACTTTTTAAAATTTCTTCTGATAAATTTTTAAAGTATTCTTCTAAGTATTCTTTCTTAAAAGTATATCCGTGCTTATAAAGATATTTCTTATAATCACTATAAATGAGTTTCACAATTTCTACTGAAACATCTTTGGGATAAAGAACTGGATTGTGTTCTTCAAGCTTAGAAGCCGCTTCATCAATTATCTTCTCTTCAGTCTCATTCAAATATTGAAAGAAAATGTCACTATAAATATCATTGTTTCCGTTTTTTATCGGCATATATACCTCATATAATTTTTATCATTAAGATGATGAAGAAGAACAATCTTTTGATACCAAAACAATTTAAAGCCAAGCAATTCGCAAATGGTATTAACATCTTTCATGGTATATTTGTCTTTCTTTAAAGCTTTAATCTGCTCAAAGATTTTCATATCCTCTTCTGAGATTAAAAATTCATCCATAATAAAAATCCTCTTTTATTTGAAAAAGAAATTCTAAAATGAAGTGGTTGGAATCGAACCAACGACCAGCAAAGATACCCCTACGCCGCTCTACCACTAAGCTACACTTCAATGGAGCTGGATGACGGAATCGAACCCCCGACCTATTGATTACAAATCAATCGCTCTACCGTCTGAGCTAATCCAGCAAATGAAGGACTAAACAATAGTCCTTATCCACGAGTACGTTTCCAATAATTTGCCATTTTATATTCAGGCTTATTAGTAACTTCCTCAATAAATACTTCAGGAAAAGGCCAAACATAACTGTTAGCTTCTTCCTCTGAATCAAATTCAACTTCAGCATAATAGAAAGCAGTATCAGTACCGCCATCTACAAGATTGAATTCAATTAAACAACCATTATTGTAAAGACCTCTATAATCTTTTACAATAGGATTATAACCAAGTTCATTAAAACAGTCAAACAAAGAATTATCTGTAAGATTTGTTTCAATTTCGGTACGAGTTAAAGTACCACCAGATTTAAAAGTAAGAGCATCTGGACGATAACCTTTGCCACTTTCAAACCAACGTCTTATACGAATTTCCTGTAAAATTTTTCCATCAGAATTATATTTGATATTAATATAGATAGTTTTAACAATTCCGACTTCATCAAAATCGACTTTAGGAAAACCAGAGATTAAAAACTTACGTTCGATTTCGATTGAATTATTATTGCTCATTTTTAATCTCCTTTTCTTTCATGGCGCAGGAGGTAGGATTCGAACCCACGGGAGTATTTAGCTCACACAAGATTTCAAGTCTAGGCGCTTATGACCACTTGCGCACTCCTGCATTTATGTTTCAGAGAACAGATAGATACCTTTTTCTCCTACATCCTTTTTAATATCAGTAAATTCTTTATTAGTAATTTGAGTCATCGGAGGGAACCCACTTTTAAAAGAAGAACAACCATCTTTTTCAATAGAAACCATTTGCTTCTTACAAACTGGGCAAGTATAATTCCAAGATAAAAAATTAGTTTCATTTTTAGCAATTTTTGTCTCTACTACTTGCATTATTCCCTTATTACAATGAGGACATCTATAAACAAACTTTTTATTACTTGCTGTCTAATAAATATAAGTCTTAAAATCAGTCATTAGAATTTACTTCCTTTTGTTTTTTTGGTTGCTGAAGCATGGGAGTCGAACCCACTATTACTTGGGTATGAGCCAAGTGTGATTTATATATCCGTTTCACTCGCCAGCAATGGTGCCTCAGGCCAGAATCGAACTGGCGACACGTGGATTTTCAGTCCACTGCTCTACCTACTGAGCTACCGAAGCATGTTTAATTCTCTCTTATCCCTACTCGGTAGCAAGTTCGTAATTTATCATGGGTAAATTCGTAACTTACTACCTTTCGGCATTGCAATGAGAGAATTCTCTATTTGTTTTCGTTCAATATCAGAAGAAAATTTCTAAACAACCGAGGTTTTTCTTGTTTTTACTGTGCTGAAAAACCCAATTAAACAGGTGCGTTCTTATTTTCTGCTGTAAAAGAACCCGACTAAAGCAACATCTCAATCCCATATTTCGCGTAATAAGGTGAAAGAAATTCTAAGTGGCGCTGTACCTAACAGCTTCCTGCAAGGGTTTCCCACGAGCGGGGCAGGACTCGAACCTACACTCTCCACTTTTGGCGGGTATGGAAGGATTTGAACCTTCGACTCCTTGATTAACAGTCAAGTGTTCTGACCAGACTGAACTACACACCCAAATATAATTTTAATTTTAAAGCTGATTCTGGGCTGAATTATACCCTTCCATTCATTTAATTTCCACATCCGTTTGGAAAACCCATCAGCAACCTTTGCAAAGGGTTGAGAGAACAGCGCTATCCTCTCGCGGTCTTGCCGACCTAAAATACTAGATACTTCCTTACATCTATTTAAAGATTAACAACAATTAAAAACAGATGTACACTTTTCCCGTTGACATTCAGGAAGCTTTTTTAATTTGGTCTCAGGAGCTTGATGTATAGCCTCAAGTCATGCTGCTACGTCTTATTTTTAGGATAAAAAAGAGATAACAAGAAAAACCATATGCATGTTTTTTAAAGAAACTGCCCTTAAAACTTCGGCTTATAGTAGCCTAAAACTGCTGTTTACCCGCAGACGAGGGCCAGTTAATTATCGTAAACTCGTGTTAATACGGTGCTTTTTTTAGCACAAGAGAGCAACTAACTCTTATGGTGGACCTGACAAGACTTGAACTTGCGACTTCCTGCGTGCAAAGCAGACACTCTCCCAACTGAGTTACAGGCCCATAATTGAGCTATTCTTTCAAATAGCAACAGAGTTTTTTACAAGAACTCTATAACTTGGCTTTTGTTGTTCATCCTCAGCACCACCTGTTAGGAGCAATAAGCAGTATGCTCGGCTTATTGTGTTTTAAGGTTACATGACCCATAACCTCAATACCTACCCCGATTTAGTTGCAGTAATCAGAGTTTTTGTTTGAATAGGTACGCAACTACCTATTCCCGTAAACACGGCACAGACTTCTCCGTATAGCTTTTCGCTGTAGGTTTTTGATGTTACATTCGCACCCTAACATCTCTCACCATATATCTGTGTTCTACCCATGTGCGGCTTATAGCCTTTTTCAGCTTGTGACAGCTTACTTTGCGTTCGAGAACCATTCACTTGTTCTCTACTCCAAGACTTCGGACGGGCGTTGGGGGATGATGTTTTGTTAGTCTATCATCAAGACTATGGTGCAGGATAAGAGACTTGAACTCTTACTCCATTAGGAAACGGGACTTGAATCCGTCGCGTCTGCCAATTCCGCCAATCCTGCATAATTAATAATTAATAATTAATACTAGACACGTTTTTTTGATTTCCAGCAACCACGCATCTTCAAAAGAAGATTAAGGAGTCGAACCTTATCGTTAATTTTCCATATTAAAGCATCAAGTAATTTTGCTGTACGTGTCTACTTGAAAGGAATTTATATTTGCCTATTAGAAAAATAGGAGCGTCAATTTATTAATTTATTGACTAGACTCATTTTACAAAATCTGTTGCTCTACCAATTGAGCTAACTCCCGATGGTCGGGAGTGAAGGATTCGAACCTCCAACAAACAGGCCCATAGCATTTGTGATTGTAAAGTTGCTGTTAGAGTCTACTTGAAAGGAATGCTTTTATGAACAATAAAAATGAACAATTAACTTACAAATAAATTTGTATCTTTATCATAAAAACAATATGTGGTAGCTATGACCCAGTTTCATGGTCAATTACGAAGAGCAGTTAAAAGTTGTTACCTTTTACCTAAAATCTCTCTTCAACTTCTTACGAAGGACTAAGCCGTATCATTTGGTTTTCCCAACTCATTTCGACTTGCGGATTTGTTACCTACCGCTGTACTACCTGTTAACCTTTCTTTATTAACCCCGACCCGTCTAATCAACTTTCGTTGATGCAACTGCCGTTAGCCATATTGTTTTCTTGATTGCAATTTGAATATATCACAGAAAAAAATATTTGTCAAGAGTTTATTAAAATCTTTTAAGACATTCTTTCAATGAGTTTTAAAACAAAAATTTTATTGGTGGGTGAGGAAGGTGCCGACCCTTCTACTCCGTTAGGAAAGAGTTTTACAGACTCCCGTGTTTGCCGATTCACTACTCACCCATTTAATTATTTCCCTTTTTTAGAAAGGGGCTAGACGCTTTTTGTGTATTCTTATTTAACAGATAAGTACAATTAAAATTGCTGTAAGCGTCTACTATTGAAGTCATTACAAAATAAGCATTTCTGCTATTGGTGCTCATGGAGGGACTCGAACCCTCGACAGACGGCTTAAAAGGCCGCTACTCTACCAACTGAGTTACATGGGCATAAATACTAGAGACATTGTTGGTATGGGCTCCTGCCTTAAACCACTTGGCTACATACTTCAACTGAAGACGTTCGGATTCGAACCGAAGAATGGGAGCTTGGCTTTTTAACATACTTTCAAAATTGCTGTTAGTCTCTACTTTATAAATATCATCTTACAGAAAGGAAATTATTCATCTCAGATAGAGAGAAAGGAGAAACAACTTTTCGTCAAACAATTATTTCTTAACCCTTCGATAGATTTAAGTTCCCCTCATTTAAATCCGATAAAACTTACTCACACTATCATAAGAACGGATTTCTGATTTGAATAATGGTGATGGCGAACGGATTTGAACCGATGCTACGGACGTGAAAGGCCCGTGTCTTTACCACTTGACTACGCCACCATATTAATTAACCTAGACTCTTTTGCGTATTATTCACCACAGAGCGCCCTCTGACGAGAATCGAACTCGCTAATGATTGTTTTGCAGACAATTGTGTTAACCTTTTTAGGAATTTGCTGTAAGAGTCTACTTTATTATTCAGGAGGTTTTATTTATGCACTTATTATAGCATATCATCTTTAAGATGTCAACCACTTATTAAAATTTTCTTTTTGCTTTTTTATCTTTTTTAAGAAGTTTTTATTTTTCTCTTCTCTTAAGATGTATTTATCTTACCACACTTTTAAATCTTTGTCAAGTCTTTATTAGAATTTTTTCAGAACTTCTTCTTGCGTACATCGAAACCTGATTAGCAAAGTAACTATGATTAGGACTTGTAACAAATTCATCTTCTTTTTCTTCAGGAGGAGAAACAAAATCTCTAATAAGGTCTACCAAGTCTGTCATAGAATCGGCTTCAAGAGTAAAGATTAAACCATCATAAGGAATACATCTATAAACCCATTTACCTGATGTACTACTTTGGTAACACTCGGCATTATCCCAAACTTGAGTGGCATCTAAAATGCGAACTTCCCAAGGATATTCAATAATTTCAGAATCTATCTTATACCAATAATTAAATTCTTTATCTCTTAGAATATCATCAACTCGGAATTTGCCAATTTCACCCGTCCAAATAGAATAATGACCTACAATTTTAAACGAAGAAGTATCCATTACTCCATAACCTCATCATAAGTCAATTTCATGATATCAGGTTTAACAGGATAGAACTCACCTTTAATTCCCTTAACGATATAATCGCCAATAGAAGCATAATGGTCTCCCTCAAGAGTATTAATGATAAGATTAGTTACAGTACCATTAATAGTATGCTGAGTAGTAACACAGCAATGAGCACCAACGAACTCCATAATTTCAGTTTCATTAGCACCATCCCAAATAATAGCTTCAATGGTAACTGGCTTCTTAATATATTTCTTAATCATGTTTCTTCACCTTATCCCACTTATATTTGTGTTTAAGCTGATGAAACTTTAACCAAATCCAAAAAGAAAGAGAAGCATCAATTCCATCAACTTGATTCATAACACGATAGTTATTAGAATCCTTTTCAGGATGACCATAAACTACTTGGGCATCATAACACTGAATAAGATGTTTACCATTTGCTTTAGCTATAATACAAAGCTCACTTGTATAATTAAACTTATTATCTTTTCTTTCATAATAAGCACCATATTCATTTTGACGTACTAATTTATACCCACGTTTAGCAAACTGCTTATCAATGTAATCCATAAAAACACCCTTTTATTTTTATTTTTATTAAAGGTACACAAAACAAGAACTAATGACTACTGACAGACCAGCTTTTCACTTATCTGCCCTCGGTTCGATTAGGGAGAGGTCTATAGAAATATTTCAACAAACTTGCACCCAATTATCTTGGTCATTTTCATCATCAGTCTTGTTTATTGTATAAGGGCTTAACGCACCCAATTGAGTAAACAGCGGTCTTTCTATTGTTACCAGTCCATCAGACTTGGAGGGCGGTTTAGCGTCGAATACATTATAACCAGCGTAACTGTATTCCAAGATAGATTTCGTATCGTATCTTACGGATTTCTTGTTTTTTGAAAAGACATCAAGAAATATCTAACCATTCTGTCTTTTGGAGCGGCATCGAAGAATCGAACTCCAAACATAACAAAAGTATTGTCCATGGCTACTTTTATTATTACACCAGTTGCCGCATATTTGCTGTCTCTCCAAGCTGTCACCGCTAATATGGTTGTAGGTTCTGGACGGTCTGAACTTAGTTGCGCCATACACACATCTTAACCTTGAGAGATAGTCCATCGGTTAAGCGAAGCTCTATCTTGATAAATTTGCAAGATACTATCATGCTTTCTGGTCCGAGGTGCTTTTATCGGGGTCACTATAGCGCATTTATCCTTTTACACAACTTTCAATGTAGCAACTCATTTACTAATTATTTATCAATTAACCCGAACCTCGGTGGACCCCATAATTGGATTCGAACCAACTTCCTCTCCCGATATGTCTGTTATCGCTAAGGAGCTACCTTAGTGTTTACTCAACATCAGTTAACAAGAATGCACCATTACACTAATGGGGATATAAAAGAACTTTTCTTGACCATAGGCGTTCTTAAACCTACTCCCATGCCTATATATTTAACATTGCTTGCATTATGTTAAATATCTCATCCTTGAGGTCAACTGGGGAATCATACAACCGTTCGGTTTATTTTTAATTTGAGTAAACCTTCCTCAAATACTCCTTCTTCCGCTTTTTTACAGGGATACGGAATCCACGAGTTTTGGTGTTATATTAATTAGAAATATAATTATTCTGTTTCAATTATTTTCCAAATATAACCATAAGCAGTTTTTCTTTTTTGGTTTATACAACGACTAATACTAGTAGAAGTTTTTTGTTTCCCTAAAGAAACAGAAGCTTCTTGACAAGAATTAAAAATTTGGATTAGCTCTCCTTCTAAAGAATATTGCCCTATTTTATATTTTTTAATTTCATAATAAGGCAAATTCTTTTTAATCTTATCCAAAATTTCCTCTGCTCCGTAATCATACAAATAAAAATTATTTTGTAAAATTCCCTCTTCTTTTTTGAAAGAAAGTTTTTTACTTGATTTACCACAAATTTCTACAGGTATTAAATAACATTTATCCTAATAAAAAGTACAGAAAAAATCTATATCTTCTTTAGTATAAAAACCATAAGCTACCCGTGATTTTAGTAAATAAATACTTTTACAAGAAAAAGTTAATCCAGTTTTTTCTATTATACAAGTTTTTACTTGAATTCGAAGCAATTTAGAATTTACATCTAAAATAAAATCATACTTACAATCTTCTCCCAAAGGAACAGAAACATTATACCCTAACTAAGTAAAATATAACTAACACTACAATTCTGTTGTTAATCCTTTTAATTTTGTATTTGTCATTTTTTTCTCCCAATTATTGGCGCAGATAACAGGACTCGAACCTGTATTACCTTTCGGTAAGCGGCTGTAGCAGAGCCGTGAGATAGCCAATTACTCCATATCTGCATAATGAGCAATCTTGACACTTTTTTCTAGCCATCCACGGTTAACTATTCCTTGCTCAAGGGATTTGTTAATAAGGAGTCGAACCTTACACGACGTTATTCCAAAAACATAAAATAAATTTGCTGTGAGTGTCAACTTTTGTTTAAATTTAAGTCTGATGGTGGGAATAACAGGACTCGAACCTGTAAGCCTCCGCCGTGTAAAGGCGGCATTCTAACCAGTTGAACTATACTCCCATATAGCATTGGTTTTTTCCATTCCGAAGAGGACTTTCGTATTTTACCAACAAACCTCACGTTACTTAACTTATTTATAGACGCTAAATAATCACGTCTCAACAACACATTTATTAAGATAAGAAAGGAAAATTATCTTAGCCTACTGCTTCTTCAGTTACAGTATCTTCATCAGGGATAACATTACCAGTGTTATCAATCTTGTCATTCGAAGGAACAGGATTGGTATTCTGAAGCTGACTCTCCTTCAACTTTTCATCATGAAGCTCACGATTCACCTCATAAACAGCGGCTTCAATAGCCTTACGAACTTCATCTGCATCAAGAGTGATACCAAGAGATTCCATCTGCTGATTAAAATACTTTGTTGCTTCCTGTAAACGCTTTTCAATTTCCCGAGGGAACATCTGTTCAGCAGCCTTAACTGCAATTAAAGCATACTTACGAATAAGTTCTGCTTGAGTAAGAGCATGATTAACATCGTCCAACTTACCCTTCTTCTTGAGATAAGGGATAAGGACAACTGTAAAAATCAAAGAGCACAAACCAATTACAGCAACTACGATAGGGGTAATATCAGTCATTTTTCGTACTTCCTTTTTACATTTTGAATTATAACATCTAACAAACGCTTTGTCAAGTGTTTATTAAATAAAATTTGATGGAGCAAGATACGAGATTCGAACTCGCCCTTACGGTTTTGGACCTTTAAATAAGATTTGAACTTACATCAATATTTTCATATTGGTTTTACATTAAACTATTAAAGGGGAAGACCGTCGTGCTAACCGCTAACACTAATCCTGCATATATGATACCACTCACGCATGAATGGTATCAAGCTCTACATTTCGCAAAGACTACATTAATATTTAATCCTCAAGAACTTCCCAACTCTCGTAAGTAATATGATTTTCTCTTAAATAAGAATCAAGAATTTCTTCTTCAGATTGATTTCTGAGTTTTTCAATCTTTCGCTCTAAGTCTTTGATATAAAAACTTTTTCTTTCAATTTCTTTTGTATATTTGCGCAACTTTGCTTTTACATCTTTAAGTAAAACATAAAGACGCTTTTGTTGGTCATCAGAAAAAGTTGCTAATGAATCTAAAGATTCAATTAAGTCATTCTTTCTCTGACAATATTCTTTATGCTGTTCAATATAAGGCTGTCGTTCTTTTCTAGCAATTTCCACTTTATTTGTAAGATATTTAATATCTTCAGAAAGTTTAACAGTCGCTTCAAGATAATAACTCTGTTTATCTTTAAGCATAGCCTCTTCTGTCATTACAGCATCAAGAGAATAATCTTCATAACAATAATCTATATATTTAAGCCAAACTTTCATAATTACTTTTTCACCGAAGTCACACCATTAAAATCGTACAAACGCACAATATGGCTTAGTCCTAAAGTATCAGAAATATCTGCGCTGATAATAGACCAATCTCCACCAGCAAGACCACATCCAATCATATAAGGCATAGCAATCTCTTCTCCAATAGGAATCATTTCACGAATCTTAAGAAGACATTCATGAAAATATTCATAGTTAGTGTTTACGTTTGGTCCGCCAATACCAATCTGAGAAAACATATTAAGAAAAACTTTATCCTTATTTTCTTCAATTCGAAGAACTTTACCATAAAGCTCTTCAGGAGTATGATAACTACAAAACTTATTATACTCCAAATAAACATGAGGATAATTCTTCTTAATTTGAAAAGCAACACCAGCACCCATTACACCAAAGGTATTAACCTGATGACAAATATACTTTGCCGAAGTCTTAAGGACATCGCCTTGAATAATAGACACTGACATAACCTTCTCCTTTATTCTTTATCTGTTTCTTGCGAATTTTCCTGTAGCTTCTTATAATACTGATGATACAAATCAAAATGTTTTACAAGAAAATCTTTATATGCTTTAGCAACATAGTTGGCAGAACTTACAGGAAAATCAATCCCCAAATCTTCTGCAATAATATCTACAGCTTTTTTCAAAGGTTCAGGAGGTGTATTAGTCAACTTAAACTTTTTAGTTTCGGAATCATTATCACACCAAGCCTTACCATTTACAACTGTTAGGAATCTAATTGAAGGATTCTTAGAAAGTTCCAAATTGTGTTCCTCACTTCTCTTATAGGGTAACACAGATATTCAAATCTGTCAAGTATTTAATAAAAGAAATTTTTTATTTTCTTTACTTTTCATTATCGTCAAATTTGCCAGAATAAATAGCTTTTCTACTGACAAACTTAGCAGCAGAAAAAATAAATACAAACAAGGGAAAGAAAAATACACCCAAAGATTCTGTTGGGTAAGCAAAATCCCAGTAATCTTCATCTTCTTCTGCGACACACTTCATTACACGAGCAAAGAAAATCCACAGAATATGATTAAGAATTAAAACAATTGTAATAATCAACCACTTAGGCATATATTTTCCTTTCTGGCACGCCTACCGAGACTCGAACTCAGAACTAATCTTTAGGAGAGATTTGTTTTATCCAGTTAGACTATAGACGCATACCTTATTTTTTCTTTTTAGGGACAGCTTCAGCTACAAAAAGAACGGGTTCATCATTTTCTCCAAAAGTAGCTAAGGCTTCCATTTCAGCTTTTACATTAAAAGAATCAGTTTTTAAATATTTTCCACAAAGCTCCCCTCGAAAACCATAAAAATTTTCATAATTATGACTTATATTGTTTTCGACATTAATCCCTAATGTTGCTACTGTAATAAATACATCATACTCTTTTTTAGAATTTTCTACAAAGCCAGTATACCCATTACATTTATATCTTACATAAATAGGGAAACCATTTTCTGTTTTTGTATCAACAAAACTCAAATCATAAAATTTTGTGTGACAATATGGACATTCATAATTAGAGTTAGTTGAATACCTTTGATGACAATGAGGACAAGTAACCTAATTACGATATCTAAAACTCTTCTTAGACATAATTTACCTCACACTGTAAAACAAGACACAGGAATCTTTGTAGGATTCTTTTCTTCTACAATATAAAAAGAAACATTTGAAAGCTTAATATTATTCCACTCTTCCTTAGTTTTAGAAGAATACTTGGGCCAAAAAAGTCCCTCAAATGTTACAAAATTATTTTCAGGGTCAACATAAAGAGTTCTTACAAGCCCAACAACTCTTTCATAGACAACATCTTTCTCACAAGTCATTTCTTCGCAAATAGGAGTCCTAAAGCAATCTTTAAGACCTTCCCACATTGCGTCTGTAAGCCAATCTCCTAACTCATCTCTCTTTAGAGTAAATTCTTGAGTAAGGAACTTTTCATCAGGAGAATAATTTTCAACCATTATTAAGTTCCTCAAAAGGAGTAGTATCCTTAGTGGGAGTGCCAAAGGTATTTAGAACAGGAGTAAGATTACCTTCAACATCCGAACAATAATAAAGCCAGCCATTCATATCAGAAACAATATGATAAACACGATTCTGTTCATTCTTTACCATATAACCAGTATCAGTAAAACCAACAGGAACGTTATCTACATCAGCCCCAATACTATTCTTGCTATTATTACAACCAGACAATGCCAAAATTGCAATAAAAATCACAACAATAAGAAAACTAGCAACAAACTTATTCCAACTCTTCTGCATAATTAATTCCTCACTTTTAAACAGATTTTTATTCTTTGGTCTGAGTGGCGAGGCTCAAACTCACGACCTCCGCATCCCAAATGCGGCGCTCTTTCAACTGAGCTACACCCAGAAATGTGTGTGGCTGATTATAAATCAGTTAACAGTACGGGTACTGCTATTTTCTAACTTCCTCAGCCTAAAGTTTGTTCCGCAAAAGCGAATGGTACGGGTAGAGGGACTCGAACCCTCACGTCTGCAAGACATTTGAACTTAAATCAAGTGTGTCTACCAATTCCACCACACCCGCATATTTTTTATTGTTTGTCTTTTCCCTTTCGACATGATAATCATAACATACAATCATTAAGTTGTCAAGGCTTTAATAAAACTTTCTTTTTATTTTTTCTTGAAATTCTTATTTAGATGTGTACCCAAAACCGTTAAAATGGTACACTCGCTACCTTTTAATTTTATAGTTGGGAAGGTGTCTTTTGGCAACATATTACGCACCTTGAGTAAGCAAGGCTGCTGAACCACATTTCTCTATGAGTTATCTTACTTTTCTCATAGCTACCGATTAACCAACTGTATATTTATATTACCACACAAACACTATTTTGTCAATAGTTTAATACTAAAATTCTGACTTTTTCAATGTAGGAGTAATATCTAAATTAGAATTTGCACTTGTACGAGTATAAGTAGAACCAGCCCAATCTGACCCCCATATGTCAGCCTTGGTAGTAACATACTTCTTATATTTGCAAGAAAGTTTTACAGAAAGGCACTCAGGATAATCTTTAATACTTTTTTTGAGCTCATTAAAAGATTCTTCTGCTCTGGCCACATCATCTGTATACTTACAAATTGCCTCGTTTTCACATCCTGAACAAACACATGGAATATATTCTCGACCTGTGTTAAGTGTCATCATTGTTTTTCTCTCCTTCCTTGTAATATTCATTTAAAATAAGATTATAACATAAAGTATTTGGATGATAATACGGATTATCATAAATCTGGCTATCATCCCCAGTAAAACATTTCATAATACCAGCACAAACTCCAGAGGAACGACTAATACCAGCATTACAATGAATAATAATTACATCAACCTTATCATACCATTTATTGACAAAATCAATAATTTTCTTAGCATCATTTTTTGTCATTAATTGATAAATACGAGACTCGTAGACAAAACCATCAGAATTTGTAAAATTTTCTACAATTGAACCTTCGTCTTTTTTCCAGTATTGCATACCCTTATAAGGCTGAATATCATCAAAGAAAAGAGATAATTGAGCCTTAATATTATTAAATTTATTAGGAAGTTGACGTACTCCCATCTCGACAGAATCATTAATGCTGATTACAACAGACGATTCTTCATGAGAACCATAACTATATTTAACGCAATCTCTACGACTCATAACTTTAAACTGCATCGGAAAAATCTCCTTTCTTATTTATATAATTTAATCTAAACTTGTTCTACACCTATATCGACATTCTCTGACAAACCAATCCTGTAATTCTTTTACAGTGGTTGGCTTCTTAGGAGAAATTAATTCATACTCTCCTTTATCATTTAAAGACATACCTGTATAACAATATTCTCTAACATAACATTCTGCCGCAGAAACCATGTCTTCTGGGTCTTTTACATAATGGTCTGCTATAAAACCTATTGCAAATTTTCCTGCCATTGTATAAGTTTTGACATGTCTTGATAAACAAAGATATTGACCTTTTTCAATGGGCTTATTATTATACTTAAACTCTCCTAAAGCACAGCCCTAATCCCATAATTCCATATAATAATCTGTATCTGTAGGATAAATTTTAGTGCCTTTTACATTTAAACCACTAAAATCAATTAATTGTTTTGCTCTTGCAATATTTTTAAACAGACTCATTGGTAAATACCTTCTGACTAATAAAGTCTTTACCTTCTTCACTTGTTAAAATTGGCATTTCATAATCAAGAATCCATTTATAACGAATAGTCTCTTGACCATCTTTACCAATAACAGTAGTAGGAATACGATAAGCACAAGTACCACGTTTCTCTACTGTCGTATAATCGTTCCAGTTTACACCCTTTTCAGTAAACATCTTATCCTGTAATTTGGTAGTATTAATACCATGAAGTTCTTTTTGAGAATACAAAGATTGAGCAACTGCCTGAATAGAATTTCGAGTACAATCCTGCTGTCTCCAAACAAAATAATTATGCACTTCAAAGGCAGGGACAACAAATACTCTACTATCAAAGGTGGGCATTTCTTTTCCCTTACGAACCATTTTCCAATCGTAAGAATCTTGATTCATATTAAAGATATCCAAGGTTGTATCAATAATAGTATTCTCGGCAAAATAATTATTAAACCAAAGAGTACAAAGAGCCGCAGATGTACTAACAATTTTTTGAATATTATTGTCAAACCATGGCTGAGAATTTCTTTCGCTCTGAATCATGACAAGAGAAATTTCATCTGACTCAACATAACCAAACTTAACATTTGGAATAATTTCACAGAGCTTAAGCATAGTCTGTTGCATAGTTTTAACAAAAATTGGGTCAAAAGGTTTCTTCATGCCACGGCAGAAATTGTGAAAATGAGCACCGTCTTCTCTTATGATAACAGGAAGATTCTCAGGAAGATAATTACGATATTTGTTTTCATAAGCCCCCTTCATCCTGTCACCTAATGTCTTATATTCCATATTTATTCCTCAATTTTTCAAAATCCTAAAAATACTAATATTGTTCTAAAGTAATATTTAAATCTTTTAAAATCAATTCCACTGATAACCGAGAATTAATTTTTTCTTTAATTAATGTTTTCAAATGAGCGCCTTTGTTGCCTTTAGGAGAATATAATCCTTTTTGCTTTAAAAAATAACGTATTGTATCTACATTATATTTCTAAATGATTTTAGAAATCTAAAAAGAAGATAAATTTTGATTGGCTAAATAAAGAATATTTTTCTATTCTTTTTCTGAAAAATTATATTTATTATTTACAAAAGGAACAAAATCCCATTTATAAGAAAAATGTGGTAAAGTACATTCACCAATATACTCTAAAAATTTTTGAGACCGTTCAACTGAAAAACAAGTCCTAAAATGAGTTTCTTTCCCATTTTTAATTAATCTTGGTGAAAAATCGTTTAATTTAGGCAAAACGATTTCTTCCAGATTACTTTTAGGAAAACAATCTGTCGCTAAAAAAATACGTCTTTTATCTAAACATCCGTCACCTATATACCACCAATAACATATCAAGGGAGTAAAATTTATTTTTGGTATGATTTTCTTTTTATCGGGATACCAATTATAATATTCTTCGGTTAAAACAGGAGATGATAAAGTTCTATAAGTATAACGACTATAAACCTTATTGGTTCTTTTGTCAAAATACTAACAAAAAGATACCTTACCGAAAAAATCTTTGGTAAAATAAGAAGCAACTTTTTCTACCGTTTCTTTATCAATACAAGTATAAGAAAAAGTAGCATTTTTAGCGCTTTTGTGAATATTTAAATTTCCATCCCCCAAAAGGCATCCATATAAAACTTCTTTCTATTCATTAGAAAGTTCCATTTTCTTTTTCCTTCCTCATTCTCGTAAGGTCTTCAATATATACTGGATAACCATCATCATCAAAATATGCAAGCTTCTTGTAACTCTTTACTCTTTTTTCGTTCTTTTCTTGATAATCAGCATCAATTGTAATATCGGTCTTGTTATTTTTAGGACAAAAAATTAATGCTACAGGAAGATTTTCCATTTCTACCTGAATATTTTCTACCTTATTCTCATCGACTGTTTCTGCAAAATAAAAAGTACAAGGAATAAGTTCAATATATTCAATCTTGTAGTCTTCATCTAACTGTTTACGATAAGCAAAACTTACATTTGCTTCATGGCATTTCTCAATAATTTCTTTTAATTGCTTGTTTGTAAAACAATAATCTCTATATCCCTTTTTAAGAGAACCCACAACAGAGTCTACAAGAGAAGGAAAATCAGAAGGAATACCAAAAGTTACACTAGAAACAGTCTGCATTTCACCAATCATTTTATTTATCCTCTATTATATAAATCTTCATCAGGATTGTATCTAAATCCTTGTTGATATTTTTCTTCTGCGTCTTGACGTGCTTTTACAGCTTCTTCAAAAGTATCAAAACGTTTGTTTAATTTAGTTTCTTTATTTACAACTAAAGAAGCTTTCCATTTATTTCGTATTTTATCGTAACTTACGCCTTTAACACCAGAAGTATTATTGGTATAAATTTTACAATGACCAATATTTTGATAATGTTCTAAAGGTCTTAGGTTTTCTTTTCTGCAATCATAAGGAACATGGTTTTTATGGTCTACATCTATTTTAGAATCAGTAATATCTAAAACAAATCTTTTTAAATGTAAATAATGAGGCTGATTATTTTTATAAACAGTTGCAACAGGATATTTTTCTTTATTATATACCCAAACATATTCTTTTATTTTATCATAATCTTCCAAATCAAAATAAAAAGGTTCATTTTTAGAAGTATATCCTATCCCGTATTCTCCACTTAAATCATATTTGTTTAATTTTCTTCTTTTCTTTCCACTCTCAATAGTAGCCTCTTTTTGTAAACAACCACAAGACCTTGTGTTACCAGAAGTCAAACTATTTGTTAAAACATCAAATTCTGTTTTATTTTCGCACTAACATTGCACATGCCACAAATTAGCTCGTTTCCGATTAGGTCCATGATACTAGTAATCACACTTGTACAAAACCTTCAAACGACCAAAAACGTCTCCAATTTTTACAGGCTCTTTCATTTATCTAATCTCCACTAAATATCGAATAGTTACTTGGTCAGGACGATAGAAAATAATTTCTGGATTGCGAAGCATTCCCTTTTCAGGAGAAGCGTAAACACAATGGCAAGGAGGATTCTTTTTCTGAAGCACATCAAAATTAAAATGATAACACTCGGAAGTATGTTCATAAACAGTATAAGGATTTCCATAAGCCACTTCAAAAACAGCCATGAATCCAGTATTATTACTTCCTCTTGCCCAGTAAGAACCACTTACACTTGTATAACCAATACTCTTTCGAGCTAAAGTGCTAAAATACAATCCATCGCTAAACATCGAACCTGTATAGATAGCATTTGCGGGACGAATCTTCAAACCCATTTTAAGGATATTAAAGAAATTTTGAGACCTGCTACCATGCCACATAAGTTTAGTGTTTGTAATATTATAATCTTTAATAAAAGAATTAAATGCTTTATTAGTCTCTAAATTATTAACACTCCATGCTTTTACGAATCTATCAGAATCTCGCCCAAGCATATTTTTAATTCTGGCAACTTCATCCTGAGTAGCTTCTTCCATGGTAATACCCATCTTCTGCAAAATGCTTTCAGAAGCCTTAATCTCAGAATCAGTGTCAGCAATTTTTGCCTTGGGTTTATAAACTTGACCAGCCATAGTATCAAGCAAGCTCTGTTCCTCAGAAAGCTTTTTATCATATTCTGAAGAATCAGAAACAAGACAATCAGAAACACGCTTCATCTTACGAGGAACAATAATAAACAACTCATTTAAATTCTTATTAAATTCCTTAACAGACCAGTTTTTATAATTCGCTGCAATATAGTCAATCTTTTCCTGAGCAGCATCAATCATAGCCTGAGTAACAGCTTCGGCACGAACAGAATAAGCAGATTGAATAGTCTTATTAGCATAATCCCAAAGACGTTTAACAATCTCTCGAACAGACAAATTTTGAACCAAACCAAATTCATCTACCCCGTTAGACTTGTCTTCAACTTTAGAATCAGCAATAACTTCCTGCATCAAATCAGAACGGTCAACATACCCCTTCTTCAATTTAGAAGAAAGAGTAGAATTCCATTTGGACATAGGATAAGTTTTAGTCTGAGGAGCAGCACCAACACGACCATATTCAGCCGTAAAAGTATCATCTCCATTTGGACTAATTTTGTAATATTTATTATGTCCAAGGTCTCCAAAATTAGGGTCTACAAAGATTAAATATTTGGGAGTATAATCCATAATTCCATCTCCTATAAGTAAATCTCTATGATTAGATTACCATAGAGATTTACTTTTGTCAAGGGTTTATTCAGTTATTTTTTACTAATCTAATCAGTTAAATTACTGGTAGCAGAAAGTAAGGTGAATCTTATAATTCTTGCTTACCCCGTCAAACTTCTTAGCATCTTCAATCGTTTCAGTAAAAACACGAAGAATCATTTCACGAACATCTTCCCAATCAAGCTTACCCTTGCCACACCCAATAAAAGGCATAGCAAGATAAGAAATCTCTTCATTAATACAATACTGAGCGAGGTCTTCAATACAATTCTCAAGATTAACCATAGTAATTGGTTCATACTTCTTGTTAGCAATCATAAGCAAAAACAGATTCCGAATCCAAATAGTTTCACCAGCACCACGCTCATCAAACTTATCAGAAATCTTATCAACAATATGATAATAATTGTCCAGTCTACGAGCAGTATCGCTACCCAAAGAGAGGTCAGCGGGGATACCATAACAGATATTGTAATAAGGAGGAAGGTCGAACATATCCTTATTTACTTCTTCGTACTCAACAGGATTTTCATAACTGTTATCATCGACTTCATCATCTTCATCGGCAAATTCAAGCTTACCATCACGCACCACAAGAGGACAACCACAATCAGGACAATGCATTACCTTGAGCTTCAAAACAGAAACATAACCAGAAGTAGAAACAATCTTACCATCTTCATCAGTAGAAGCAACTGCGGTAGTAAAATAATCCTTATCCTGAGTAGAAGTTACCTTTGGTTCATCAAACTTGTAATTGCGACTAAAAATATTAGCCATTTTAAATACTCCTTTTATAATTAATTAATTTTTTCACTAAGTATTCTATCTAATTCTTTTGGACACGCATCAGTCCAATTTGTAATTTGATGACCGTCATAAGAACAAATAAAAATCTTTTTCTTCTTTCTGACTTTCAATCCTTCCTCATTATATTCCCAATCAACTGTTCCATCCATATATGGAAAATAAGGACAATTAGGAGTACAACCTTTACATTCAATCTTAGCCATCAAATTATCCTTTCTTAAAAACAACCCATAGTTTCTCGTACAATAGCTTTCTTAAAATCCTCTTCCCTTTTCTTTAAGACATCGTTATCTGGAAGAAGATAGTTATCTGAAAGAAGATAGCCAGTATTTCTAGTAGTTATTGTCTTAGAAGGTTCTTTAACAAGATACAAACCCTCTTTTGCACGAGTAGTTGCAATATAACTTAAATTCTTTTCTTGAATATTTTGTTCTTTACTGTTTCTAAAATCGTAATTAATTTTAGCTTCATTTAAAACAAAAACATTCGTAGCTTCAAGACCTTTAGCTTTATGGATACTACAAAGTCTAACACAATTAGGAGAAGGAGTTGTATTTAACAGTTTATCAATAAAATTAGAGAATTTAGAAACACTATCAGAAGAGGCATGATTTTCAAGATAGCCCTCCAAAATCTCCAATAAAAAGCTCGTGTTATCTATCTTAGAATTTGTCTCCGCTACGGCTTCCAAACGCTCCTCCTCGTGTCCCCCCTCACGGACATTTTTTGAAACGATTTCAAAGAGTTTTTTATTATAATTACTTATTACTTTCTGAAGGAATTTTTCGAGTGTGCCAACCGAGGTGCATTTGGATGATAAAATCTGTCTTTTAATTGCCCCTACCATCTCTTTATCTTCAATAAAAATGGGAGTTCCATTTCGAGCTAAATCAAGTACTACTTCAGCTATCCATTTGTTTTTTCTGGAAATTACCATGTCTCCTGCTTTAGCATACTCTGAAATTTTGTTTTTGTCAATAATTTTAACAAATCCCATTGGAGCATCATCACAAGGAAGAATAGGAATCCCATATTCTCTATTTACTCTACTGAGATGAGACTTGGCACAACGATAACAAATAGGTAAATCAAAACTTTCTATAGGCGCAAACATTTTTGGAATTTGATTAAATGCTTGTGCATTGGAGCCCGCAAAATTATAGATGGCCTGATGAAAATCCCGAATGAAGATATATCTTCCTTTAGCTCTCCTAATAAATTTTAAAAAATTTAATTGGATATTACTAAAATCTTGACATTCATCTACATAAATATTTGTATACAAAGCCCAATAAGGAACTTCCCAGTTATCATATTTCAGTTTATTAAAAGTAATCCAAAGCATATCAGTAAAATCAATTACACCCTGAGTTTCAAACTGCTGTCTACTTTTAGTATCAAGAATTTTCAAGGTAGAAGTAATTTCACTGATATCAGGTGCAGAATAACCTTCATCACCATAATACAAAAATAATACATGGTCATCAATTAAACGAGACACATCTTTATTTGAAGACATATCTGTAAGAGTTAATCTGCATAAATTATAAAGATTTACATAATTATCTTTCAAGAAAACTCGTTTAGCAAATTCAATATATCGACCATAACGTTTTGTGATTTCTTCATCAAGAATTTTATGAGGCTTAAAATTATCTAAACTCACAGTTTTTTTAGAACGCTGAGAACCAAAACCTTTTGACTTTTCTCCTGAATCCTTAGATTCTTGTTCTACATTATAAAGCATAATAGAATATGCTAAAGAATGCATTGTCATAACCTTAGTCTTAGGATTCTTAATTTTTTTCTTAAATTCTTCAACTACGCTTGCATTAAATGCAATATATAAATCAGAAGTTTTTGAGTGGTCAGAAAGCATACAAGCAGTTGTTGACTTACCACTTCCAGCCAAAGCATTTACAAGCATGTTACTTTGAGGATTGTTAAGAAAAAAATCTAAAATCTCTTGTTGATATGTACTTGGCTTAAAGTCCATTATAATCAACTCCTAACCATTTCATAACATTCATGCAATACTTTTGCAGTTTCAATTAAATCTTCAACTGTGTTTTGAGTTTCATTCATAGAAAGCCTAATTTCCCCACGAATATAATCTTCTGGAATTTTCATGACTTCTAACACAGCAGAAGCTTTCATATCTCCTGTATTACACGCACTTCCTGTCCCTACATAAATTTCCTTTTCATCCAACATAGACTGAAGAATTTCTCCCTCTACATTATGGAAGCAAACACACACTGTAGAACTAATACTGCTTGCAGGAGAAACAATCATATAATCATCAGGATTAAACAATTTACCAAGTTCTTCAAGAAAAGCTCTCTTCATTTTCTTACAAGCTAAATCTTTTTCTTTTTGATGTGCAACAGCTTTATCAACAGCTAAAGCTAAAGCATGAACATAAGGAATATTTTCAGTTCCAGCCCTACGATTGCTTTCTTGGTCTCCACCATAAATTAAAGGCTTAATCTTTTCAACAGGGAAAGTATCTTTGGAAAAATAAACAAAACCTACCCGCTTAGGACTATGAACTTTATGACCACTAAATGTAGCAATATCAGCCATGTGTCTAATATCAATAGGAACATTGCCTAAAGCTTGTGTCATATCACAATGATAATACATATTAAGTCTATGAGCTAAATCCATATATTCACGAGGATTAAAAATTTCTCCTGTCTCATTATTTACATACATCCAAGACAAAAGGAATCCAGTATAATCTCCCCACAGAAAACCCAACTCTTCACTTTTCTCTGTCACTTTAACAGCATCAATCAGATAATTCTTATCAATAATTATTGACTTTGGATTTTCTGTGATATTATGATGTTCATAAGGACTACACAAGCATTTGCTTTTTTGAGCTAAAGCCCATGCATTACCTTCACTACTACCAGAAGTAAAATAAATTTCTTCTGGAAAAGCACCCATAACATGTGCAATTTTTGCACGACTCTCCTCAATTAAATTTTTACTCTTGCGCCCTAAGCCATAGGTCGTGCTTGCATTACCCCAATATTCAGCTAAATCATCTTTAATAATATCAATGATTTCAGGCAATACAAAAGTTGTAGCCGCATGGTCTAAATAAATCATTTATCTACCTCATATTTAATAAAAGCAGTATATCTTTCCCTGCCCAACACTTCATCATATCTTGTAGTAAATTGAATATCTATAATATTCTTTTTAGAACTACTAAGCCACATATTTAGACGAGATTCAAAAATCAATGAATCATATGTTAAAATTTTAATTCTTTTTTTACTCATATTAATCCCACAAATCAAAGAAAATTGGTTTCATCATATCTAAAGCTTTTTCAATCTCAGATTGCATATACTTGTCAATTTCAGTGCTTTCTTGATAGTACTGTTCTTTTTCTTCTTCAGGAATCTTATTTGCCCATCCATCATACTTTTCAAGGACGGAGTTTTTCTTGGGACAAGTCTCTTCAGTAGAATTGCGAATATGAGTTGCAATTTCTTTCAAGTAATCTTCCCACGCCTTACACTGAGCCTCTTCTGCGGCTTTATATTCTTCATCAGAATTAAACTTTTCTCTTGTAAGCTCTCTCCAATCACGATATTCTCGTTTACCCGTTTGACGAGTTTTATCAAAATCAATCATTGGGTAGCCAACGTGAGTCTTAGCTAATTCTTCTAACATTTCCGGGATTACCTGTTGAAACCAACCATCAAAATTCCAAATGTCCCTATTACACCAACCCTTAAAAGCTCTATCTTTTCTCTGCTTGTGTACAGGATAAAGGTCTTTTAAATTTTTCGGATGTAAAAAAGGCAATCCTTTATAAGATTTATTTAAATAGCTCAAATTAAGCCAGCTATAATTCTTTTTACTCATCATCATTCACCTTATAAAATTCGCAAAAATCCGAGTAACTACCATAATCTACATTATAAACTCCTTCTGGAGTAACATAACAATTATAATAATAGCTCTTAAACCCTTTGTTGTCAACATATTTTTTAATCAATTTAAAACATTCTGGATATTGAGCTTCAAGAATAATATCAGTTCCTTTTTCTTCTACACGCCCAAGAGGAACAACAACTTTATTACCCTTTTCATAATGGTAAGCATTAACTTGACAAATCATTTTACATACACCTCAAATTCTCCATCTAAACATTTTCCGTTTAGACCATACACGAATCTAAACTCTTCATTAGTTAATTCAATAGATTCTACAAATTCAACAATTTTCTTTTTTTGATTCTTAAAAGGATTAATAGTCCTAACAACATTAACTTTTATAATACATTCTTGGTCATAACAATCATTTGCTAAATCATGAACCCATACTGTATGACCATCCATGTTTTGTAAAGCGATGAAACTTAATTTTCTCTTCATAATATGCTCCATATTAAAAATATGATTCTACCTATGAGTAAGTATATCATAAGTAGAACCATATTGTCAATACTTTTTAAATTATTTTTTGAACATATTCTAAATAATCATGCGCCCATTTTTTTAGGTTTTCTAAATCAGAGCTATTACTAATTATTGTATCGTAATGATAATAATGAACCTCTCCATCGGCAGGATTGGAAATAATAGGAGCTACATTTGCATTTTCTACTAACATAGTACTACAAGGTAATCCCGTTGCTATTTCGTTCTGTTTAATAAAATTTTCAATGCATTTTGGTTCTCTAATATTTACAAAAAACAACCAATTTTTTTTGCTTAACATTTCATTATTTATAACAGAATTAATTTGGTCAAAAACTTTTTGGTTAGGAGAATTATCCCATTCTTCCAAAACCATTTTTAACTGATGAAGGAATCTCCTATCTTTTTCATCTTTTTTTCCATCCCAACCAGCAAATTGAGCAACAGCTTTTACCCAATCAACGGTAGACAATTCTAATATCTCCCAGTTATTTTCCCAGCTAATATTGTCCTCTAAAATTTCTTGACAAAATTTTACAAAGGTAGACTTTCCACTTCCCCCAGAACCATTAATTATTACAATTCTTGCTTCCATAATTTATCCCTCAATTCTTCACGAGTAGGATATCTACCACAACACTTGTCGCCCTCTGGACACCAAAGAAGATATTGACAATGAGGAACAAGTTCTTTAGCAAATACTGGATTAATTCCTGCAATTTGTCTTTTCATTTCAATAGCAATCTTGCGAATAGGTTCTTGAGCACGGGTACATAAACGTTTATGCATAAATGTAATTAAAGCTTCAGGAGTAAAACCTATCGCTAAAGTGGTATTAGTTGCTCTTGGCAAAACAAAATTAGCATCTTCTACTGCGGCATTAATCTTAACACCATTCTCAGTAAGGATATCACGAATAAGCCTACGAGTTGTATCAATATTACTCATAAGATTTTGATACAAAGCTTTGGCTTTCTCATTTTTTTCAATATTACTTGGTATAATATAAGTAAAATTATTTTTGTCAATATATCTAAATGAAGCAAGATTCTTAACAATCTCATCAGGACTTACACGAGGAATTGCTTCAATCAAATCCATATAAGCATATTTGTCCTGATTATCATAACGCACTCCAATTTCAGAGCGCATCATCTGTTCTAAAGTGCCTCTATCTGCTTCAATTTCAAACTTAATGTATTCACAACGAGAACCACTCATGTGACCTGAATCTTCACATTTCTTGCCTACTCGTTCAGCATATTTTTTATCTGTGTTATAACATTCACAGGCAAATTCACCGTGTTTTTTATACAAATCCTCTAATACAGTAGGATTCAAAAGGGTTACTTTCATTACGCCTTTGTCTCTCCCTTCTTATATTTCATCAAAAGATATTCAAAAGTTTGTGGAGTATAATTCATATAGGGCATCATAACTCCAACATTAATCATCTGTGCTCTATTTAAATATTCATTCCCATTGGAATTTTCTAATTTTTCTTTTGCCATTTTAGCAAAATCTTCTACCAAGTCTTGTTCTTTGGTTGTATGGGTATGTCCATGTAAATGGAAACAATTATCATAACAAGACCCATAATAAGAAAGAATCGTAAAATGAGAAAGAATTACTCTATAAGGTTTACCATCAACTGTCTCAGTTACTTCTTTATAATGACAAATTTCAGCTAATTTTTTCCTGACTCCTGTAGAATATTGTTTACAGTCATGATTCCCTTGAATTAAATGAATATTACCGTTTAACTTGTTTAAAATACGAATCCATTCATCTGACCCTGCTTTCCATAGAAAATCTCCAAGTACATATACATGGTCTGCATTTGAAACTTGTTTATTCCAACGAGAAATTAAGTCAAACTCCATTTCTTCTGTTGTGTCATAGGGGCGATGGTCAAAATTAATAATGTTCTTATGTCCAAGGTGCAAATCAGAAATATAATAATTCATAACGGCTCACCAAATATCTCATTCTCAAGTTCATCTTCCCATCCATGAATAAACAAAACATTGTCATCAAAATCTGAAAGCATATATTTATTGTATGGACAATAATCGCAATAATTTGTATATACCCATTTTTTCAAATTAAGAAAGCCGTAACGTCTTGTTTCAATGGTATCTTCTTTTCCGATTTGCCTCAGATATTCTCGACAACATTTATGAGCTTCTTTTTCATTGGCGCAGGAAAGTTTAAAAGAACAAACATGACGATGATTAAAGCCACGAAAATTTTCTTTCCTTTTTTTGTGAAATTCTTCATAAAATTCTTCTGCTAATTCTCTAAACTTTTTTCTATACTTGTCATAAATAGGCTTTTCTTCGTCAATTAAATGTTGCAAAGCTACATCTTCGTGATGTGTATACTCAAGCTCTTTCATCTCGTCCCTCACTATACTTAAACTTAACCCACTTATGCTTCTCCATACACTCTGATTTGTGCTAACAATCTTGTTCACAACTATATACAAAATAAGCATTGGCACAATAATCACAAGGCTAATAACCACAAGAAATTATTTCTGCCACATCTTTTGAATAACCAATGTGTTCCATTTTTTCATGGACAAGACAAGTTAACTTGTCAGGGAATTCTTTATCACAATAATTACAACAATATTTAACGTACATTCTGTTAAACCTTCTACAAACATAATGTAAATTTATAAAAATTGAACATTTAAACATTACTCTCCCTTCCATTCAAGCATATCAAACTATGCCCAACAGACGATTCCTGAAACCATCTAGTATTAACAACAGAAGGGTCTCCTAAAAATTCCACATAATCTTCTGTAACTTTAGTAATTACACCAGCTAAAACATAATCTTTATGAACTGGATTATAAACAAGAATTGTCCAATTTAACAAATTATTTTGTGCATCTTCAACATTATCTTCTTTTCTATTAAATCTGTATTTTAACCATTTAGTAGATTCTAAAGGTTGCTTCTTTGGAAAATTCATTTCTTTTCCTCTTCTTTCCAGAAAGGATAATTATCTTTCTTTTTACAAGACTTTTCATACTTACAAGAAAGCTCACATCCATAAACCATATAATGATTATCACAATGTTTACAAACAACTTGCCCATAAGGGTTGCTTAATTCTTCAAGCATTAATACAGCTTTCTTGCCATCTATCCCATCAACACATTTTCTTTCATGTAAATAACATTCATCTAAAGACTAAAATTCTTTGCCACACTTTTCACAACAATATTTAATCATCATTTTCCATAAACCTCTTTCTTTTTGCTTTCGTAAAACTTGTTCAATCCTACGAGGTCAGGAGCATTTGGACAAGCCTTTTCTCCCATAAATGTAGTAATCATATTAATAATTCTCTTATTTCTATGATTAAGAGGAGGAATAGAAGTATCTTTAAAAGCAGAACAAATAAAACGAGAACAAATCTCAGGTCGTACCTCATAAATTTGGCACTTGTTTTCCTCGTTCAAAAAAGGACAAATATCTTTAAAATCTTTATCTAAAGCGGTATTACGATTAATCATTTTTACTTCTGGATGCTGACCAAGATATTTCTTAATTTTCTTTACTTCTGCATCACTTACACAAAGAATTGCAGAACAACAAGCTCCACATCCAGAACATTTACCATTAATAGTATGGTCTATCTTATTAGCCATCTGATTATTCATTCCCAAGTTCCTCCATCAAGTTCTTCTCTTACTCGCATGAGAATTTTTCCCAATTTATTTTGACCGACTCCATTGCAAACGCCCCAAGTTGTATCATGCCACCAATTACCTTCTTCAAGATAAGCATCCCCAGTTGCAAGAAGAAGTCTTGTGAGGGCTTCATTTTGAGTAAACTTTGCTTTTACAATTTCATACATTGTTTGCTCTTTAATTTCTTCCCAATCTTTACGCAATTTACAATTCCTACCAGCAAGTTTTGCTTGAGAGGGATTCATTCTCGTATATTTTTTACGGTCTTCATCTCTAATTTCTTTTTGTGCTTGAAATGCGGCTTCTGAATTTTGATAGATTAATCCGTTATAACTTACAGGGACATTATAAAAATTAGAAAGAAAAGCATAAGCATCAAAAAACTGTTTAATGGCTTCCATATTATTTTCCAATCCTCTTTAAAAATTCTTCTTCACTCATAATAGGAGTTCCCAACTCAGCAGCTTTCTTTGCCTTAGAAGAGCCACTATTAGCTTCGTTCGTTAAAAGATAATCAGTCTTCTTAGAAACAGAACCCGTTAACTTACCACAATTATCAGTAATAATCTTTTCAATTTCAGAACGCTTCATAGTATTAAAAGCACCTGTAACGCAGAAAGTTTTACCATTAATAAACTCATTTGTAGCAATCTGTGCTGGCTTATCCCAAACCAAATTCAATTCAAAAATAAGATTCGCAAATAATGAATCTTCGCTATTCCACCAATTATACAAAGCCTGAGACATTGTTTCCCCAAAACCATCTAAGGTGGAAAAATCAAAATTGTCAAAATCAAGAGCCTCTTCAAAAGCCATCCAATCTCCGCTAAAATGTTTACTGATTTCTTTTGCCGCTGTTTTACCAATATTAGGGATACTTAAAGAAACAAGAAGATTTTCAAGTTTGACATGGCGAGACTTTTCAATAGATTCAATCAGTTTATTATAAGATTTTTCGCCAAAACCATCCATCTCAACAATTTCATCTTTGTACTTATCAAGATGATAAAGGTCTGCATATTTCTTAACATACCCAGCATCAATAAATCTCTTAAGAGTGGCTTCACTTAAACCATCAATATTCATTGCTGGCTTAGATACAAACTGAACGAACTTAGCCAAATTCTTCTCAGGACAATCAGGATTTTCACACCAAAGAGTCTCTGCCCCAGATTCGGAAATCTTAGTTGTTGTAGGTTTACCACAGCAAGGACAAACCTTTGGGATTTCAAAATCAACATCTCCATCTTTATTACAAAAAACAATCTGAGGAATAATCATATTCATTTTTGCAACTTTGATAGTGCAATTCTTTCTTAAGCCAAGAGATTTAATAATACTAATATTATGAACAGATGCACGGCTTACTTCTGTATTATCAAGAATAACAGATTCAAATATAGCAGTAGGAGTAATTACACCAGTCTTACCAACGGCCCATTCAATATCTCTAAGAACAGTTCCAGCAGTTTCATCTTCATATTTGAAAGCCAAACTCTTACGGAAATGATGACCAGTATTACCAAGACTTAAACCATAAGCAATATCATCATAAGTAATAACACAACCATCAACAGGAATACCTTTCTTGTCAGCGACTTGTTTTAACTTAATAGTTAAGTCTTCAACTCCCCAAATGTCAACATTATCGCCATTGAAATAATTACAAGGGACAATAGTAAAACCTAAAGATTGAAGTTTGCTCATATCTCTTCTAAAGCTACCAGTAGTCCCCTCAATCAAGCTCCAAGCCCAAAACTGAAGGCCCCTCTGAGAAGCAATCTTATTGTCCAAAAGAGAAAGACTACCACTTGCAAGATTACGCTGAGTAGCATACTGTTCTCCATCAGAAAGTTCTGCGTTAATTCGTTCAAAATCTTCTCTAAGAATAATGCATTCGCCATCAATAACAAGAGTTTCTTTACTATCAATTGTCAAAGGAAGATTTTTCATGACCTTGGCATTATTAAGAACATCTGTTCCTTCAACCCCATTACCACGAGTCTCAGCAGAAACAAGTTTGCCATTTTCATATCTAACAGACATGGTAAGACCATCTAACTTCATAGACAAAACCACTTCCTTGTCACCAGCAAAATTAAGCAAATCTTGGCAACTCTTTGTTTTATCAAGAGAAAGCATTAAATGGTCATGCTTAACTTTCTTGAGTGAATCAACAATTTCATAACCAACTGTCTGAGTAGGAGAGTTCGCCAGAACAAAATGCTCTTCTGTTTCTAATTCACGTAGCTCATCAAACAGTTTATCATATTCAGCATCAGAAACCAGAGATTCACTATAATTATAATATTTATCTCGATACTTATTTAACAGACTCGTTAATTCCTTAATACGTGCAATATTTTCGTAATTATTCATATTAATCTCCATTACTTATCAATTGTGCTCATAATAAGCAAAGATAAAACAACCCAAACAATTAAAATACCAACTACTGCATAACTCATAATTTAGTCTCACTTTCTAAAAGCTCTTTCTTTAAAGAATTAGCAATCATTGTCCTTTGTACATTTCTTAAAACATCTTCTACTTCTTTGGTGGTCTCAAAATGCTTATCCATTACATATTCATCTACCAGAACTTCCGCTTCGGTAATTAAATTTTCTGCAATTCTTTTAGCATCTTCAACTGGAAGAGGAGTGGTCTTATAACTAATTAACAATTCTGGATTTTTAGGGGTTAAAATTTTTTCATAGGGTTCATCTGCTATATATCTTTTAATAAAATCTGCTAATCTTGCGATATGATGAAAATCCTTCAGCCCATATCCGTAATTGTCAATATCAAATTCATTATGAGGAGCTCTATGAAGCATTTGTTTGTATTTTGTTTTCATGTTACCATACATTGTTAATACAGCTTTTTGAGGACAATAATGTGCAATAGCTTCTCTATTTTTAACAACAGCCCCTAACCACAGTCCAGCATATTCAGGATTAAGCTCAAAATATTTAGTAAATAAAGTTTCTGTAAAATTAATGTTTTGTTTCAAATAACTATTAAACATTAAGCGAATATCTTTAACTTCAAGTTTCCCTCCATCTTCATCTCGATGATATTCTTTACTAACCCAATCTTTAGAATCAACAATATCATCAAAATGAGGAAGCACAATTGCTTTTGTGTCAACATCAGAATGCTCCGTAGCCATTCCGTAATTATTACTACCATAAACAAATACGCCGACTACATTATATCCAAGTTCACTCAAAAATTCATAATCTGAATGAACTCTATTATTAACCTTTTCTAAATTCATAATTTACCTTCCTTAATGTAAATAAGTAACAATATATAAATACATTTATCTATTCTTACTTAATGACATTATAGCAAATAAATTTTGTTTTGTCAAGAAGTTATAAGAAATAAGTTGAAAGGGGTATGATACCCCTTAATCAACTTCTATTTTTTTATACTTTCCGCAATTACATTCCCCAGCATAGTTTTGTTCTCTAAAGGCTTTGCAAATACAAACCATATCGTCAGTTTGAGTTAAACCGCATGGACAATATTGTTTTCCATATTTCTCTTTCATTTCTGCAAGCTGACGGTTTGTTTCGTCTACTAAATCTTTATCATCGTTCAATACAATTTTTAACATTAAGATATCCTCTCTGCATATTGATTATCAGAAACCAATGTAATTTGCAAAATATCATCAAAACGTGAAACTGAATTTGGTTTATAACGACCATATTTTAAAATTACATTGGGATACTTTTTTAATTGCTCAATTTCTTTTTCTATCTCTTCTTTATAATATCCCGTATAAATTACAAAGTCATCGTTACAATTTTGCTTTCTAAAATAATCCAATAAAGACAAAACTTCCTCAAATTGCAATATAGGCTCTAAGCCTCCTATTACGACTGCCTTTGTAATTTCATTGTCTATATAAGCTTTATAAATAGAAGAAATTAAAAATTCTTTAGTAGCTTGTCTTACCACAGGTTCATTTTGACATACAGTAATTGGAATATTAGCTTCATGACAACATTTCCAATCACATTTACAAGTGATAAGGAAGAGGGAGGGCTTCGCATAATTAACAAAGTCCTCCATGACAACACCTTTAAGATGAATCTTCTCTTCCATAAATTTATCCTTTCATAATAGAATCTGCATCTAAAACATTATACCAACGTCTTAAATTAAATTCCTTTTTTCTAATCTTTTGATAACTACTTACAGGGGTATAAAAACCTACTACTCTTGCATATTGGTCCGCTACAGGTTTTCCACAAATAGGACATGTTTGAGTTCCAATGAAAGAATGTTTATCTTCACAAACATTAATTTTAGTTGTAAACGCAAAATAAATTACACCTTTAGAAGCAACATAATTAAGCATGTCCCAAGCACTTTCTTTTGTTGCAAAACGATTTTCAATATCAATGTGAGCAATGCATCCACCACCACATTTTTCATCAAGCACGCTGCCTAAACGACACTTTTCTTTAATAGTGCATTGTTCAGTTAATGGAATCCACTGATTTGAGTAAATAAAATACTTATCTTGTTCAAACAGAAGATTATCTGCTGTGCAAATTACACCAGCACAATTTTCCCGAGGGATAGATTCAACATTAAAAGAAAAATCACATTCAAAGCCATCTTTTACTTCATTAATAGCATCAAGAATCTAACAAGCAAATTCCAATCCTTCTTCTGTATAATATTTATTACCAAATTCGTCAGTATTAATTAATCCAAAAGAATCAATAACTTCATACATTCCAAGAATACCAATAGTACAATATTGCTTGTCAAGTTCGACCGCTCCTTCTTGATAGTTAGGAAGCAGACCTTTTTCTATATTACGCTCCAAAATATGACGCATACTAGTTAATGCCTTGCAATCCAAAAGCACACGGTCTTTAAGAAGTTCAATATATTTCTTTTTATTAAATTTAGTCTCATATGCAATGCGCATAAGATTAATTGTACTCACACGACAAGACCCAACAGACAACGCTGTACCACCAATAGAATTAACAAAAGCATCAAGCTTTTGAGTATCAGAAAGCAAACGGCAACAATTTGAAAGTACTCCAACATTATCAGATACAAAGAAATTAGAATCAGACCACTTAATGTTATGATAACAAGCCCATCGAGCAGTTTCTTCATCTTTAAATTTGCCATCTTTATAAAGTAAAGAATAAGTTAAAACAGGGAAAGTAAACATGTTTTCACTGCGAATATCACTTACTACATCCATAAATAAACGCTGACACTTCATAATTTCTTCAATTTGGTCAATAGCGAAAGACCCATCTGGGAATTCCAAACCACCAAACAAAGATTCAAGATAAGGACGGTCAAAAATACTTACATTTGTAAAAGCGCACTGGTCAATTCTAAGGAACGGCTGATTTAATCTGTAAACAAATTTCTGAAAATATTGTCTTAAATAAGTATCTGGGTCTTTAAAATAATGCCCGTTCTTTATATCCATTTTCCAGAAATAATAAGCCCAAATAATTACATTTGGGAGGCCAACGGCCCGAGATTGACGGTTACTGAGGAACGAAACAAACTCAATAACATCATCAAAATATGTGTCCAAATGTTTAGGAGGCTGATTATTATATCCTCCAAGGAAAAACAATCCTTCTCTTGCTAAACGAGTTAAATCATTTGCCCAACAATAGGGAAAATAACTTGCCGTAGCAGAATCGTTAAGATAAAAACCCTTGCTAAATTCCTATTCTAACCAAGCTTTAGCAGTGCGCAGTCCCCATTTTTTCTTAATTTCAAGGAAAATTTTATTTAAACCAAAAAGCTTATCTTCACTCTTCCCCTTTTCAGTCATAAAAGAACGAATATCTCTATGACTAGCATTTGCATTGGGGTCGATAGTAGCATCTGCCATTGTGCTTTGATTTACGAATTTATCTAGGAATTCTGAAAAATCTAACTAGCTAGAATGAACCCCATTAATATATTCGAAATCTTCACCATATTTCTTTTTTAAATCTTCAAGACATCTTTCAAAATCTTTTGTTAAACGAAGTGAAATGTCCATATAAAATTTTCCTCCTTTTTAATTATTATTAATCCATTGATTTGCTTCATTGAAAGCCATAATTTCTCCATCAACTTCAAGTAATGGAGCAGAAGCAAAACCCTTTTTAATCATTTCCTTTACATCGAAATCAGTTCTGGCTTCAAATTCAATTCCCTTTTGCTTAAGTTTCTTTTCCAAAACAATACAACGAGGGCAATTAGTGGTATACAAAACAACCATAACATCAATCTCCTTTTGTCCTTTTATGTAACATCTAAATTACCATCAGATAATTTAACTAACTAATTATATAATTTCATACAACCCCAAGTATCTGCATCTGCACTATGAGCATTTTCTAAAGTATAGCCAAAATGTTCAAGCAAAGTCCCTAATTTATAATTAGCTACCTCTGCTTTTGGAATTAAACGTTTTGCATTTTCTAAGGTACAACAAACAGCATGATTTGGAATTGGAATGTGATATCTTTTCAATTCTGGATAAATTACTTTGTTAGCATCATATTTGGCATTGTGAAAAATCCAAACACTATCTGTCATATAATCTTTTATTTCTTCCCACACCTCATCAAACGTGGGACAATTTTTTATAGTATCATAAGTAATACCGTTTACTTTAGATGCTCCACTTTCAATTTGGGTCTACGGATTTACTAATATATATTTATCAGCAATTTTTTTACCGTTTTCATACACTAAAATTGCAATGCTAACAATTCTGTTTTCTTTAAATCCAGTAGTTTCAGTATCTCCTATAACAAGCTTATTATAATTAGGGAGAGCCATAATTACTCTCCCTCTACAGCTTTATTAGATTTCAAAGCATTTGCTCTTGCTGCTTCAATAGTATTGTTTTCATCCTTAATAGACAAAATTTTCTTCATCTTATTAAAAGCTTCTAAAATATATTTTAAAGAACCAGATAAACACACTCCCAAAGTTGCCACTGTTGAAATAACAGTACTATATTCAGCAGGGATAGGAAGATTGTTTTTGTTTGCCCAAGGAATAATTAAAGAGGTAGAAAGTACAAGTAACATTGTACCACCAGCAAAAGCTAAAATTTTATAAAGGCTATTTATTAATCTTTGTTTTTCAAAAGTTTCTCCTGCAATTTTAATATTATAATACAAAGAGAAACTAACATTAGAAAGATATGCCATGCCAAAAATAGAAAATCCCACCAAAGCTGCCAAAAGATTTTCTAAGGCTAATTTCCAAAAATCCTACATAACTTTCTCCTTTAAATTTTAATTACCAGAACTTCCAAATCCACCAGCGCCACGCTCAGTATCGGGAAGTTCTTCTACTTGTTCAAAAGTAGTGGGAAGCACAGGAAGAATCATAGCTTGAGCAATCCTATCTCCGTGTCTAATAATTTGTGTTTCAGTACTATCATTATGAAGAGCAACAATCCACTCGCCACGATAATCTGCATCAATTACTCCAACGCAATTTGCAGGACGCAAACCTTGCTTTGTAGCCAAACCACTACGAGCAAAGATGACACCCCAATATCCAACAGGAATTGCAGTTGCAATACCAGTCTTTACTTTTACCGTTTCGTGAGGACGAACCTTGATTCCTGCAACATCTTTTTGAACATCCCAACTATAATAAATATCATCAGGACAATCAGCATAAAGGTCAAAGCAAGCATCAGTCTCGTGCGCCTTAACAGGCATCTTAGCTGTCTTAGACAGCAATTTAATCTTTACATCCATATTTGTCAATCCTTTTTTGTTTAATTTTAATTTGTTTCTGTTTTATTATATAATATATAAAAATGGTGGAAAGTTACCCTTCCACCATAGAATTTTTAAAACGCTTTAAATTGTGTAGGGCTTTTGTAATTTCAGAATATTTATAGCAAAACTGTCTCTTTAACAAAAAATCGTTTTCCTGTCCAAGATATTTGGTCTTTGTTCTGCCCTTTAACACTTTGGGAAGTTTATCCATCCAAAGCATTGCTTCTTTTTTATCATTCCAAAAATCTACACATTCTGCATTTCCTTTAATTAAAATTTTATCAATAAGCTCTTTATAAAGATTAAGATATTCATGAACAGTATTATAATACTGCATAATTAATTCTCTATACGCTTCAGGACACTTTGCTAAAAAATCATCAAATCTATCTTCATGAATAGCATTAATAACTGCATTAGGAGATATATTTTTAGATAATGCTTTATGCATTAAGACATAATCTGATGTTTTAATTTTGCATCTAAAATGATTTTTATATCCATCAACCATATCAACTACCCAACCTTCTTTTTCAGAAGAAAGATAATTATCGGTATCGGCTAAAACACTAAACAAAGTAGCATTATAATACCATTGAGTCATTTTAGAATCATATTCCTCAGCCATATCCCTAAGAATATCAAAAGAAACTTCCTTGCCATCCTTAACATCCCTTGCCGCAAGTAAATACAATCCTTCTTGAGATTCATCATATTTAACAACAATAGGATTTTTGGGAGAAATATATTCAAAAATAAAAGTGTAATCAGGATAATCCTTAATTAATTCTTTTTGTCCATCAGATAAAAGCTTATAACCCGCCGCAAGTCTCCAAGATTCTACTGGGTCTAACGCCTGAGAACCAGAACCTAAAATTCTGTCTTCGTCTGCAATATATCTATATTGCTGATAAGAGCCATCAAGCTTATTAGTAATAAAAATTGAATGAGCAAAATTATATTTAGACCTAATATTTTTAGGAGACCAATCGCCATCATCCTCGCCATAATTCTTAAACTTTGCCAAAGATGCAAGAGCAATTTCATCATTCTTTACATCAAAAACACAAGAACGACATTCCCTATAAAGACCATTATACAATTCAAAGAAAGAGCCTAAATCATAATCATCAGACAATTCAATAAAACCTTTATACTTAAAAAGTACATAATGGTCATAGCAAGTAATCTGAAGAGGGTCAAAAATCTTACTCAACTTTTCATTAAGTTTAGGAGTAATATTCTCCCACGCTTCAAAAACTCTATCGAGCCAGTCATTAAAATTATAATTTTCAGGACAGGGTTCGTTGTTAAGGAGAGTATAAGATTGAATATACTTTCTTTTAACAGTCATAACATATTCATAAAGAGGATGCCAAAGAAACTCTTTCTTAAAATGAAAATTCATCTTAAACTCTCCTTTACTAATTTTTATCTTCTGAATTATTCTTCAGAAGTTCCGCTTGCAATTTTATCGCATTCGTTAAACAAAAAAAGCTTATCAAGGTTTTCTTTCCCCATAATCTTTTCCCATTTAGCTTTAGACTTTTCTGTTTCAAGAAAGAATGGAAGCATATGAAAATTAACATAAAACAGACATTTTAAAATATCATCCATGTTAGTAAATCCAATACAATCAAGATTTGCTAAAAGGTCATATGTTCCTACATTATGATGACTATAATATCTATAATCTCCAGAACCATCTTCCTTGGGCTGTCCAGTAGTTAACTTACCTAAATCATGAATTTGTGCAGCTCTATAAAGAATCTTATCATCCGTTCTTTTAGCAACTTCTTCCGCACAAATTCTGCAATGTTCATCTAAAGTATACTTATGATGACAAGTTTTCTGGTCAAAACCTTTCATCAAACTCATAATATAATCATCGTCAGTAGTCCAATTAGACAGAGGTACAATTACTTCAAACTGGTTAAAATTCCAACCAATTAAATTAATTGTATCAAAACCTTCCTCATAAAAAGGAATTTCAAACTTGCCAATCTGTCTATCAATAACTTCTTCGGGAACTGTACGAGTTCTCGCTTTATTCTGCCTTTTGCAAACAGCAACAGGAGTAGTCATAACATAAGCAACTTTATTAACATTTTCCTTATTGCGAACAATATCCAACAAACTCTTACGAGATTTAACATTAATATTGGTTGCATCAACAATAACATTCATTTTATCAATGCAATTATTAATACGACGGCGAACTTCCTTAAAAACCTCATCATTATGAGTCTGGTCGTTTACATCCCCAAAAACAGTTTCACGAATTTCATCCGATGAAACAATCATTGTAGGCTGACCCAGTTTAGTCAACATATTTTTGAGCTTCTGAGCAAGAGTAGATTTACCACTTGCAACAACTCCAATCATCATCATAAAATTCGTATGTTCCATTTTTGTCCTCCTTATTCCATCTTAGATAAAATACTATCAATCTTCTCGTTGAATTCTTTGATTCGTTTTTCTTCCTCAGTATCAGGTCTTGTTTGTCCCTCAACAGGAATTAAATCTCCTGCCCAAAATAGCCATTTTGGTTTAGTTTCATCTTCTACAAATTGAACAAAACTATTATAATTAACAGTCTGTCTTTCTTTTTTCAAAGGGTCAAACTCAACTGTAAAAACATCATTTTTATGTTCAGTAACCCAATTTCTATAATCTTCTCTCATTCGTTTCCAATCTGGATAGGAAATAATTCGATTATAATCTAAAGTTACTTTTTCACCCTCCCATGCAGTAATGGGATTGATGGTAAAACTATCCATTCTTTTAACAAAAGTAATAGCGCTTTCTTTTGTTAAACCTTTTTTAGTGAGCTTTTTTACTGCCGCTCTGCGTTCTTCTCGATTCATAGTTACTCCTTTGAATCATCTATATAATAACATAATCAAATGAAGTTGTCAAGAGGATAATAAAAATTATTCCTCTTGTACTTCATCTTTTTCTTTCCAATCTTTTAGTTGCCTAATTAAAGCTCTACGTTCTTCATCTTCTTTTCTATGAAGCACATTATACTATTCTCTAAGCTATCTGTATTCCTATTTTAAAAATTCAGGTAGGAATGTTCTTTTTGTTGAAACAAAATTTGTATCAATAGAGCGTCGTAAAGCTTTAGTTTGAGCTACAAGCACACACAATTTCTTAGCTCTGGTTAATAAAGTATAAATCTGTTGCTGACAAAGCATCATTGGAGGAGTACTATAATCTATTACTCCAATAATTACAGGACAACCAGAACCTTGATATTTATGAGTAGTACAGGCATATCCTAAAATTAAATGTTCTTTGACTTCTTTGTGTTTTAAAATAATAGGTGCATCTCCTAAATCGAAATCAACGATGGCATTTTCATAATCAATACTTGTAACTACACCAGTCCACCCATTATACATAGCTGTTTGTGCTCCACTCGTATCAAAAACTTTATAATTGTTTTTAATACACATTACTTTATCGCCTTCTTGAATCCAAAAAGACCTATCATTTCCAGAAGCATCTTTCATCTTTTGAACATAAATTCTTGGACGAGATTCATTCAAGTCAACAGGATTAATTAATTTTTGAATGTCAAGATTTAAATTGTGAACACAAGCATCTCCACGTTCTTTCACAGGAGAAATAATTTGAATTTTTTCAATGTCACCATTTACAAGAGGACTATTAAAATATTTTTCAAAATAAGCAATGGTATCTTTTCTATCATCATCTTTTTCATTTCTAATATCAAGTACCATATCTTTTAATTCTCCTCGAATTTCAACACCTTCATAATCAGTATCTTGATATAATTGTATACCATTTCTTACATTATAAGCGGTAGTTAAAATACCAGAAGCCTTCGCTTGTCTATGCACTTCTTTAAGTTCAACAGTGGGAATTTCTTTACTGTTAATCATATCCGCCGCTAAATTAAGAGAACCAATAGATTCAAGCTGTCCCATATCACCAAGCATTAAAAGTTTACTGCCTGTGGGAATTGCTTTAATTAAATCGAGAAAAATTTCTCCACCAACCATACTAACTTCATCTAAAATAATGATATCATAAGGTAATGGATTATCTTCTCCATAAGAAAAACCACAACCACCAGTATATCCAAGAAGTCGGTGAATAGTAAAACCTTCTTTGCCAGTAACTTCTTGTAATCTTGCCGCCGCTTTACCACTTAAAGCACATTGAGCAAAAGTATATTCATCAAGTACAGATAAGATACCTGTAACTAACGAACTTTTACCAGAACCAGCTAAACCAGAAATTACGCAAACTTGTTTTTCAATTCCCAACTTAATTCCGTCTATTTGCTCTTGAGTAAACTGAAAACCTTGTTTTTCTTCTGCTCTTTTTATTTTCTCTTCAAAATCATTAGCAACAAAATAATTATTACCTTGAAGTAATCTTTTAAGATGATAAGCAATATCTTTTTCAAGATTCCAAAAACTCATTAAATAAACTCTTCGACCTGATTTAGTATCGCCCTCTTCAACACGAACTAACTCCTCATCTTGAAGTTCTTTAATAGCTTTACCAACATTGTTTACAAGATTACCATCTTCATCTTCTACTATTAAACTTTGTTTTCCACCAAGGTCTTCATATAACGAACCCATTAATTCACCAGCGGACACCCAAGAATGACCTTCTTCTCCTTGAGCATCAAGATACCATAAGATATAAGATTTAATTCTCTTTGTGTCATAAGTTTTATAACCTGACCTTAAAGCCACTTTATCCGCAGTAAAAAATCCTACTCCTTTAATATCTTTTACTAACTGGTAAGGATTGTTTTTTACAATATCAATTACCTTTTGTGGAGCTTTATATTTTTCAATAAGCTTAGAAATAAAGTTTGGAGAAAAACCAACCTTATCGAGCTCTAAATATACAGTAGACATATCTTTACTGGCTTCAAAACGCTCAATAATACAGTTAGAAATATAATCTCCAATACCTTTAGCTTTCTTTAAAGTTTCTATATCATGGTCTGCAATAACTTGTAATGGGTCATCGCATACAGCAAACAACTCATCCATTTGACCTTCTGATAAGAAAGTTCTTAAAAAGGCTCTTTGATTCTTCTGATTAGAAAAATCAATATCTTTATTATAATAAACTAATTGATACTGAACACCATATTTAGGATGTTCAACTTCTTTACCTAACAATACATAGGCAGAATTGGGGTCAATTCCATCAGTATATTCCCCTGTAAAAGTAACTTCACCATAAACACTCATGGTAGGATTTCCTTGTTCTACTTCAAGAATATTCCAAGAAACTATTCCCCAATTTTTACCATCTGACCCAATTCCAGCACTCGGATAGAGGGTCTTGGAATGAGACGCTTTTATCTTTATGAATTTTTCTTCGGTATCAACACTCATCGTCAACCCTCTCTACATCTATCCTGTCAGAAATCATTTCAAGGTCTCCGTTATCATCAATACCCTTAATTAACTGAACAGAATGTTTATACAAACTATCTTTGTACTGTCTTGGAATAAAGTTTTCCCCTCTTCTAAAACCAGTAACAAGAAGTTTAGTTCCACGCTGGAACCAAGATTTCTCAAGAACAGTTTTTGTTCCATCTTCATTTATTTGAGAAATCTGTCTATTATAAAAATTAAATTGACCCTTATAAAATTTTACATCACAAACTCCGTCAGGAGTTAACAGTGTAACTGTATTTCTATTGGTATCTTTATCAAGAACAGTACCACAAATTCTTCTAAGAACAAAACGAGCTTTTTCTTGGTCATGCCAATAATATTTATAAGCTACTTCTGGTTCTTCTGGCTGTTCTTCAAAAGGTATTATACTATATTTCTCCTTGTTTACATGAGCAAGTTCGTGTTCATGATAATACATACAAAGAGAATCCATTTCCCATTTAGAAAGGCTTCCAGAAGCTTTTTCATCCCATACAGCTTTAAATTTTGCTTCATTTACAGCCACAAGCATTTTAGGGTCGCTTAAAATATCGTCTTTAAAATCCGCCATGAGCTTGTTAAAAACTCGGTCTAAACTACCTCTTTTAACAACTCTTTGTCCCTCGTCGCTCCAGTCATAATCTTTTTTATCAACCATGTCATTAAGGAAATATTTTTCAAAGAATGGCCATGCAAATTTATTTTCAAGGATATAATAAGCTGTACTTGCACTTTTACCTATTTGTTTATAAAAGAATTTTTTCTGGAAAACATAATTTCTAAATCTATATAATCTTAATTCAAACTTTTTTTGATTTTCAGTTAATAAATCAAGATTCGCCAAATCTTCAATGTTAGAAATATTAAGCGACTTAACAGGACTTGAGATAAATCTAATAAAGTCTTCCATAATTGCTCTTCTATCTTTTTTCTCAAGATTATCAAAACACCGAGCTTTGATAAGAGAAATCATTGCCGTATCACCAAATTTATTTTCTTTAGATTCAGATTTGTATTTCTGCATCTTCTCGTAAAAATCCCACATCGAAGAATAAGTTTGATTATCAATAATAGCTTTTGCAATAGAAGTTCCAATACCTTGAATTGGTTTTAAACCATAAACAATTTCATTTTTCTCAACGTCAGGATGGAAACCAAATCTAACACGATTTACATCAGGTAATGCTACAGTAACACCTTCTTTTTTGATATTACCAATAGCTTTACTAATTTTACCATAGTTGGTATTTCCATCTTCACCGCCAGAATCAGAAATCAAATTAGCAGTATTCCAATAAATAACAGGATAATGATAAGCAAGATTGGCTTCTTGCAGACCAACGATTGAATAGGCTAATGTATGAGCACTATTAAACCCATAACCGCGATTCATACTAATGAGAACATCCCATACATAATGACACAGTTTAGAAGAAAGATGTTTTTCTTCTATATTTTTATAAAATTCTTGTTGTAATTCAACATAAGCTTTAGGGTTCTTTTTAGCAATACTTTTTCTAAGCTTATCAGCCCACAGCAAATCAAAGCCACCAATCTCAGGGTCTTGAACTGCCATCATAAAATCTTCTTGGTTAGGTAATAAACCATAGCTCTTCTTGGCATATTTACAAACAACTTCTTGCTCATGCTTAGTCAAACCATAATCATCCATCTCTTTATACCAAAGAGTGATATCTTTCTTATAACGACCAAAACGTTCAAGAGGGGTTTCTGCCCGTGGAGAAGGAGCCATAAGTCTCATTACCGAATTTAAAGCAGATAAGTCTACTAAACTTTCAGGTTTACCTATTGCAACAGCTTGATATCCAGTTTGTTTTTCCATTTGAAAGAATGACATAACTTTATGCTCATTAAGCATTTTCCAAATTTCTGGATTATCTCTTTCTATCCTGTAAACACCTAAATATTTTTCATAAGTAGACTTTAAATCACCTTGCCATTCAAGCCTACCGTCTTCCATAAGAAGATTCATACAAACATGTTCTTTTTGAAGAGCATCAATAGAAAGCAAATCCCATTTAATAAGAGATACTTTTTCATCAGCGTGTAGGTCAAACTGAGTGATAATATCTCCACTCGTTGTCTTCATTAAAGCAGCATGGTCTACAACATCTGTTGCTGAAAGAACTACACCACCAGCATGAGAACCAACTCCACTTACTAACCCTTCAATATTTTGAGCAACTTCCCAAACATCAGGATACTCATTAGTCATTAAGTTAACAAATTCTTTGTCAGGACGTAAATTGTTTTCTTCATCACCATAAAAACATTGTTTTAAAGTAAACTGAATACCACGTTCTTGACCAATATGTGAACTTAACATCTGTCCAATTTCAGGTGGATAACTTAAACCACGACAAGCAGTTTGAATTGCAACTTTAGCTTTCATCGTAGAAAGTGTTTGAACCTTCATAACACGACGATTTCCTGCTCTCTGGTCATCGCCACAATACTTGCGTTGAAGATAGTGAATAACATCATCACGATAAGCATTCTCAAAATCCACGTCAATATCTAACGGGCTAACACGTTTAGGATTTAAAACACTCCATTATTACTAATGGGGCAGACTATATCTTACTCTTTATAATTAACCTCAAAACCAAAATATTCTCGATGTTCTCTAAGTCTTAATGTTATTTCTTGACGAACTATTTTTCTATTTTTTACTGTCGTATACCCGTTATCCATTAACCACTAAGCAGCTTCAGTTGTGTTATGAAACTCATAAAATTCATTGTCTTTTTTAAAATACAATGGCTTAGAAGCCTAATCAGCACGAGTATAACGCTTTATACAATTTTTATTTAAAATAGTATCTATTGTATTATGGTCACACCGAATTATTTTTGCTACTTTTCGAGCAGATTTTTCTTGGTGATAAAGATTTATAATTTCTTCTTCATCCCAATCATACAAAGAAATATCTCTGCCCCGAATAGTAGAATTATATCCATTGTTATAACTATTATAAAATTTTATCCAGTATTTTTCTCTTTCATCTAACAAATCATCTGAAACTTCCTCTACCTCTTCGAAGATGAAATTTTCAATCCCGTATTTTTCAAAAGCTTTATATAATACAATTTGAGAAAAATATGGTTTGGTATAATTATTTCGATGTTGAGAAAATCTTTTTTCTAAAGTTTTTACTGTCTATCCAATATAACATTTTTGGTTAATTGTGTTAGTAATTTTATAAATAAAACCCACACCAGCCTCCTTTCCAAGAGGCTATTATAAAGAGTTCTCGCACTTCGGATGGAAGCGTCTCCACCCTAACCCTTACACTCATCAGGGATAGTCGTTACACCTTCCTATTTTAATTTTTAAATAGGCTTGGCACGGTATTGTCCACAAAGGATTCCACCGTTAGCAAACTATATAGTTCACACCGCTTGCTTAAGGCGTTCACGAGATTTTTTATACCTATGTCACCATAGATAGGAAGCCTTTTTACCTTTGACCTCCAATGATAGCAAGGAACATCTTCTCTTAAAGGATTAACCTGAGTAATTCCCAAAATATACAAAAGAATAAATCCTAAACCTGAACCACGAGAAGGACCAACCAAAGAACCGCAAGCCCAACACGCATTTACCAAGTCACGAGTTTGCAACAAATAAGCTGACCAATGAGCATTATTAGCTTCTGAACTTGCTTTAATAGACTCAAGACAGGTTTGAATTGCATCATAAGTTTCTTTATTTGCTAATTCATCAGAATCTTTTTCAAGGCGCTTAACAATTTCTCTAACAAGGTGTCTATCAGCATTGTAATCTGAATTAAAAAACCACTCTAACATAGGAATATCTTTAAAATATTTTTTAGATAAACCCAAATCAGGTTCAGTTAAATCATCTGGCTCATAAGGAATTTCCAAATTAGCGAATAAAGTATATTCTTGAACCATGTTATAAATCAACATGGTATTATCTAAGCCTTTTTGTACAACTTCTGGAGTCAAAAATTCATCCATGTAAGAATGAATTTCTTCTTCTGACATCATATAAGTTGTAGCATAAAACTCTCCAACCTCACGTTCTTTGCCACTATCTTCATTAGATTTAAGAAAAGCTTCATGTACTTTTCTATCTTCTTTTTTGGGATAATGACTATCGGTAGTGATAATATATGGAATATCAAGTTCAGCAGACAATTCTACCAAAGCTTGATTTACAATAATTTGTTCTTCGCTCTTTGATGGCTGTAACTCCAAAAAGAAATTACCATGCCCAAAACATTTGTCGAGTCTTTTTAACCATTTCTTAACGCCCGTATAATCAGGTTGTAAAGGATTTTGTTTATAAGAATCTAAAATTAATTTTGGACAACGACCACCAAGGCAAGCAGTTGAACCAATAATATGACCTCTATCAGATTCAACTACTTCAAACAAATCTTCATAATAAGTTGGAGTACGAATATTAACATAAGTAAAGGAATTATCAATCCATGCTCTTGTACTTAATTCTCTTATTTGCTTATGTCCAATAGCATCTTTAGCCAACAAAATGAAGTGATAAAAAATATATTCTTTATCTTCTTCAATGCTTTTTCGATTGCAAAGATAAATTTCATTACCTAAAATAAGTTTATAATCTTTCCACTTATCAGGATTTTTCTTTCGCAAATCGTCTATTTGAGTTAATGCTTCGACATGTGCGGCAATACAGTCATGGTCTGTAATAGCAACACCTTTATGACCAAGCTCCTAAGTATATGTGAGAAGACCCTTGACAGTGTTAGTGCTGTCAAGGAAACCTCTTGTATTGGAGCCTATGTCTGTGTGATTATGTACACCTACAAACACGGCATTACTCTCCTTTATATTTTTGTCTTATTATATCATGTTACTTTTAATTTGTCAACCTTAAAAATCTAAATCTTCTAAATCCTTATCTAACATTACTCTTCTCTTCTTAGGCTTTTCAATTTCACCCCAATCAAAATCTGTAGTAGATTTTGCATTTAAGGATGTCGTTTTAGAATTAAGAATAGCGTCAGATTTGGTCTTACTTTTTAAATCAGGAGTCTCATTTGTTTTATCCTCCATAACATCATAATATAGAATTTTAACTTCTGGATAAATCTTGTCTTCCCAAGACTCTAACTGGAACTGGCAAATTAAATTCATTACCAAATTCTTTTTGTTAGCGCCAAAGGTATGTCTATCCTTAAGAGTCATCATATCAAATTCTGTAGCAGGACAATACTTTTTAATATAAGTAATACCATTATGCTGGAATCTAATAAAACTCTTAGTTTCGCCATAGCCATTAATTTGACTGGCATTTATATGAAGATTTGTAATTGCAAAAGTAGGAGTAGGAACAGTATTGCCCCACACTTCATAATTTTCAGCTACTTCTTTTACAAATCTTACTTGCATTTCATTAGCAGGAATTTCCCAATCAACTGGATAAATAGTTTTAAGTTGGTCAAGAGGAAGCATTTCGTTACACTTTTTAATTACCTCATCAACATTTTTCTTTTTAAGAAATACACCAGCAGCATTTTCATGTCCAGCACAACTTATAAGTCCAGTTTGCTCTAAAAACTCCTTCAAGTTTTTAATATTTCCTTTATCATATCCACGACAGGAGCCACCGAATTCTGAGGTACTCCTTTCCTTAAGAAGCACCACTGGACGCAAATATTTCGAAGCAATCTTATTAGCTACTAATCCAGTAACAGATTTTTTATCAACTATGTCGGTACAATCGACAAATAAAATAGTATTTTTATCTAGTCCTTGTTTGTCAATTTTATCAACAATTTGCTCCATAAATTTACGAACGGCTGTATCTTGACGAGACTTTACATTGTTAGCTACTCTCGCCATCTCCCACTGAAGTGTGTGTTCTTCTGGAAGAGGTTTCGGGTCGGTAGCTCTTTTTCTTCTCGGTTGATAAATAACAGTTTCTTGTTCTCCAACCATAGCTCGGAATAAATCTCTTTGCTCTTTCTCAGTACCATAACGTACTACACCATTAATTCTTGGAGCAAGTACCCAACCGACATTTGTAATAGTTCTACCGAAATGAATTTCATCAGCCATTCTTTCTTGAAGCTCATTGAGAAAATCATTCTTTTGATTTTCAATCTTTAAGCCCTCAAGTACATACCATCTTGTTTCTAAATCTCTTAAATCCATACTATCTGCAATAATACCAAGAGATACTAAATCAAGATATTCGTCGAGCCAACTATCACTATAGTGATACTTCTCACAATATGCTTCTGCAAACTTACGAACTACACCAACACCAGATAAAGTAGGATTGGGATACTGACCATCAGTATCATTTACAGCTATACAATAATTAACATAACTGTCTTCTTTAATTCTATGTAGTTCTTTTTCTTTAATTTCATCCGCTTCGTTCTTAGGAATCCATTTGCCAGTATTAGTATCTAAATACTCAATTTCAACTAAGTGATGGTCAATAACAAGAATAGGACAATCGTAATTTTTAGTAATTTGAATTGCATCTTTGCAAAGCATTGAAGCATCAGGAATAATAATTAAACCAACATCATCTTTTGGATATTCACTTAACATCTTATAAGTTAATCCATGCTCTTTATTAAAGCTAAAAATATATTCTACTTTAGCTTCAGGATTAAAATACTCAATGATTTTACTCATTAAAATACCCGATGTGTATCCGTCGCAATCACAATCCACCTTAATTACAATTTTCTTATCCGTGCCAACATTATCATGGAAAATCTATACAGCTTTATCCATGTTTTTCATTTGGAAGGGGTCATTAATGACCTTGTTTTTTACAGGATGAAGAAAACTCTTTACATCCTAAATATCATAACTTCTTAAAATGGTTTCAAGAAAATCATATTCATCATCAAAGTTGTTCTAAAACTTTGTCTCCCATAGTAATTTTTCCATTAATTACCTCTTAAAAATATACTCGTAGAACTTTGCCTTTCCCCGTAAGAATAAACAGGTTTTGCTAATTTTATTAATTGATTGTAAACATCTTTTCCTTTATCAAGAGGTGAATCTTTGATATCTAACAATCCTTTTGTGTCCTTAATAAGAAAGACATTAAAACTTAAAGCAAGTCTCTGAGCTAAAGTCCTTAATCGTTCATTGTATCTTAAATAGTTGTCATATAACAATTTGTCAGCTTTATAAACTTCTTCATATTTATCATCAAAGTCTTTATCAAAACCTAAATAAACTGTATCTACTCCGAGTTTTTCTAAAGCCCTAATTTGCCAATCTGAAACATTAAAGCCACAAGTTGCCACTACGCAACTTTTACCTTTAAAATAAGTGTCTGCTTTTAAAACACTTTTTTCACCCTCAACTATAACTGCTTTCTTAAATCTTTTTATGTTTTCTTTATTCTCATAAAGACCATATAAATTCAATCCAAGAGGATGGTCAAATTCTTTGCCAGTCATAAACAGAGGCATATATTTTCTTTTAGAATCTTCTGGTTGTAAACTTCTTCGTCTAATACCAACCAAATGACCATCTATATTATAATGAGGGATAATTATATATTTTTGATATTCATACCACTCGATACCAAATTTTTCCATAGAAGAAATACTAATTCCTTCATCAATCCAACCTTTATAAAAAGTATTGCAATCAAAATAATTAAAAAGACATTTATAGTCATCATAAAACTTCGTAATTTTAGCTTCGTGAAATTGTTGTCTTCTTTCAATATCTTCTGATTGTTTTACCATTTCAGATAATTGTCCACGCAACTCTGGTGAAACGTCATTTCCAAAACCAATACGACTTCGAGATAATGATTTACCAACTTTTTTAGCAATATAAACAATTACCTTGCTGTAAAATTCTCCGTCTTTAGCGTTGCGAATTCTTTTGATAAATTCAAAAAAATTCATTCGCCCACAATTTGTATAACAAAAAAAATCTTTGCTTTCAGTAAAGAAACATAGTTTATGACTATCTCCACCATGACAAATTGTTTTAAACCAAAGACACTTTTGCTGTGTTCTTCCATCTGTAGAAGTTGAATATAAAGGAGAACCATTTTCTTCCATAATGTTAATAACAACATCTTCTGTTACCAACTTCAACAGTTCATCTTTATCTATCATAGCCAACCTCTATTAATAATCTATTTCTTCTTCCTCTTTAGAAGATGATTTTTGCTCTTCTTCATCCTCATCTTCTACCATCCTAAACTTTTTACTTTCTGGAGATTCTAAGAATGGGTCTTCTTCATTCTCAATAGTCTCTTTTATTCTTTTTGCAATTTCTTCCGTGTCTTCAAAAACATCAAACGTACCCTCTTCTTTAGCTGTTTCAGCAATATCAACAGCATCACTTATAATTTTACCTCGGATAGCATCTTTGTCATTTGTAAAAATTACTTTTTGGTCTTCTTCAACACGAGTAAATGTTTGAGGAATATCTAAAAGTTCATAATCATAGTCAGTACAGAACAAATCATGTACTCTCATTGTAGCATAATCAACATATAACCAAATTTTACATTTTGTGTATTCGCCGCCACGATTCTTATATACAGATATACACCTGTTAGGTTTGTATTTTAAGAACCTATTTTTAATAATTTTCTCTAAATATTTTTCTTCTTTTTTAGATACTTCTGATACAATAGACGCTGTATCAACTTTATCAATAATAGCTTTAGCTCCACGAACAATAGTTTGGTCACGGTTTTGTTCGTTCTTAAAATCACCAGAAACCTGTGTCCAAGTATCTATACTAATATCATATTTTCGAGTAAGCTCTTTTAACTTTAAGCTTAAATTCGCAAGAACTTGGTCTTCACGAATTTGCATTCTTGCTTTAGCATTGGCTTGAAATTCGCTAATTAAATCAGTTGTTACATGAATGTAGTCAAAGAAAACATTTCTTACTCCATGCTGAAGAACATGCTGTTCAATAATATTCTCTAAAGTGCCAATATCATAATCAGGCACATATTCGAGATAAATATGTCCTTCTTCATGAAGGATTCTAATAGCTTCATCTACTCGTTCTTCTTCATCTCCATAATATCTACCAGTCATAATATGCTCTTGAGGAACATCTGCAATATAAGCCCATAAAATAGGTTCAATCTCCGTAATAAGCTCCATTTCCGTTCCAATATAAAGAGCAGCATTTTGAGTGCCATTTGGGTTTTTTACAAATTCCATTTTGTTAGAATCCCAATATTTTGGTGTAAAAGAATGACAAAGATTAGCAATTGTCAATCTCGTTTTTCCGACACCAGTACCAGCAGAAGAAACAACGAATTTTCTTGGTTGAATTCCTTTTGTTATAGTTGTCATATAATTGCTTGCATAAGACAAACCATAAGCAGGAGTTTTTTTCCATTCCTCTTTCTGCTTTCGTGCTTCATCACTACCAGCTTTAACACTGTCTCGCCCAACTTTCGGACTATATTCTTGAGTTATATTAGATACTTTTTGTCTAAAATGATTGAGAATTTCATCAATAGTCATTTGACTAAATTTGTATCTTTGCTCATCTGAAATTTCTGGGTCTTCTTCATCAGGGTCAAAAATTTCATCTACATCAATACCAGATTTAAGATAAGCACGAAGTAAAGAAAACTTTTTCATTTCCTGATAATTAGTATTAAAATTTTCTGGTGTGGCTAATTCTTTAGCCTTTTCTACATAAAGATTACCATTATTTCTTGTATAAATATTATACAGAGATTGCAAATTATTCTTTAAGTAATCATCAATAATATATTGGTCAAGCTTTACAGCGCCCTGTGAGAAAAGATTGTTTATAGCTACAAACAAAAGTTGATGGAAAGCTTCAACAAAATCTTTTTTGTCAATCTTATTACTTGTTAATAAAGCTGGATTCTACAGCAAACAACCAAGAACTTCTTTGATTGCAGATTTACTTTGATAATCTCTATAATCCGCCAAGTTAAACCTCCCATTCTTCAGGATGTTCAGACATTATTTCCTGAATATCTCTTTGTAATTCTGATAAATACATAGTATCTTTTCCCTTTTGCTTTTGGAACTCTTTTCTAAAATTATAATCTCCAATAAAATCAGTATTAACAATACCATCATCAACGATATCATCCGCAGAAATTTCTTCTTTGTGATTACGTTTGTCTCGTTTTTCATCGTCTTCTTCTTGTTTTTTAATAATTTCAGAACGAGCTACATCTATTGCTATAGGCGGTTTTGTTAAAATATACTCAATAAATTCAGATTTTGTCATTCTCATTTCTTTGTACTTTTGCCAAAATTCCCTTGATTCTGCAAAATAACGTACAACCATGAAAATATCTGACTCTGTTTCTATTTTGGGAGCTGGATTGTCAGCGTATTCATACATGTAATATAAAGTATAAAGAATTTGAGAATTAGTTAACCCATACTTTTCTTTAATCTTTTTTATATATGTTGTAATAAGAGGTGCATTAACCCAATCTCTTATCCCAAGAACGTCCCAAAGATAATCCGTTAAAGTTTTATAATCTTTTGCATCTTGTGCGGGCTATTTCCCACAAATAGAACAATAATTTTTACTATTTACAGTAATAATTTCTTCCGTAGGAAACATCTTGCCACAAACACTGCATTTTTTATTTTTCCTTGGTGCTATAATCCTCACTCCTTTCTTAAAATATTAAAACGGAAAATAAAGGGGAATAGTAATCAGTTTTACTATCCCCCAATAATTATTTATTCTACTGTAATATTGTTTTCAGTACAGTAATCCTTCAAATCATCGAGAATAAGCAAAAGCATATCCAATTGAGATTCATCGCAATCTTTTACACTCTTACCCTTTCCAAGATACTCTGCAATAATCTTCTTATATTCTGTACTACCAGTATTATGAATAGCTTTTACATAGCTACCAATTTCAGCAATAAGCTCATCAACGCTCTTCTTTTCATCTTCAGTAACTTCGTTGTCCTTAAAGAGATTAACCTCATTATCAACAACTGTCGCACCATTAGCCTTTTGTTTATCAATAGCCTTTGCCATATCATCACGCAATGCTTCATAAGTAAATGGAATACATTCAGACATATAAGGACTACGAGAACCAGCTTCAAGATGCTTGTTGCCTCTCATAGTAAGCATGGAATGAACATTACCCTGTTCATCAGTTTCATAAGAAGCATAACCAGTTACGTCAACAAGACGAGAAACAACAAGGAATCCACGGTCAGGTACAGTAGGAATAGTCTTATCATATTTCTCACCGTTTTCCTTAATCTGCTTAGTGGTGGCATGAGAAATACAAATCAAAGTATAACCAGCCTTAACAATCTCTTGGAAAAACTTATCATACTCACGAGACAAAGCACGATAGCCGCGCATCTTTTCAGTCTCATCAAGATAATCTACACCTTCCTTGTCTACGATATACTTTTCACAAAGGTCGTAGGCAATATCAATAGTATCAACAATTACCGTTTTAAAGATTGTTTCTCTATTTTCCTTTTCAGCCGCATCTGCATCTTTAAGCAACTGCTTTTTTACTTCAAGAGCTTCTTTCCAAGTGTTAATTGGCTGTGCAATAATGCCATCCAAGAAACCATAGCCCTTTTCGAAGCCAAGCAAAATGGGCTTGGGAAATTTACAAGCGTTTGTGGTTTTGCCACTTTTTCTTTCTCCATAAATGAGAAAACTCTTACCACTAAGGTCACGAGTGACCACATTAGGCTTAATGCTAAAAATATCAATACCCATTATTTAAATGTCTCCTTTTAAAAATTTTGAATTATTTTTAGTTGTCGATTAGAAATTAGAAAGGAATATCATCGTCATCATCAACAACAGGAGACATCTTTCCAGAACCCTTCTTACCAAAGCCTGTAGGCGCAGAAGAACTACTACTGCCCTTGGAGCCCTGATATCCAGCTTCCTCAAGTTCCTTCAAACGACTTGCTCTCTCATTGAGCATAGCCTTACACATCTGAGGAGTGATAATCATATCTTCCTGCTCATCTTCATCATAAGCAATATCACCACCAGTAAGAACCATTTCAAGATAGCTCTTACCCTCAGTTACTCTCTGCTGACCAAAACCCTTGGTCTTAGGCTTTGCTTCACTCTTTTCATTGGGCTTCCAGCTAACATACATCTTAGCAGTAGCACCCTTAACATAGCCATTATCTTCAAGAGCATCCACAAAATCCTTGGGAATAATAATATTCTTAATATCAAGAGCGTTATGATAAAAATCCATACTAATAAGATTTAAACGCTTTCTACCAGTAGGCTTCTTATCATCTTCAGGACCACGCTCTTCATCAGTAATACTCTTAATATATCCCTCAATATCAAGGTCACAAGCAAATTCCTCAAAATCATTAAAGAATTGCATAGAAGCAACAGTACCTTCGTGAAGCTGTTCATCAGAACCAACATAATCATTTGCACTAAGAGAACCAACAAGTCTCACCATAGTGGCGTTTTCCTTATCCTTAGTCATAGGAACTGCTTTCTTAACCCAATCAAGAACCTTTTCATAGTTCTCACTGTCTGTACCATCAGCTTTCTTGGCCTTGATAAAAGATGTGAAAGAACGAGTCATTACACTTTCTTCGCCGCACTGAATCTGCCCACGAATACGAATGTAATCAACACCATTCTTATCCACACCCTACTTGGACTCAATATCAGCAAGATAACCCGCAAGAGTCACGCTATTTGTCAATCTACGAATCTGGTCAGTATTTTTTGTAGCCATTATTTTTGTACTCCTTTAATTTTGTCTTTTAATTTTTAATTTTCATTTTCATCGTTGTTATCATTGTCATCATCGTCAATAGACTTGTAATCATTACAAGCCTCAAACGTCAAAGTAACACCCAAATCTCTTCGAGCGTCCTCAAGAAAAGGCTTAAGCTTTGCATACGCCGAGCACTTTACCAAAAAACGACAATCTTCACACGCAAGATTATTAACCATTTTACTATCTCCTAATTATTTAAAAAATCAACCTACCTTGGTTGTGAATAAAATATAGCATAGTTTTTTCATCTTGTCAAGTACTTGGCAAAAATTTTTAATCGGTTAGTCCATTATCATCGACGCCAAAACGTTTTGTTGTTCCATGTTTTGCCATAACCCAGCAATTATTAAAGCTTCCTTTTTTAAGCATTATTTCAACAGAATCTCCTTCTCTTAATTCAAAAGGAGTTTGATTTTGAATTCTTGTAAATTCTGTTTCAGGCTCCCGTGGTAAAATAACATCCACAGTACCATCACTATTTACATTTGTCACCGTAGCACTTTCAATTCTCGGTGAGGTTCTTTTAATTTCTGCCGTAACGCACTAAAGTATTCTATTCAGCATTTCATCTGCATATTGGTCATAATTATTATTTTGGTTTATCATAAATCACCATCTTATTTTCTCTCCCTGACTTTCCTTCTCGGATGTATTAGTAGGTAAGTCAGAAGTGTTACAACAACTTAATGATATTTTACCATCTTTACTATTATAAGAAATAGAAGTAATTAACAACTTTTCTCGTTGTAAAGATAAAAATTCATCTTCAACTTCACATAAATTATTTACTGTCAAAATTGGATTGAAACTAACAGAAACAGAAAATTGCACTCCTACAAAACTTGATTTCCTTAAATAATAATTTGCCAAATCATAAGCTAAGTCATCACTCCACACCTGAGAAGATGTATATGGAGCATCCATACGCCTTCCAATACGTTCTACACAAATAGGAGAAGAAGGATTATTATTTGTAACCGTAGCGGTATAAATAGTAGAATCCACACTATCTCCCACTACTTTTACACAATTAATAATTTGCTCATTTTGATATTGCAAATCCATATTATGTAAATCTCTACTAAGCTTGGGATAAGTCCAAATAACAGGTTTAACAGAGTCATCAACTGTTTCGTTAATTGGATAAAAACATAAATTACCAACTGTATTATAATAATATTCAGCAGATAATTGTGTTGCTAAAGCATCCAAAATCGAACCCAAAGTCTCTCCTTGTTCCGCTCTAATTGTTTGCTGTGTTTTCAATCCAATAAAACTTGGGTCAAAAATAGGTTCTTTGTAATCTAAGATATAGCCATTTCCAAGAGAAAAATTTAAAACCCCTTTAACAGCATCAATAATATTGCTACCCAATTCAACTTCATACGCCGTCTCAAGAGTACCTGTTTTACCTTCAAAAACAGCATATTTATCAGAAAGTTGAAGTTGAATAGTTTTGTTTGAATCATCCCTTGTCAAACTAACATCTCCTAAAATATAAACTCCTTTAGGAAACCAGATAGTTGTATCTTGATATTGAATACCCACATCAAATCCAAATCTTGTATTTACCCAAATACCATTAATATTAGGAGTATATTGTCCATTTTCGTTTGCTAAAGTAACTGTAATACTTCTTCTTTGCCCATTTTGATAAGATTCAGTATAATTTAAGCCATCTAAAGTAATATCGCTTTCTGGAATAATATGTGATACTTGTTCATCAGGAGTAAGAATAGATAGTCTATAACGAGGATGAATTACAGGTCTCTCAAGTATTCTTTTTAAAGTGTTAAAAGGAATAGCATTTTCATCCCTTAATAACACATCGCCAAAAATATTATCAGCCATATTTCCTCCTTATCTGGCACTTGAAACAATAGAAATCGAATCTACGTCTAAAGCTTCCTACCAAGAGAAAGAAATTGTTGTTTGCAAAAGATTAGATTGCATATTTATATTATAAGTAGGAGCAGAAGTTACTTGAATAACCCAAGAGTTTCCTTTGTAATCTTTTAATAATTTTAAACTACCATTATTAATAAATTCTCTCCAAGCATTATATTTTTCTACTTCACGAGAATACATATCTTCTTTATTAACTCGTTCTGTATAACCATTTGCAGTTTTAACTTTGAAGGTTGTAATACTTGAACCATTTTCTTCTTTCGTAATAGCTTCTGTTTCTGAATAGTCAGAAATATCACCTAACAAACAAGTAACAGTAGAACTCATATAATCTTTCTTACCTTTAGAATATTTTGGGAACTGTCCCAAAGTATCCCAAGTAGAAATGCTATTATTTTGAGTTAGCTCTCCATTGTCCATATTATAACGAAGTTTCCAAATGTTGCCAGTTTTAACATAAAGTTTTTCAGTTTCAGTCTCTTCAATATCACAAATAGTCCAAGAATCCCATTTAGTAGAAATATAAGCGGGAGAGGTTGTACCGTCAAGATTTACAATGGTATCCTCATACATTTTATAAGAACCACTGCTTTGACGATAAGCAACTAAATAATGATAAAATGCATTGGCTTTAATATTATAATCCAACATACTATAGTTACCATACATATCACAAATATATGTATAAAAACTATCTTCGGGAGCTTTTTTGTAAACAGAAAGAGCACCATTTGACCCAAGTAAACTTTGAAAATAATAAGCTAAAATTGAAGTTCCAGTACCCTAATCCTTCAAATTAAATTTATTGTACAAAATCAAGTCGGAGGACAAAGGCGAAGAATAAGGATTAGCTTTCAATTTTGCAGTAACTTCTTTACGAATAGTATCAGGAGATTTTGTAATATCGGTATCAATACCAACATCTCGAATTTCTAACCGTGGCGCATAATAAATATAGCTATTAATATTCATTAATTATCCTCCTTTCTTTATTCTGTAACTAAAACAATAGAACAATTAACAGGAACTTCTTTAGAATTATCTACTGTTAAATTAAAATCAAACCATCTCTAAGAAATCTAAGCCATATTAGTTTGTTTAACAGCTTGAGAATCAGGCATCCAAATATAATCTGATTCTTCTTTTCCTGACCCGTTTTTAGGTCCCCAACGATACTTAACAGGCCCACTAACAGTACCTCCTGTTGGGTCACTTGCAATAATTTTACCGTCACCAGTTTTCCCTAATTCAGTGTAAGTATTGCTAATATAATTATAAGCAGTATAAGTTAAAGAATTAAGGTCAGAATCAGAAAGTAAAATAGAAACTCCACCCTCAATAGTTAATTTTTTATCAGCGGTGTAGGTTAAAATTTTCTTTTTATCTATTAATGTTGTTGTGCCATTCATCACTGAAAGATATACATAAGAAGTTTTAGAAACTATCCCTTTCTATGTCAAATCAGATTCTATATTTTGAATTTCTGTGAATCTTTTTGTTATACTATTTTGCTAATAAACTCTATACCCATAAATAATTCCTGAGTAATTTAAAGACTCTGCTAATGTTAAAGTATTTCCAGAATACGAATCTATCTAAATTCTTACAAGCTCTCCATTTTCTGTATACTCTTCTTGACTATTTTCTGTTGTTAAAAAAGTCATGAAAAGATACGGATTATAATTTTCATAAGCAGTTGCTAATTTTTCATTATATTCTAAAGTTGTAAAAATTTTGTTCTCTGAAGTCGCATTTACTGCATTAGCTAAAGTTGTATCATATTGATTAGTTGAAATAGAAGTATAAGTTTGAGTGCCTGTTGACTCTCCTTCAGTCAAATCTTTGTCAATTACAACATCAATAGCTTTACCATCTTCATCTTTGTAATCTCCACTTTCATCAAGATATAAATATTCTGTATCAACCTAAAGAATCCAATCAGCAGAACCATCTGCATTAACAGTATATTTATATTGACCAACATAATAAGTTTTCGCTTCTTTTCCGAAAGGAGCAAAAACAATATCTTTAGTTAAAATATAAATCATATTCTAATCCATGTAATCAGGTTCTTCTTTAAATTTTTCTACAAGCATATATTTTAATGTAGTTTTGTTGGAATCTGTATATTTATATTGGAGAGCAAAACCAAATTTATCAGGAACAGTCATATTACTTAACATACTTTGTATATCATAACTAGTAGATTTACCCCCATTAAAGCAAGCTAAAGGTTCATTTGAACCATTTTTAAATACTTGCATTTTAAGCATATTAGGATTTTTACGAATTATTTTATTTTTTTCATCGACAAGAAGTAAATCTAGTCCTCCAACTTTTACAGTATAAACATCTCCGCCAAGAGATATATCACCTGATGTAGAAGAAGGAAGTGGAATATAATTATTTGCAGATTTAAGAGTATATGCTTTATAATTAAGATGATTATAGCTATCACTCTTTAAGCTACTTTCAATAACAAGTTCTCCTGTTTCTTTATTATAAGAAAGAAGTTTTTTATATTCATCAGCAGAATTTTCGTCTGAAAAAATAGAAAGATAAATTGAACGTCTATCAAGCTATCCATTATTTAAAGAAGCTGATGAACCAATTTCATCCTTAGTAACCTTATCATAATAGACATAATGGTCAAAAGATGTAATAGGAGTATCAATTTTCTCTTCTACAACAATTTTAGTGGAAGACATTGTATAACTACTTAAAGTATAATACACAATTTTACCAGCACTGTCTTTTATAGGAGTAACTTCATCTGAATACAAAACAATAGAAATTCCATCAGGATAAAGTGGAATTGCATCTGCAAGAGCTTGATTGTCTTGTCTTGTATATAAAGTAGAATAAAGTTCATTATAAAGAACTGTATCTACTTGAGTCAAGTAAAATTGAGTATAACTAGCATGAGCAACTTCCATTAAAGTTTTTAAATCAGTTCCAGTAATGTTGTTAAAGAAACCAACCTTATTATCAGAAGTTACATATGGAAATCTAAATCTTGTAAAGAAAGAAAATATCTCTGGAATCTAAATAGGAGTATTGTTTGCATCTGCTACCTGAGTATAATTTAGCACTCTTCCAGAAGTTGTATCTGCATAATAATATTTTGAATTACTGCTTAAATACACATCATTCGAAGTAATTGTTTTTTCTGACCCTCTATCTGTAGAAATAACATAAACAGGACTAACTACCTCAAGTTTTATGGCTTGTTCATCACAAATTAAAGAATTAGCCAAAGGAACTACAGAGCTATAAACTGCATATTCAATATAAAAAGTGTCTTCTTCACTGTATGCTTTACCATATTTATCATGAATAGTTATTCTAACTTTATAGAAGTTGTTTGTCTCAAAACCTTTAAAATTCCATTCAAGAGAAGAATCATAAATATCATCGGATTCAGCAATTAAAGTTTCATTATTATAATTGTCAATTGAATACAAATAATAATGATAATATTTAATTTCAACATTATCTACAGAATTCCACGTACCCAAAAAAGCAACATCTCTCCATGGAGCGGGAACAGACTAGTCAATACTTATATATGGTATATTTTCTAAATCCAATTCACGATAATCTTTATATTTAATCCCCAATGTTGGAGCTTGTCGAGCATATAAAACAGCATTTGGAACAGAATCCATAAAATCAGTATAAACTGTATAATCAGTTTGAGGAACAATTATTTGCTAGATATCACCTGTACTTTGAGTTGCAATTTTGCAATTTCCTTTTAACAGCCATTGAGTATTATCAAGTTTATTAAAAGTAATATCAGTTTTCTTCCCTGCAACATATTGTCCCAATGTACTAATTTCTTGTATTATATTTAATCTTACGCCATTTTCCCAAACAATTTGAGGAGGATTTAAAGCATCTGATTTAATATTTATATTTGGTTGAACAAAAATTTGATGGTCTGCTTCACTATTCCAATAAGAAGTCATAATTTTAAAATTTGAATTCGTAATAGGAGTGCCACCAACTTTTCTTTCAGCAAAACTATGCTATTTCTTCTCTTCAAAACTAGCTGTTGATGAAGTTAAATTTTTTGTCCAAAGTTTATAAGTATCTCCGTTCTTAGGCACTGTTGGAAATCCTTCTTGTAATCTAATTTCACCAGTCTCTTGACCGTAGCCAATTATTTTCCTTTTCACACTATCATTAGAATTTAAAGAGATATAATTACCCAATTCAATATCATCATTAGGCTCAACATAAAAATTGGTTAAGGTATGCTAATCTGAAACATTATATAATGTAAATGTCTTACCATTTGTATAATTATATGTAAAAGATTCGGTTAGTTCAATTTTTATAATATCTTTGTCCCAACCTAAATCTGTATAAACCCAGTTAATTTGTCTACGTTCTCTATAAGGCCAAGTAGCAGGATAAGCCAAATTATCTTCATTTGGAAGAGTAATAGCCATCATACCATCATTTTTACTTGAAGCAGATATCTCTATCCATCTATCATATTTAAGCTGGTCTTTAACTAATTTCTTAGTTTCTTCGCTGCTAATTCCGCTTAAATCCACCCAAATAACAGAAGTAGTAGAACCAACAGTAAAACCAGAACAAACTAAAGTTGTTGGGTCTTCATCTGCTGTTCTTGGAGAATGATTTTCGTACATTCTAATATTCCATTGGTAATCTTTTCCGTTTTGAAAAGACTAATTTTCTTCGCACTAAGCTGTTGTTGACAATCCTTTTTTTCCTTCTTCTTTAAAAGTAACAAAATTACCAGAAGAATCCACGGTTAAATTTAAAGAAAGCTACTCTTTGTTCCTAATTTCTTGCCCTAATGCTTGAGAAGGCTAATTAAGAATCGTTGTAGCGCCATCTCCTGACAAAAAATTGACAGAATAAGCTTTTACAGATGTTCCAAGGGTGTTAACCTGAGCCTAAAATGGGTTCCGAGCGGTAGATAAAATATCTATTTCATTCAGGTTTGGACTTAGCGAAGATGCTTTATATATCATTTCTTTTAACTCCTTTCGTTATTTTTTCGTCTAAGGGATGAGGTGTGGCGAGTTTTTGTTCCACACCACACCCCTTTTTTCTTGCTCTTATTATAAGCTATTTTTATTTAATTGTCAATAAACTTTTCCAAATTTTTTGCCCTCTTTTTGAGGATTTTGTTTTTGGTAAATTTATCCTCTGGTTTTACGAGTTACATTCCACCTTGACCCCATTGCTGTAGTTACTCCACTCCAGAACTTAGCAGGGTCATTAACGCCTTCAAGTACAACATCACCTTGAACAATATACTGTGTACCACAGTTATTGTCAGTTCCAGTGCGTTCCATCTCAGGAAGTCTTGTGGTTGCCATATTGCGTAACAAATTATAAGCTTGGTCACTATTCAAGACATACTCAGGCTTAGAAGGTGTACCATGTAACATCGCAAGTCCTGTATAAGTTACTGGTCCTTCTTCAATACCGCTGGAATAACGCTGAACATTATTTTGATTCTTGCCTCCACTCGGTTTAGCAGAAGAAGTATAACCTTTACTCTTCTTCCATCTTTCATATAACTCTTGGTTAGAAGGAACACCTTTCGAACCTAAAGTGATACCCATAGCATAAGCTTTATCTGTTCTATATTTTGCTAAACGCCAGAAATCATCATCATCTCTAGCAACAAGCATTAATTTACCGTAGTCAATATTTGCAGACCAATTCGTTCCATAAGGAGTATTCTTTTTATTAGAACTACTGGAACTGGAACTATTTGAGCCGCTTAAACTACTTGAGTTATTCCTATTAGAACTTCCACTGGAAGAGCTACCACTGTAATTGCTCGAAGAAGAAGTAACTCTATTTGGAGTGCTATTAGAAGAATTGTTTCTTCCTTGTTTTGCTAACCACTCCTAATAAATCTCAGAATTACTCTTTATTCTGTATGCCTTACCAGCACCATCATATCCAATGCCGTTACCACTAATATCTGTACCCTCTCGACGAGCTTTTTCAGCACGATAAGCCGCCCATTTATCAAATTCTGTCTTATCTCTTGCAGCCATCATTTTAGCATGATAATCTGTCTTCATGTCAAGGTCAGAGAAATCATAAGTGTTCAGGTCATCTTCATCTATATAACCATTTTGGTTATTGTTCTTATTATAGAAATCAGAAGTATCTAATAATTCAAGTCTCTGTCTACGCAATTCTGCCAATTGTTCGTTAGCTTGACGATAAGGCGTAAGCAAATTGTCTTGGAATATTGTAGTATAATTCTTGTAGTTCTGCTGAACATTAGAATTAAACTTCTGCATATCTGCGGTGATACGAGCACGAATCTCTTCTTCGGAGTTCGCATTCATAAGCTCTTTCAATATGCGTTCATTCTCAAGACGCTCATATTCCTTATAATCCCATTCAAGTTGCTCAAGATATTTGTCCCAAGCATCTATACGGTCTTGGAGAATTTGTTGCTCTGCATCTTTCGTATTATTGAGGTCATCAAGGCGGTCTTGTTTATAGAAATCATCAAGGTCTTTTTGAGCTTCTTTGAGTTTAGTTGGATTGGATTCGTATACCCATCCAATCCGCTGTCTATACCATTCTGTTACTTTAATGACTATTATTAATAAAAATAATAGCGGATAGGAATTTCTTCCTATCTCTTACGTTTCATTATTATTTCAAGATTATATCGTAAGTTCGGACTGTATCTTATATTGTATATTTCAACAATATGATGGCGAAGGTCTTTATATTACTATAAAAACCATTACAGTCTCTTAGGATTCTTAATATGATTTATTTAATATGAGTTATATCGTTTCTTCTTTGTCCAGTGACAATTTTGTAAACATATCCTTCTGTTGTATTATATTTCTCAGCTATCTCTTTTTTAGAATATCCTAACTTGTACAAATTTACCATGTCTAAAATATCCTTATCTGTATATAAATAAGGGGATTTCTTTTTCACTTTTTCTTTAGGAGGATTACGTTTTAATTTTTCTTTTTTGTAATCCTCTTCTGTTAAATGAGTTATTGCACTCCATGTTTTACCAGATAGGATTTCACTCAAACGAGCAGAGACAATATTATATTTCTCACAAATCTTTTTTGACGATAGCTTGTTTGTATAATAATCTTCAACCATCTTTAAAACTTCTTCTTTAGAACGCTTTGAATTTACAGGATTATATAATTGTCTTTCATTTCTTGTGATATGCTTAATTCCAGTTCTTTTTGACATAATTCGTCCCGATAAAATATCTTGAACCCATTTAATAGGAACATTCATTTGCTCTGAAATATAAGAATTAGATTCTCCTTTTTTATTTCTTTGAATTACTTCATCTATTTGTTCATTAGTATATTTCAAGCCTTTTTTCATATATTTTTTTAAAAAGGTTTTATCGTTATAATAGAAATCAGTAAATTCGGAACAAATAATACCAGTTAAAATATTATAAATGACAGTGTAGCCGCAATCATGCTTTTTAGCTAATTCATTTACACTACCACATTTTTTATATTCTTCTAATAATTCGTTTATTTTATCTTTAGTATCAAACATGCAATGATTAATACAATCTCCCCGTTCTGTCATATTATAACCATTGCAATTATCAAATCCTATATAAGTGTTATATTTCTTTATATAAAAAATTTCTTTCTCATTTAGTTCTTCGTTATCGCATTCTTCTAAAACACTCCATTCAATGTCGTTCCAACCATATTTTCTGATAGCATTATAAAAAAGATAAGGCTTATCTTTAGAAGCTTGTAAATGTTCTTTCTTTCTGTCTTCTAAATTATTTCTACTTGTCTATCCAATATAACTTTTGCCATTAGTTTTAAAATAAGCTTGATAAATTAAACCCATATTTCCTCCTTTCCCTAAAATAAAACTAAATCATATTAAGTCTTTCCTAAGTCTCTACCATCTCTGGCGTTTAACTTATATAGCCATCTTTATAGAGAGCATATTTTGGTTCACTCTCTCCTTCTCTTTATTGGCATTCTTTTTAGCCAAGAGAAGATTTTCAAGTTCTATTGCCCTTTCACGCTCTTTATTAGCGTCTTCCAAAGGCTTTATTTCATCTTCATAAGCCTACTCAATAGCATCAATAGCATCTTGCAACTCATCCTTATAAAGATTAATTCTATAAACAATCGCATCATATTGCTTTTCTTGAAGTTCCGTCTTATCTTCCAAAGCATTTATCTTGGCTTCATGTAAAGCAACTGTAGCTTCATTCAAACCATCAACAAGGTCTTTAATTTGTTCATCCGTTAAATCAGATACGTCTTCTAACGCCTTCTGATAAACACTAACTTGATTTTGCAATAAAGTGCTCCTACTTGCATAGTAGCTTTCAATATCAGAAATTCTAATCCACTCTTGAGGTTTGGAATCTTCAAGAAGTTGTAGCTTATTAGAAAGTTCTTCAATTTGTGCAGAAGTTCTATTAACAACATATTCAGTCTTAGAGTCAATTAAATCAAGATATTCTTGCTGTGCTTCACGATATGCCTTGGAATAATCACTATTACCAAATGCAACATGAGCACGAGCTTCCATTTCACTCATGCCTTCAGTCATATAACCATAAACAGCTTGACTAAAATTAAATTGAATAGAAGCTTTAGTAGCTTCAATCTGCTTTTCAATTTCTGCAAGAGAAGCATTCATAGCTGCATCATAAGCAGAACTATTACTCCATGCGCTTCCTTTTACATAATCAAGTTCACGGTCACTTAACTTCTGTTGCCATTCAGAAACCTCTTTACGCAAATCAATCTCATCTTGAAGCAGACTATTAAGGTCTTTCTGATTCTCAAGAAGTTCTTCATACGTGTCAGAAGTCTTAACTAATTGCTGCTTCATCAGAATCAAAGAGTTAATAGAAGCTCCATACAATTCAAGAATCTTATACTTGTCTTCAACTTCTTCGTCATCAAGGTTGTTAATAGCTTTTTGATTCTCGATGTAGTTCTTTTCTGCGTCTAATCTCTCTTCTTCTGTGAGATTGGTATTTTGCATCATACCTTCATAATAAGCCGCTAATTTTTCAAGACTTGCTCTCTTCTTTTCAAAATATTGGGTATATCCAGTAGGAGTTAAAGTATTTTCATCAAATACTTTCATTGCTTCCCATTCTTTGTCGATTAAAGAATCATAAGCTTTGAGAAGGTCAAGAACTTTATCTTTAGTATCTTTCGCAGCTTTGCCAGCACTCTTTATTGGTTTTGTATAACCTTTCTTGAACGCTTTAGCTAAATTACCAGACTCAAGCATGTCCTAAACACTATAAAGCAAGTGCTCACGCATAGCAATATTACCTTCATCATAATGAATATTTCCATCTTTATCAGTGTGGGTCTTAAATTTAACATCATAACCAGTAACCTTGCCAGTTTTATCTGTAGTAACAACTTCGTCAAAACTACCAACCAAACTTTTCAACTCAGACTTGGTAACTTCAATCTATTTTTGCAGAGCTTCAGTATTACCAGATAAATCAATAGTCTTACTTTCCAAAGCCGACTTATCTGTAGGAGTGTACTTAATAGTTTTAACAGCTTTTACACTGCCTATATCTACTGTTTCTCCATTTTGGGCTCTATTCAACAAAGAAGCAGCATTCGCAGCCGTTAAATATTGATTAGCTAAATTAGCAAGAGCTTCTCCTTCTGAATCATAAGCATAAACTTTAGCCTTGGTAGATTCAACCAAAGCATCAGAAGTTTCAATATAAGTACCAGACAACATTAAAGTTTGAAGTTGATTCTTTAATTGTGCAACTCTTAAATTATCTTCTTGAATCTGTGCTTGTAAACTAACAGCAATAGTCTAAAGTCTAACTTTATTCATTATTTCTTCGGCGTCAGTTTTAAGCACAATATTCTCTCCCTCAATCTCCAAAGCATTAATATAATCAGCATTTGTAGAGAGAAGTTCAAGAGTGGTTTCGATACTTAATCTGCCAGAAGAGGCCATTTCCTCTCTTGCATCAGCAAGTTGGTCAAAAATACTAGAAACATCAGAAAAAGCTTCTTTTAATTCAGACCAAGATTTGATATAGCCGTCAGGTAATTCCAAATCAGAAAAATATTGTGAAGACATAGTTTCAGCAATCTTTTTACCTTCGTCCAAAACAGTAGAATAAGCATTATCATAAGTCGCCCTCAGCTAATCAGCTAATCCATTTTTATCAATGTCTCCATTATTAAGGGCTTCCTATACTTGACTTAAACTGTTCCTAACAGTTTCAGGAAATTCGGCGAAAAGTTCGTTAAAATTAGAGTTCTTTAAATCGTATTTATCACCGTTAAAAACTTCATCAATCTTAGCTTCAAGGTCATTCATAGCATTCATATCTTCAAGATATTTATTAATTAACCCATTTTCACCAGTTAATTTAGTTGGAGTTTCTCTATCTGCGTAAAACATAGAATTAACAATGCTTTGATTTGTATTCACTCCATTAGAGAAATAACCATCTGTACCCATCCAATTAAACAGTTTTTGACCTTGAGAAACAGTAAGAGAATTAAAATAATCCTCTGTAATACCCCGTGGTTGTTTACTAAATCCATACTTGTCTTTAAATTGTTGTGCTATGTTCTATTTATCAACAATTTCACCATCAACGACTTCAAATCCAATTCCAACCACAATTTTCATCAAATTTTCATCATCTTCAATATTCGGGAAAGTATCTTCAAGATATTTCTTTAATTGTGTTCTAGCTTTATTAGCATCTGCAACAGTCATATCAGTGTTTATTTTTTCATCTGTTGCTTCAATTAAAGTTTTTACAGTTTCATCAGAAACAAGACCATTGACAGAATTAATCATGTCTCTAACTTTTTGCTTATACATTTCAGGAGACAAGGCATTTCCAGCTTTATCAACAGCATCAATAGAACCAATAGCATTATCAAACAAGTTGCTGGTTACATCATCAACATCTTCATAAGCCCCAATAAGTCTTGCATAAGCCTTACCAGATTCACTTAATGTTTCTTTAGCACTTATAATAGCTCTATCATAAGCATTTTGAGCTGCATCAACAGCAGCTTCACCAGCGTTATTTTCAGCTTGAGCTTCTTTTATCTTAACGTCAAGGTCAGCAACTTGATTTTCAAGTGTATTAATATCTTGATGTCCAACTTTATTTTCATAAGCTCTTTTAGCTCTATCAACATTATCTTGCGCAAGAACTATGACACTACCTAAATTCTTTTCTCCGTTTGCTTGTCTTTGCTGATATCCAGCCAATTTATTTTGTGCATTGATTAATTCATCTTGAAGCTGTTTTATTTCGGCATCATTGTAATCTTCACGGGCTTTGTCTAATTCTTCTTGTGCTTGGTCTCTTTGTTGTTGTAAAGCCGTTACATCGGTATAATTATTAGCCCTGTCAGCCCTTGCATTATTCAAATCTGAAAGCGCATCTTTATATTCCTGAGCCGCAGTATCTAAAGTATCTTGTAATACTTTTTCACCATCAGAACCCATAACCATTCTCTAATCTGCCAATGTTTGTAAAGAATCTATTAACCCCTTAACTTTGTCAGAAGTAGTTTCCATTTCGTTGCCCATATCAGCAATAGCATTGCCATTTTCATCTGTACGAACGCGCAATTCAGGGAATGCTTCTACTAATTGATTACTGTAATCAAGGAATTTTTCATATTCTTCATCAGTAAGAGAAACATTTCTTCCTAAAGAATCAACCCCTTTAGAAAGCTCATCATATTTCTAAGCGGTAGCTTGTAAAGATTTAGCATTAGTTAATTCCTCTGCCGCATCTGTAAAAGCAGTTTTAGCTTCTTCTATCATTTTTTGTTGGTGCTTTTTATACAAAGCATAAGCAGCTCCAATAGCTAAAGCTGCAATTCCAATACCAAGAGCAGGTCCTAAAGTTGCTGGAAGTGCTTTCATAGCGGTAAAAATAGAACCTCCTGCTTTCATAGAATCAACAAATGTAAGAGCTATAGTAGAAGTAGCTTTTCCGCCAATACCCATACCTATCATGGTTCCTAAAGAAGTTGCCCAGCCTCCACCAAGAAGATTTTCTCCAATAGCCGCACCAGCTAAAGCACCAAAACCAGACCCAACCATTGTAGCGCCACCTTTTAAAGCCGCTCTTTGCGGACTTGTCCTAGAAGCACCCTCTAAATCATCTGCAATAGTTCTAACTGCTGCGTCATTACGTCTTCTTGCTAATTCTTCTGTAGCTATCTAAAGCTTTTCTTCATTAGTCAAGCTTCTTTGACCTTGAGTGATTTGTTCAGTCCTCAAACGAAGCTCTTCCTAATCTATAGTAGACAACATAGCATCTACCCATGCATTGTTTTGGTCAGCCAAATTTTCTTGCAACTGTAATGCCGCCTATGCATCTGTGACCTCGGTATTTTTTAAAATGCTGGCAATGTTTGCTTTAATTTTATCATTGTAATTAAGCATAGAATTTTGCATTGGAACATAGCCATCTACCAATATTTTTTTAGTACTATCGGTTAAATTATCTAAGCTGTTAATAGTATTAGTTAAACTCTTTGCATAATTTTCTTTGAGAGCCACATTAAACGATTCGGTATAATTTGCTTTTAAAGATTCTCCTAAACTTTGCCTTCCACCTTGAGTAAAATATCCCTGAGTTGAGATATCCATTTTATCAAGTTTCATAGAAACGTTAATACAAGAAGATACAAATTTAGACCATGCATTTTGCATCGCGCTTCCGAAACCAACTGAATTCATTGCGGCAGTTGCTAATAAAATAGCACCCGCCCATGCCACAAGATTATCAGAAACTTCTGCGACAGCATTATAGAACCAAATTAAAGTATCAGATTGATTAAGAGCTAAAACCCATTTTTCAAGAGCAACAGTAATTCTATTCTTAGCAGCTTCAACGCTATCAGTATAAGACTTCATCTTTTCAACAGCGGTGCCATATGCATTAGTAGAAATTTCTTCAAATTTTTCAACAGCATCCCAGTTTTCAAACAAGGTGAGCAAGTTTTCACGCTGTCTTACGCCAGCCAGAGAAGTAGCAATACCAGATTTTTGCACATCTGTATATGTATTCCACTTACTAGCAATTTCATCCATAATATCATCAAAGTCTCTAAAGCTAGATACAGAATCTCTAATATTAATACCCAATGCACCAAGAGCTTTTTCAACATCATTTAAATTAGCCCATTCATCAGCATTATAATTCTCACTTTCAATATCGGATTCAGCAGCGACAAATTTACCAGCGGCGATATTCTAATAACGTGCATAAACCGTTTTCATAGATTCACCAACAGATGCAGCACTCTTTTGAGTTACATCTGTAATAGTGGTAAGATATGCAATATATCTATCCAAACTTGTGCCAGCCATTTGTGCAGAGTTACTTGCACGAGACATAGCTTCTGCCAAATCACCAGCAGAAAGTGCGGCGGCCATATCTACCGCACTCAAACGGTCCACTACTCCTTGAATTTCTGTTGCTTCCAACTTCCATCCTTTAAGCACACTAATCAGATAACTCGTAGCATCAGCACTACTAATCATACCAAGCGTACTTAATTGCATAGAAGCCTCGGTTAATTGAGATGCTTCTTGTCCTTCATAACCAGCACGAAGCCAATCGTTTGCAGCTTCAGCAATTTCCTCGGTAGTTTTACCGATTTCTTTTGCCAAATCATTAAACTCAAGCATCATATCATGGATACTATTCTTAGTATACCCACTTGCGATTTGAAGGTCAACCATTTTCTAATCCAATCTTTCTGTAGCAGAAATAAAGTCATTAAAAACTTTCTGTATTTGTTGGAAAGAAAATATTTGCATTATAGCCATTCCAATTTGGGAAAAGCTATCTTTAAAATTATCCTTAAGTTGAGTTAAGAAACCTTTAGTTTGATTAACAGAATCTCCAACTCTATCCATTTCAATCTAGTTATTGTTTAAGATACGAGTTCTTTCTTGCTCTAACTTATTAATCTGCTCTTCTGTTAATTCAATACCATTTAAGGTCTTCTTTTGCTCATCATATTTATATTGATTTGCTAAATTATTCTTTTGGCTTTGCAAAGAATGAATAAAGGATTTGTTTTCAATAGCTGCATTGCCAGTTAAAGACATTCCCTTATTCTGTGCTCTTGCGATTTCTCTTTCAATTCTACCTTGTTCTTCAAGATTCCTATAATATCCAGTTAAAGTATTTTGAAGTGTAGGATTATTGTTTCTTGCTGCCTAAGCATATTTAGTATCAATATTTAAGCTCTTTTGATTTGCTTCACCAACGGTAGTTCTAAGAGTATTTAATTTTTTAACTCTTTCACTTTCAGTTAAGTATGTAGCTTTTGTAATTTCGTCTTCAATTCTCTTCTCATCTGTTATTTCACCAGTAAGATTAGAAATTTGTTGAAGTTCTTCAATTCTTTTTTGTAAATTAGCAGATTCTGTTTGCTGGGCTGTTTGTTTATCACCAGTTAAACTTTCAGCCTTGATATTAGATTCTTTCAGCTAATTTTGGAGACTTAAAAGCTCTTCGTATTGACTTAAAAGTAAATCTAAATCTTTTGTTGCTTCAGTGTTTTGCTGAGTAGTAACACTGGTGTCGTTTTTTTTCTACTTATTACTACTAAGAGCATTTATTTTAGCCCATTGCAACGTAGCAAGTCTGCTACCCTTGTCAGATAAAAGAACATTCCCTATTGCAACTTTGTCAGCTTCCCGAGGTGTGTTTAAAACCTTATAATCAAGGTTCTTTTCCGCCATAATTTTCTTTTGAAGATTAACTGTAGATTGCATGGTCGATATTTGCTGTTCAAGTTTTTGTGATTCTTCACTAGTATAACCGACACCATTTTGGGCTAATTCTTCTTGTTGCTTCTTTAAATTATTTAATTGGGTTTGATAATTTATTAATTTCTAATACTCTGTTAAATAACTACCAATAATAGCTTGCTCTCTTTTATCAATGCTACCATTTTCATCGGGAGCATAAGAAATAAAATTATTGTTAGCAGCTTTTTCAGACGCAAGAGGCTCTGACCTACCAAAAACTCTACCTGTAGTCATCTCTCTATTCATGAGAGTTGCTTGTTCATCTTTAGTTAAAGGTTCAGCCTTACCCTCTATAATATCATTCGCTCTAACAAGAAGGTCGTAAAATTCCTCTTCAGTTAAAGCCATGTGCTGAATTAATTGAGTAAATCCATCTTTAACATCAGCGATAAAAAGTGAGAAGTCTTTATCTGTGTCAATTCCACTTTCTTGATATAATTTTTGGAATTCGGGGTTTTGAGCATTAGCTAAAACACCGTACAATTGTCCCGCAAGTTGAAAACTTTCTGTACCATACGTCTTACCAGTTTTGGTATCAAGAATAAAATTCTGTGGAGAACCATCAGAACTCCTTGCAATCTAGTCAGGTGTAAAGGAATAATCAAAAGTTCCTTTTGGACCACTAAAACTCGCAGCCATAGGAGTTTCAGAGAAAGAAGTTAATTGAATATGAGCGTTATTTATTGCTTTAGTATAACTCTCGACAGCTCGCAATAAAAGTTGTTCTGCATTGTCAATACCAAGCTTGGATAAAAGGTCTGCTTTTTCTTTTAATACTCTTGCAAATTGTTCTTGAGCATCTACTACTTCTGTAGCACCATTCCATTTTACCTCAACATCTTTTCCAACAAAACCTTCAATTCCAGAAAATCCAGTCTTACTTAAAAGGTCAAAAACCTCATGCTCTAAATTGCCTTTTTCTCTGCTTATAATTGTATTTTTTTTCTTAGCGAAGTCTTGCGCAGTCATGCCAATTTTTTCAGCAGTTAATTGCTCTCCTTTAGGAGTGTTTGCAATAGCAGCCATAAAAGCTTTTTCATCGGCAATAGCTGTTGCAGAAGGAGTAAAGCCCTTTAAAGCTCCACCAAGTTGAGTAATACTTCTTAACTTGTTACCATTAGTATCGGTATAAGTATGTGTTGCATCATCATAAGATTGCAAATCTTTATATGTATAGCTTACACTACCACGTTCTGTTAATTTAGAATGGTCTTCTAAAGCAGAATTTAAATCTTCGGTAGCATTCTATTCTTCTTTTAATTGAGAAGCTAATTTTTCAGAAACGATATATTTCTTTTGTTCAGCTTCGGTCGCTTCATCAACTGCTGTAGAATGTTTTTGCCAATTCGTAGTGTTATTTTCTAAAGAAGCTGTTTCTTCAGGCTTAATTACTCCTGTATCATTACCAACTTTTTCGGTTGCTTTTTGAACTTCTTCAACATTAGCAACAACTTCTTGAGAAGCTTTGTCACTATAAGAAACAAGTTGATTTAGTAATCCTTCAAAAGTATAACGAACAGTTTCTCCAGAATCAAGCAATGCTTCTATAACTTGATTTTGTCCTTGTCCATTAATATTTTGAATAGTACCAGAAAATTCTCCTCTTTTGCTATTCTTGGCTGAAAAACTGCTTCCAGCAGATAAACCAGAGAAACGAATTTTTTCTTTTAATTGTTTTGTCGGGTCTTCTTTCTTTTCTGCAATAGCAGTTGTAGTAGTCTTCTTTTTGCCCCTATTCTTATAAGTAACAGGGTTGGTTTCTAAAAGAATCAGTTTGTTTAAATCTTCCGTGTAAAAATCTATTTCGGATTGTACTTCTGCGATTTGATTTAAAAGAGATTTTTTATCTCCTTCATTATCAACATTCTCAGCTAAAGATTTAATCTTTTCTAATTCTGCTTGCTTACTTTTAAGTAAATTCTTTAATATATCAATATTTTCAGAATTGTTTTTACCACCATATAAAGAGCCAGTTAAACCACCTTTGTAAGACAAAGCGGTTTTCAAAGCAGGAGTGGGATTTAATTCCAATTCGCCCCAATTAACCTCTTCTGGAGCCGCTCCCGTAGATTCATAATAAGCACGATTTATTCCCTTGTTAGGGTCTATTTTAAAACCAGTAGTATCAGTTCTATAATCAACAATTGAATTAACCCATTCTTTACCAGTTTTCTTTACTGTTTTAATAGAATCTACTGTCTATTCTTTTCCTGATTTATCAGTAATTGTTTCTTGAATTGTAGCCACACGAGAGATTTCTAAATCAAGATTATCATAAGCCTTATTCAGATTAACAATCGTTTGATTAATTCCATCTTCAACACCGCTTTCAATTTGGAAAAAAGCTTGAATCTTATCAGAAATATCTCCTTCTGCATTATCAAATCTGTTCTTTGCTGCCAAACTCGTCTCATATTTAGCCTTAATTTCTGGATTATTTGCAAAGAAATTATTTTCATAATTACTATAATCAACTGGCTCAAGTCCATTCTTAACTCTGGCTTCATTAAATCTTTGATGTCCAGCTTTTAAACTTGCTTTTAAGGTTTCTGGATAACTAACAATTTTAGAAATAGAATTACCAACAGTATCAGAATCCATTCCTGCCCAAGTAGGATATCCTTGCGCAATTTTCTTTAACGCTGTTGCTAATTCTGGTTGATTAATCTCTTCTACAATATCAGCTAACCAATTTAATCTTTCTGTTACTTGAGGAACAGAATCATCTGTTGCTAATTCATTTTTACTTCCTTGGAAAGCTGAAATTGCACCTTGAATTTTCTAAAATTCTGGTCCAAGTCCTCCAGCCATACGTCTTCTTCTAGCTTCCCATTCTGCATTGTAATTAGTAATAACAGGTTCAGCATAATCTTCAGCATTAACCAAATCTCCAAAAGTGGTTTTGCTTCCTTCGCTAACACTTCTATCTAAAGAACCTTTTGGAACTACTTCAGACATTCCCTTTTCACGGTCAATATCTAAACCAGTAGCATTAAGAATTCCTTCGGCTAAAGCTAAAACAGCTTGCGTTAATTCATCGGAAGCACCGTTAAACTCTAATAAACTATTTTTAATATCTTCACGACTGTTTTTTATCGCATTCCAAGCCTTATCCTATTCTTTCCTTTCGGCTATTTTAAAATCTGCTTCTCTTTCAGCCGCTTTCTAAATTTCTTTTTCACTTGTCTGGTCTGTCTTATTATTAGCAGTTTCATCTGACCAACCATACTCATTTGGTTGCATCTTAGTAACTTCCCCTTCTAATTTAAGACCAGTTCTTAATAAATTACTTAAAGCTGAATCACGATTAGGAATATAACCCTTTTCACTTCTAACCGCTTCAATTTCCTTCATACTCTTGGTACTTATTAAGGAATTCTTAAGTAGCTCTTTAATTTCATCCGAAGAAGTATTCTCATAAGAATCTTTAATACTACTAAAGATATCAGATAAAAAGCTTTTAATTAAACCATATTCTTTACTATCCCCTTTACCAGATTCTTCTAAAGAAACAGCTTTCTTCATTAAACTATCAAAAGCTTTTTCTAATCCTGTTAAAGAAGAATTCCTCAAATCTCCAACCCCGCCAATATTTTTGGGGTTAGCTAAACGAGCATCATCAACAATAACTGTCTTCCTTGATTTACCTTCTGAATCAATACCAGAAACATATTTACCATCTTCTGTTATAAAAGAACCAAAATATTTAGAAGCCAATTGTCCTTTTGTCTAATCAACTTTTCCGCCAGATTGATATCCATATACTGTTCTACCACTCTTACCACCAGAAACAGTCTTCCTACCAGATTGAAATTCATTCTCAACTTGAATCATCAAATCAGACAATATCTTATCCTTGATTTTATTAAAATCAGTGTCAGACATTCCAGAAGATTTGGCCTATTCTTTTATTTTTTTATAATATGTATCAACCCTTGCTTGTTTTTCTCCCTGCATTTTGTCTGCTTTAGAAGAAAGTTCTCTTACTTTTTGAGTGGTACTTTTAGGAGCCGGCTCTTGAGAAGTTACTTTAGTAGAAGCACGAGTCTTACCTTTTGTGCCAGCAGCCTCCACAAAATCCTACATTGCTCCTTTATCTACAATAGCTTTAAAAGATTCAATTTCTTCTCCATATTTTTTTACCAAAGAATCTAACCCTTTAATAAAATCAATACGACTTTTAATATAATCTTCTATCTTAGGCAAAGATTCACTTCCTTGCCCAATAGAATCTATATCTTTAGACATCTATACAGCATTTTGTCTTTGTTGCGTTAAAGAAATTTTCTTTTTTTCTAAATTTTGAACATATTTACTATTATTATAATTATTATTAGCATAATCATATTTAGCGTTAAATTTTTCTTGGGATGATAAATTTTTGCCTTTTATACTCTTTTCAAAACTCTTGTTAACATTTTCCATTCTTTGTTGAAGTTTTTGCTCGATTTCTCCAATCTATTTATCTAATACCTCAACACTTTTATCTAAACCCAATTTTATTTGGACTTCGTATTCATTCATATAAATTCTCCCTCCTATTAATTAAGTTTTATTCCATATTTTTTTAAAACTTTAGGCTTAACTACCGTATTAAATCTTTTTTCAAATTCTCGTTGACTTCGTGTATAAGCTATTTTATAAGTCTCTTCAATAGGAGAGAGACTTAAATTATTTCTATTATTATTTGCTCTTGTCATATTCCAAAAATCAAATGTTAATTCTTGCACTTCATCCCACTAAGATAATGAATCAAAACCCGCAAAATCCTCTTCGAATTCTGCCTCATTAAATAAAGTTGTAGCCATATCAAAAACTAAATCTGTATCGCCAAATTGTTTTATTGTAGATTCTCTTACTGCATTTTTATTAAATGCTTTCTTTTCTTTTTCTATCGGCTTTAAAAATTTTAATTTATTTTTATTATAAGTCAAATCAGGCCACAAATTTTTTGTACTCGGAACAAAAAATAAAGAATCCATTAAACTATCTTTATCATAATTGTCCCCGTAATAATTATCAAAAACACTTTCAAAAACATTTTTGACTAAAGACATATATTCAAAAGAAACTTCATTCTTAATGGTTGCCATTCTTTGAGGCATTTGTTTTTCTATTTTCTTTACAATTTCTTTACAAGCATCTTCAAATGCTTTTGAAACTGTATTTGATAAATCACTCATATTCTTTTCCTTTCTTTAAACTATTAAAGAGGGAAGCGTTTTACTTCCCTCTTTTAGATATATAATATGTATCTCTAGCTAGAGAACCACAATTTAATGTGGCTTAATCCTTTTTGTTTGCTTTTTTCTCTTTACCAGTTCTAATAGCTTCTAATTGAGTCAACTTTTTAATAGCTTCTGTAGCTTTATCTGCATTTTGAGACTTGCTTAATGCTTCATAAAGTTCTCTAATTTCCTTAAGAGCTTCTTTATCACTTGCCATCTTATTTAAAAGCTCTTCATTCTTCTTCGCGGATTCAGCAAGTGCCTGATAATTAATATTACTCAACAAGCTATCCAAATCTTTCATTGCATAAATATTTAAAGATTCTTGAATCATTTCTTTCATCTCATTATAATCTTTTTCGCAATATTGCAAAATAAAAGGAGCAAAAATTGGATAAAGTAAATCATAAGTTTGATAAGTTTGTAAATCTTTATTAGAAACATCAATCATTGCATACTCGGCAAGAAGAACATTAAAGAACATATTCTTTCTTAATGATACGACTCTAATTTCTTCCATTTCAACATCTTGATTGTTCATATCAAAAATAAGAGTCATCATTGCTCTCATCTTATCAAGGATTGGAAGATAAGTACGAACTGTTAATTTATTTCCAAAAGCATTCAAATCTTCCTGTTTAATTTTACCAGAAATAATTTTAGAAGCGTTGTAAATCAGCTCTTCCAGAGTAATTTTCTCAACTTTTTCCTCGTTTTTTTGTTCGTTCTGGGTCAAATCGACCTGTTTTTCATCAAACAAAAGTTTGTTTTCATCTGCCATTTTTATTCTCCTTTTAATCCTTTTAATTATCAATACTAATACCAAATAAATCTTCAAGCTCTTTATCATCTTTTGGAGCGAGATACCGTTGCGTAGTACTGATATTATCGTGTCTTGCGATAAGTCTAAGTTTTTCAATGGGGATTGGAGGCATATTATTATCAATTAAATGTTGATGTGTACCATTAGAATAATTCTCTAATGCGCTATGACGTAACGAGTGAACGTTAAAAGATTGCTCTTCTCCAGTCATCTGCTCAACTAATTTTCTCCATCCAACTACCCATTCATATAAATTCCGTGGAGATGCAGCTTTTCCCTCCGCATTTACAAACAACTCAGGGATGTCATCCTCACCTCTTTGTTCTAAATATTTCTTTGCTGCTTTTTTGGTGTAATCAAAATAAATTAAAGGAAAAACCTTCCGTCTTTTTCCTACCACTGGCGAAGTGCAATTCCTATCATCGGTTACACTATTTTTAAGTACTTGAGCCAACTCATTCTTTCTCGCAGAACTTTCATAAGCCAAAGCTAACAAAGTAGCATCTTTATATCTTTCATTTTCCATAAAATAATTATAGAGTTCCATAATTATATCATTAGAAAGAAATTCAATCTCACGGACAGCTTCTTTAGGCAGTCCCTTAACCTTTGAAGCATTGTTAATTAAATAATTATAATCCTGCTCGTTAGAAGCATATTCAAGCATCGTTCTAACCATTGACATAAGACGATTAATGCGTGCCGCACTTACTCCCAATTCTTCAGAATAATAAAGTGTAAAATTACGAAAATCTCTCTTACTTAACTCTAAAATACTTTTATTATCTAGCTTTTGCTTAATATAAAGTAATACAATTCTACCATCATTATAGTACTATGCAATAGTTGATGGTTTCTTTTTCGTCGCCTTACATTCAATTATAAAATCATCAAGTAAATCTTTATTTTCTCGATTTACTTTTTTATATTCTTCCTCATCAAAAATTTTATTATAAGGTTGTTGACGAGCCAAAATTATCATCTCCTTCTATATAATACTCAAACACAAATCTATTTTTGTGGTCTCTATCGCAACAATCGTTACTTCTTCCTTTTAACTAACTACATATACTAGATGGAGAAATATTATATTTTTTACAGGCTTCTTTACTGCTTTCAAAAATTTCTCCTGTTGTTATGCAAAGAACACTTTTCTTTAGCTAATTCTTTTTAGGTTTAAACAATTCTGCTAAATTTTTGTCAGCGTATCTCCACAATAGCGGATTACCATTTTTATCCTTGCCAGCCGAAGTCTATTTTCCTCTACAAACCATTGCAATATCACTATGGTCAATTTTTAATAAAGCCTCCACTTCTGCGGCTGAATTGTAAACAATTCCTGTATTTACGCAAACAACAGCCAAACAATTATTATCCCATACTTTTTTCCTCATAATATCTCTATCTGGCTATTTTTTAGCAAAACTATGCTCATAAGCCGCTGTCCTCTATTTACATTTTTTTCGTTCTTCATCTGTATAAACATGAGGATTTTTAATTTTTGCCTCTCTTATCTTTTGTTTTGTTTCTTCAGACAGGCGCTTTCCATACAAAGGTGATTTTTCTCCAGAAATACTCTAAACAAACAATTTTCTTGAATATTCATACTCTTCTGGTGTTGGAACATATCTATTCTGGCTCTTTTTGCCCTTTATGTGACTCATATTCCAAAAAGCCCAAGTTAAACTCTAATCAGACGGGTTTTCTTTTGCTAGTAACTAATGGGCATAAAAATGTTCTTGCGCCAACAAATAAATTAAATTCTTTTTGTCGTTAGTCCCACCTTTACTTTTAGGCTTTATATGATGTCTTTCCATATAAACAGTTTTATATTTTTTGTTTTCTCTACCTTGTTTAATTCTGTTTATGTAATTATCATACTTTTCGTCATCTAAAGGGACAAATGGGGTAATTTCTTGTAATAATAATTTTTTCATATCTTAAACTCCTTACTTTTTAAAATATAAAAATAGAGCTACAAAGATAATTACTTAGTAAGGAATAAGTAAAATGGACGCGCTTTCCACTGTCTCTTTGCAACTCTTATTTAATTATATCATATTTTTTTATTTTGTCAAGTACTTTAAATATTTTCCTTTCTAATATCTTCAAGCATTTTCTTTATATTATAAGTATAATGAGTCCTCTTTATTTTTTGTTCAATTATAATTGCTCCATATTGAATACAATCTAATTTATTAATGGATTGTTTATCATTTTCACATAAAAACTTACTAAAATTCTATATAGATAACCAGTAAGTTACATTATTTGAAATGTCTTCATCATCTCTAAAATTAAATAAAAAGCCAGCGAATATACCTTCCTGTTGAGCAAACTTCACTAAACTGTTAATCTAATGAGCTTTAATCATTTTGGAGGTTTTGTCTTTTATATCTCTCTATATAGTCAAAGATTTATAACAAGTGCTTTTGCACTCAATAGCAAATAAATTAGGAAGCTCATACACCAAAAAATCACAGGGATTTTCAGGCTGAAACCTTGAAGTTTTTTCATGCTACCAAGATAAAGAAGTATCATGCAATCTTAAGACAAACAACTCGTCATTCTTAGCGGCTTCTTGAAAATCTTTTTCAAAAGCTTTTCCTTTATTCATCTTTCACCTCTTTTAACCTTTTTGGAATGGGAAAAAAAGAGATAGCCCAACCTTACTCAGTTAAGCTATCTCCTTTCCCATGAACGTTGATTATCCAGTTCAATCATTCAAAACTTTTTTAAGCCACAAACTTTAAGTAAGGGCAATTAATTCCAACCGTCATAGTAGTCATCATCTTCATAATGCTTCTTTTTCTTTTTACGGTTTTCATATCTATTTCTGTTTCGAGTCTTTTCGTAATCCTCTTCGAATTCAAAAATCTCTTCTTCTTTTTTCTTCTTCGCTATCTATTTTTTCTTAACCGGCTTTCTCTCCTCAGATTCATCATCTCTGTACTAATCAAAAGCCTAATTTTTATTTTTCTTACCCATAAATTCTCTCTTATTTTTAGTTAAACATAATAGAACTTAATATCACTAAGCCCTTTATCATAATCAAAAACAAAAGCAATGCATCCAGCATCAGCCATAGTATATCCACTCTTTGTAGTCCAATTATCCATCTTTGTCATGGCGGAAAGAATGAAAATAGAAACACCATAATTTTCTCTCAAAGCCCAATCATTGTGATGTAAATGACCACACAACCAATAATGATAAGATGTCTGCCCCCAATCTTCTTTAGCTTCGGTCTGCATCAAACCATTAATACGGTCTTTTTCATCACTACCATGAGTCAAGCCGAGAAGAGTTTTGCCAACTCTAATATATTTTCTTGGGAAAGGACTTGCATCAACTTTAACTTCTTCTACATTTTTATAATACGCTTCAATTATCTGCATTAACGCAAATTCTTCAAATCGAGAGTGATTCCGAGAAACAAATACAACTTCTACTTGCGCCACTCTACTAAGCATATCTATAACTTCAATCAAAGCTTCTGTGCCTTTTTTGAAGATAGTATTAAAAGTTCCTTCGTTATCCTGCATGTGAGATTGACTTGTTGTGTAACCAGTAAAGCTACTGTTAAGATAATCGTTACCAACCATATAAATAATCTTTCCCACATTATTCCAATATACAGAATCAATCATCTTCTTAGTGGTAGAAAGCATATTTTGTCTTGCAATTTCCATATTATACTCAACCCCTGTTTCATAGGGCTGAGAAATTCTACCAAAATGTACATCAAGATGACTGAAGAAAACTACATTAGGTTTATTGCTAATATCTCCTCTAATATGTTCTGTCTTACGAGGAGATTTAAAACCTTCGAAATATTTTCTGAGCTCTTCTAAATCTAAGCCACAATCGGTAGGCTTTACAGTAATACGAGAAGAATAAAGATTCTTTAAACCACCTTTGCCATCACCCTGTTGCCAAATACTATTCTTAGCATTAAGCAATTCAAACTGAACTGGATTATACCCGTGTGCTTTTAAAAGAGCTGTTTTATCCGTAAGCTCATCTTCTGACAAAGCTACGAATTTTTCACTTGTTCTCACACCGTTACTATCTAAAGTAGTAGTATTCTTAGTAGGAATATTTTTATTAACAGGCTCATTAACCCATCCTGAAGCATTAAATTCAGAATAAAGCAGCGCACCTCTACGAATTGTATCAATAGTCAGAGAAGGTAAACCATACTTTTTACGAATATCATTTGCATTACTCCAAGTTGCATCACCATTTGAAATATCCATCATTAATTGACGCATTTCACGAAGATAACCTTCGGGTACTTTATCTGTAACTAAAGCCATTTTGAATCTCCTTAATTAAGAATTTGTGAAATATCATCAACAATATGGTCAACCAAAGAATACTGCAACTGTTGAACATCATCCAAATACCAATCAGTCTTAAGCTTCTTAGTTAAGGTAGACTTGGAAATAGTGGTGTTTTCTATAATATTATTATGAACTCTGGAAATCAAATTTTTATATTGTTGATTTTGCTGTTGAACGGCGTTAAAATCACCCCGTTGCATAGCACTACCAGAATGCAGGAGTGCCGTAGAGTTCTTTAAACAATATCTATGACCTTTATGACCATTAATAAGAATCATAGCACCGCAACTCATAGCACAAGCAAGATTAACGGTGACGATAGGCGTCTTAGAAAGCTTCATAACAGACAAAAAGCCCATCGCTGAATACAAATCCCCACCATAAGAATGGACGTAAATAAAAATCTTTTTACGGTTCTCAACAGGAATATCTTTATCAGCATCCTCTTTGTTCCAGCGAATAATTTGCTGCATTTCTTGAAACAAAGTTTCGTCGATGTCCTTAGTTATCCACAGCTCCCTATTTTTAAGTGACCTATATTTCTAAACTAAAATAGGGTCTGGAAGTTGTAAATTAGCTTCTGGACCAAGTTCCTCTAAACAAAACAAATCATCTAAAGTATCATTCTTAATTTTATCCATTTTAATACCTTTTAATCCTTTTATTTTATTAAAAAATATATTTGAAGAAAAAGTAATTGTTAAATAAACAAGATTTTAACAAAAGGTTAATTACTCCCTGTCCTGTTCTTCTTTATTGCATAAAACGCTAAAGCTAAACTCTAACGTCTTAAGAAACTCCTTGTACACATGGTACATGAGATATGTGGCTCAGACTCGTTTTACGAACCCGTAAATTTGGTCTTCTTTAAGTCCTCATCCTGTGCTCATGGACACCACATTAAAAAGCTGCAAGACTATGCCTCGTAGCTGGCCTAAATATACAACATGGTATATAAGGTGGTAAGGTTTATGCCGACACCTTAAAACGCCTTTCTCTTCCGCTTGAAACCACGCATGAAAGTATGTTGGTCGGACAGTTTTAATTGCTACCCTGTGGAAACCTGACAACCCTAATAAGCCTCCATTGCATCACTGGATGGTAGCCCAATATACAACTTCTCTGGCAACCCTGACCTCTTGTGTCAATAGGTTTATTTAAACTTTATTTGCACCTAAAATTCATAATATATTTAAGTATTACAAATAAAGATTAAAAACTTATTTACATTATAAATCTTCTTCCTTCTCATATTGTTCTGCATAGGAGCGCAGATAATTAATAACATCACTTTCTAAATACCAAGCAGTATATTCACCCGTAAAATATTCTGCTGAACAGTTATCAGGAAGCATCTCAATTATTTCTTCCATAATATCTTTAAGATTCATATTTTTTCCTTTTTTTTATTTAAAGTAAAATTTCTGTGGATTTATTTACAACTATCACTTTATCTGTTCTATTTCGCTTGCTAATAGCTTTTCTTAATTCTTCTGCAAAAACTATTTTCCCATCAAAATCTCCATGAACAAGAGCAATTTTTTCATAACTTGCCTGACCATATCCACCAGACAGCAACTTAAGTAATTCATCATGTTGAATATGGCTAGAAAAACTTTGAAGATTAATAACATTTGCTCTACATGGAACAGATTTTCCATTAATCGCAATAGTTTTTGTTTTCTTTTGTTTTATCTTACCAGCCAAACTTGTAGGAGTTGCGTAACCACAAAAAGCAATAATATTTTTGGAACTTGGTAGTAATTTTTCCGCCAAATAAACGGAATACCGCCGTTGCATAAACCGTGATGAGGCTAAGAATAAAGCTGTTGAATTTTCTTTGGTATGTTTGTTCAATAAATTTTCCAAAGTCTCAAAATCTTTTACAAAATGAACTTGACCCCAACCTCTAATTTTTTGCCACTTTTCGAGTTCTTCTCCTTTTAAGTGTGTATCAAAAACGTCACAAATTTTACACGCTAGTGGAGAAGCCACATAAATTGGACAAGTAAACTTTTCATCAGTATAAAACAAATCAAACAATATACTTAAAATAATTTGAGTTCTCATAAAGCTAAAAGTCGGGAACAAAATTTTTCCGTCTTCTCTATCTATTACATAATCGTATACTATAGACTTAATTTTTTCTATGTCTTTTTCTCTATCTTTCCCATTCGCACTTCTTTTAGCATCAGCATAGGTTGTTTCAGAAATTAACAAATTAGAACTTTGAATAGGTTGAAAAGTATTGGTAAACAATTTAGGCATTGCTATATTTCCCATGTCTCCTGTAAAAGCAATCTTTTTAATTGTATTACCATTTTTAATATAAAGAATAATACCAGAAGAATGTAAAGTATGGCCAGCAGGAACAAACTCCACAGTAATATCTTCATCAATTTTTATCTTTTTATTAAATTCGCATTCTTCTAATAGCATTGTAGCAGCGTAAACATCTCCGTTATCATAAATTGGAGGATAATTTTTCTTAAACTTCTTGGTTAAATCAAGAGCGTTTCGCTCCATGATATTAGCACTGTCTAATGCCATCGGTTTAAAAATATCTGTAAATCCTTCAGGGACAAATGCTTTTCCCTTAAAGCCTCTTTTTACTAACAAGGGGAACAAAAGGCAATGGTCCCCGTGATTATCACTCATAAAAACATAATCAATATTTTTTGTTTTAAATTTAAAATTTGCATTATTTGCCTGATATTCGCCAAGCAAACTTTTTTCTCCTTGCACAAGACCAGCTTCTACTAAAATAGAACGCTGAGGTTTTCCCCATGTGATTAAAGTCATAGAACCAGCAACGCTCGTAGCATTATTACCAATAAAACTTACTCTAATCTTGTCTTTGCTTTTACTCATACTTTACCCCCTACGTTATTATAGGAACTTATATTATATTTCTATAATACAAATAATACAATTTTTTTAATTGTAGATTTTTGCCTTGATATATTTATAACATTATTATTTGTATACATATAATAACAAATATTAATGTTTCTGTCAAGGACTTTGAAAAAAATCTTTACCGAATAAAATCTCCTTTAAAAAGATGTTTTTCAAAATCCTTGATTTTACTGAGAAAAATACACTTATTTTACCAAATAAAAGTATCATTTTATTCTCTTTCGCGTCTAAAAAGAGGATGGGATTAACCCCATCCTCAGTTTATTTGTCATTACTTACTCTTTTGTAAATCTTTGTACCAAGAAGGCAATTCAAATTCAACAGTCTCACCAATAGAGTATTTACCCAAACCGTTCATCGTGAGACCTATACCATTTTCAAGAATTACCCAAGCAGAAGTCTTCCACTTACTATGTACAATACCTCTTGCCCAACCTTCTTTTAATTTAGACTTTTCAGCAATAGGCTTAACTTCTTTTTCAGTGACACTTTTTAACTCCTGCTTAACAGGCTCAACAATTTCTTCTTTTACAATTTCCTTGTTGTGCTTGTTTTTATCATACTTCTTATATTGAATCTGCTTCTCTTTATTTTCTTTTTTTGGAGAAACTTCAATATCAAAAGCGCTGTTCATTTCATCCATTTCTTAATCTCCTCTCACAGCTCGTCATGGCAGGAGAATTTTCCCATGCGCACTTCTAATGACAATATTTTTGATAAGGACAGAGCCGATGAGGTTCTTTCCCATCGACTCTGCACATTATTCTTCCACCATTTTCCTGCTGTGCATTACTGCAAAGCATTTATTTTAATCTCCTGTTCGTTAATTAAATTAAGCAACAGTAATATTCATAGTGTCGGAAAGTTTGTCATTAGGTACAAACTTAACAGTAACGACACTAGTATCCGTAACGGTAACAATACCATTAGCATAAGTGCTAGAACCAGTGGTAACAGTAACATTATACTGGTCAGGATTCAACTTAATAGGAGCGCCATCAACAGGGCAAGCATAGACGTTAAGTTCAATCTTATCGCCAGCCTTGGCGGTCTGGTTTTTGTCCTCAATAACAATACTGGCGAACATATCAGCAGCAGTTTTATTCTCAAGAACCTGAACGATTTCAGCATAAACACCGTCGCCATCACAACCAGCACAACCAGAAGCAAGAGCAGAACCCTCAATAGAAGTGTTAGAAACACCAGAAGCGCTCATGCTGAGTTCCTGAGAACCATTGAGCATGAAACGAGGAACCTTGATGATAACCTTACCAGCAAGGGTAGAGGTCTCAACATCACAAGAACCACCGTTGTAAAGATTAGCCTCAAGAATGCAAGTCAGAGTCTTAGGAATGAAGTTAGCGCTAATAGTAATCTTAGAAGCAATGTCATTATGATACATATAACGAACACAAACTTCAGCGTCCTTCAGAGCTTCACCGAGAGCGACTTCATTAACACCATCACCAGTAACGGCATAACGCTGATAACCCTCATCGGTGCCAGATTTCTTAACATAAGCATAAACATTGGTATTACCAACCATAGGAACAGCCTTGTAAGACAGAGTAACCTTACCAGTAGCATCAGCAGTGAGCTTCTCATCTTTAATGGCGTCACCACCGAGTTCAACATCAGAACCAGTGTTCATGGCAAGATACTCAAGGCTAAACATAGCATCAGTCAGCTTCAGGTCAAAAGTAGAAGTATGCGCATAACGACCATAAAGTTTATTGCCTTGTCCAGCGCGGAGGTCTTCGAACGAAATTCCTATAGTAATACTAGAATCAATCAGAGTATTTGCAGTAGCAACAAGGCGCTCGCCATCGAGAAGAGTGGCGCGGCCTACACCAGCTAAAACATTTTAATTTAAAATAAGACGCTACTCTTATTTTGCTTTCGCCTTATATTTTCATATAAGATTAGACCATATCATTACCTTTTATTAAAGGCAGTCTCCACTTCTACCACCAATAGCTTGTGGTATACTTCCTTTCGGAATGGTCGTTGAACTTTTCTTTATTCAAGACTTAGCGGCTGATTACCCATTATTCAATACTTAGGATTTAACCATATATCATCTGTTTATTTCTTTTTACTTTCGTGGCGTTCACAATTAGGCATATTTCATCCTTTTGTTGTAGCATAAACAGCTTTAGGGAATTCCAGCAATTCAAAGACTATTTTTACATACACATCGCTGTATACGGTTACTCTTTAGCCAAGCAAATGCGGACTCGGCATCCGATAACATAATATATATCCTCCTTATTTATTTATTAGTTCTTGATATCTTAGAAATTTTCTTTCTAAATATATAGAACAGTCTTCATAAATATAAGATAAAAATTCTTTAACAGAATCTTTCCTACATAAAACCAAACTACTTCCATTACCAGTTGACCTAGTAATGTAATGTATGTTCGGGTTAATTTGGTTTATTTTTTCTTTAAGAGATTCTATAAAATCTTTACTACTTACTACAGAAGCTTGCCGATTAATCGTACTTTTGCCTCTATATAAAGTAATACTTCCATCTCCATCAAAATATCCTCTAAGAAAATGTCTTAAAAGAGATTTGTCTAAATAATCTGGAAATTGCAATACCAAAGACTTCCTTGGTACACATCCAAGTTTATCAAGAATTTCACAAAAATATTTACTAGTAAAACTTAATTTTGTAGAAGTCTAACCATTTTTGTGATTATAATCATACAATGGTCTATTATTTTCAGTTACTTCAGCAAATTTTTCTAATATCGCAGAATCAGTTTTTACCAACTCAATACAAACTACATTTCTTTCTTTTAAATTACATCCATCAGCAAATAACAAACCCAAAAAATAAGCTTTATCTTCTGAATCAATCTTGTCAAAATAATGTTCATTAAAAGAATACTATCTCTTAAAATGTCCATCTCTTGCTTTAACTCCATTCTTTTTAAGAATGTCGCAAATTGTCGATTTATTACACCGATATTTTTCTGCCAGCTATCCAGAAGACAATCCAGACTCATATTCTTTTATAATATTTTGTTTTTCTTCAGTCGTAAATTTTTCCACTTTTTCTCTCCATTATGTAACAGAAGCAAACTTCTTTTGGAAATCATTCATTGTCATGATTTCCTTAGACATATCCTTCTTGTTATCAGTAAATATCCAATGGTGAATGTCTCCATCCTTGAACTAAACCATCCGAGACATAGCACCCTAAATCTAAGCATAATAATACCCCTTAGCATCAATGGTTTTTAGCATTAAAGAAAGTTTTCTCAAACTTACTTGTTCTTTTAACATCTCCATAGTATATGAAGAACTAATAGATATACAAACAAGCATTTTTTCCAAACTTGGAGAAGTGTAATTCTTGTTCTACATCCTCGCCTTTAATTCCATCTCTTCTCTTAAATTAGGGTCAATATACTTATCTCCATCATAATCTAAAATGTTTTGATGCGTGATAATAGCTATAAATTCATCAAGTTCTTTAGGCTCTAAAACTATATCATATATATATAATTTTTTCATACCATTAGCTTCTGTTTTTATACCATAAATATCTCTCATCTTACTTTTACATTCTGGACATATAGCATAATTATTAATAAACTCAAGAGCTTTAACTTTCTTTTCAGTTTCGCTTAAATTATCAGGTAATGTTTCTTGAAATTTAGCATATTCTTTGATAACTTCAAACTAAGTTCGTTTGAATCCACAATGAGGACAAAACAAACCATTTTTTTCATGGAGCACAAGTTCGAACATATTAATTACCTAAGAAGTAACCATAGGTCCATATTCTTGATTTTCCATGTTCTATATTAAATATGCCATATAAGACATACCAATACCTTCAGGATTAGCCACTTTTTTAGTGGTTTCTATTCCATTTTCATCTACAACTTTTATTTCTTTAATATTTTTATCTTGAGTAAAACAAGATAAATTAGCATAAAAATTATAGTAATCTTTCGTTAAAACTGGATAAATTAACAAGCCTTTAAATGGCACTGGTAAATCCAGACCGAAATAGGCTTGTTCGTACATTTCCATTTTAGCTTGTAACTCTTTAGATATTGCCAATTAAGACACCCCACTCATGTAGCATCCTAATACAACTTTAATTCCTTCAAAATTTCTGTTGTTCCAAATTCCATATTGAGCCTATTGGAATCTACTCATCATTGTTGAAAACTCTAAATTGCCAACACCCTGTACATGAGCGCCATTGAGCAAAAACAAAACAGCTTTTAACAAAGTAGAAACACGGCTTTTTCCAGTAATAGGAATTTCAACCCCGTCAACCGTATCAACAGGATAAGTTTTATCATCATCACTTGGATTGATATTAATACATTTATTATGTGTAATTATATCAATTCCAAAGTTAACAACAGCTTTGTATCTATCTGTAGGAATAATTTGGTCGATATAAATTTTTAATAACGTACTTTCAACCGTCCAAGCATCTTCAAAATGAGGACTTCTAAAAATACGTTTGTCGGTTTGTGTTATATCATCAGAACATATTAAAGAAGTAATCTATTGATATGTAGGCAATTCTCTATTAAGAGCATCTGCATCATTATAATATAAAAGTTTCCAAATAATATGAGTTTGTTCTAATTCTTCAGGAGTTTTTTTATTAGGAGATAACAAATAATAAATTATTCTATCTTCTACTCCATCTAAATTTACAAAACGGTTAAATGCAGATGGTGCATAACTACTATCTAACATTAATAAAAACCCCCCAATTTAAAACTAAAAGTCTCACTAATAGTAACCCCTGCAACATCAGGGTCGATACAAGTAGCAATTACATCTAATGTACCTCTATTGCAAGCTTTTAAATTTTTAATCTTAAAGGTGTTATCACCAGTTTGTTCAAATTCATAATATTTAGACCAATTTTCTTCTTTTATACCATTTAAAACAACTTTGTACTCGAAGTGAGTGGGAAGTGTACCACCTTTGAAACTTAATTCAGTTTCACATTCTTTGCTATTGCCAAGAATTATTTTATAATCGTCACAATCTTTAAGAGTAATATGATACTCCTCATCGTGAAGGTCTTCCTTTTTTGGAATAAGATATAAAGGAGCATTATTAGCGACACGTGTTACAGCATCGTCATTAGCACTCCATAAATCTTTATCCAACGCCAAGACCACGAAAGGTATATCTTCTAATCCAGTAAAACCACTCTTTGCAAAAGTTTTGGTAGATGTACTCTTTATAACAGCTTTAACTTTATATATAGCATTATTTTCAATGTCGTTCTAATCTGTGCCACCAAGAATAACTCGGCTATTAATTTTAACAGCATTTGAAAAATAATTTAATTGCATCGTGACATACCACTCAGCTTGAGGTATTACCAAAGTTTTGTTATAATACTGGTTCATATATTTCAATTCGTTTTCCAGTACAATAGGCTCATACCTTATTTCAGTGGCATCTGTTTGACTGTTTGTTGAAGACCCAAGTAATGCAATATTAGCATTACACCTACGAATTACACAAGAATTCCGTGGATTTATAGGAGAATTATTTATAGCAATCCAAACACTCGTATTATAATGTTTTTCTTCCTCTGTCATAACGCTTAAATCCTGAAATTCCAAAGAAAAACGATATCTTTTTCCAAGAGGATTGGGATATTTCAAATCTCTAAAAGAAATTTCTGCCCAATCTGTACCCAAATCTTCACCACGTTCACCCTTAACATTTCTTATAACAACAGTCTCAAGAGGTGTATATTCAGGCATTTTGGTTGTGTATTCAATTTGTCGGTCTTTTTCTTCTTCTATGTCAACAGTATTATATCTATATTCCCAATCCTAATCGCGTTTATATTGCAGATTTTGAATATAATAATTATCTCCAACCATATTATGTTTTAAACGAGCTTTGAGCATGATACTGCTATCAACAATATCAGTAGTATTTAAAATCGCCATTTTAATCCATAATCTCCTTAGCCTTCGTTTTTGTATTTCTTTAATAAATACTCTGCATAATTGATTGATTCAAATATTAATTTCTTAATCTGTCCTTTATCTAATTGATTCGTTAAAATAGCATTGATATTAATTATAATACTTACTAATTCACCATCAAAAAGAATATTACTTGACGAAACATACATCATTATTCCACCACAATACACACGGTAATTATAAGTGGAATCGGGTTCTTGAGATTTGTCATATACATAAAGAACTTTCTTCAATTTTGAAATTATTTCTTCTAAGCATATAATTTTCTCATTAATAGATAAAACTACTTTGAAGTTCTTGTTGTCTTTATCCATCTTTACCCCCTTCCTATAAACTTACTACCACCCATAAAACGGATTTGCCATGCAAGTCTATTTTGATAATTGTATATTTCTGAATCAAGTTGGTCTACCCATTCGTTTTTCGCTTTTAAGATACGGTCATTAGACATAATCTTGAAATCGCTGTCTTGCATTAAATTGCGAATATCTAATAACAAATTGCGTTCTTCTTCTCCCCATGCCTTTACAAGCAAACGAGCAAGAATATCTTTAACATAACCTACCACTAAACTTGTACCATTTACATTTTTGTTAGTTAAACCTTCAAAATTATCAGTAAATTCACCAACGTAATATTGTTCAACTGCATATTGCTTGCCTTCAGGTAACACATCAGGGAATTCTACAGTGTGAGCTTCTTTATCAATCGAGCCTTGCACCAATAATTCTCCTTCAATATAATTATATATTGAATTATCCTGAATCTCAAACTCAGGGTCAAGTTCGAATTTATTATTCTTACCATCCCCTTCAAAAACTTGCATGATACCTTTTGGTTCTTTATATTGAGATAAACGTAAAGAAACGCTTAGAGGGTTGTTAAACATAGATATTGCATTTTGCAAATAGGTGTACATTATCTTATTAAATTGCAAAGGATTAGTTTCATACGCTGTCGTAATCCTTGGGTCATCAAATAAGGCTATTGCTTTTCGATAGACATCACTAAACAAAATGCCCATTTAAACCCTCCTTATTTGTTTAATGTCTTATTGAATCAAAATTCATTTGAGCCAACAGATTGTCAAAAACACCCTTGTTAGAAATTCTGTTTAGAAGCTCAACTTTACTTCTAACACGATATTTAGCATCATTTTCATAGCATTTTCCAAGCCAATAAGAACAAATAAAGTCTTTATCAGCTTCAGTCAAAGAATTCATGTAATCCTCAAGTTCACGCTCACTCTTCTTGTAAATATTTACGAGGTCTCCCTTCATAACAACAGCATGACCCTCTCTCTTCAAACAAGATACATTATAACGTTCCGCAACATCGGCGAATTCGGGAGCCAAAAGAATAATTTCTTTATCGAACCACTTACGATATTTGGAAACACATTCCTCAAACTGTTGCCAGCTAAGAACACGCTGTTCACCGAGAGTATGGAAATTAATAGTCAAACCAGTAAGTTGAATAGCGGTTGAAAGCCCACCAAGCAACTCACGATTATGAACAATAACAATTTCCTTGTCACTCTTTCTATTGCCAAGAATTTCCAGAAGTCTTTCTGTTGTATTAGAAGTATTATCCTGTACTTCTTTTTCCTTAAAAGAACTTTCTGTATCGCCCTCTCTATCATTCAAAGTAGATTCTTTGATTGCTTCTGCCAACTTTTCGTTCTTTGCTTTCTCTTCCTTGAGTTCACTACTCAAAGATTCAATTGTAGACTGGAACTTTGCCATCATCGCTTGAATATCTTCTAACGAGATAGAAGACTGAGTAGCAGGAGACTCCTTAACAGAAGTCTCCGCATTCTCAGCAATTTGTTCCTTATTAGTTTCGTTTACAACTTCTTCTGTATTTTTAATAGTTTTCTTATTTACAGCCATTTTTTACAATCTCCTTTTAAACCTTTTAAACATATCTGGAGCAACCAGAATTTACAAAATTAACTAATTATTATAATTAATTATTTATAATTAGATTATAATTTGATATTAGTTAAGAGTAATAGCACCAATCTTGCTACCTACAATAGCGTCCATACCCATACGCATGTCAACGGTGAAACCGTAAGTATGGTCAGCAGCAAACAGGGGGTCCTTCTCAACAGAAACGGTATTACCTTCCATGACAACCTTGATAGGCTTGTTCATGCCAAGAGGAAGCATGTAAATAATATCATCGGGAAGAACGACTTCAGGCTCACCATTGATGGTGTTAGGAACAAGAGCGTTACCCAGTTCAATCATAGGAACATTTTTATAATCAGGCAGGAAGCCATCTCTAACAATAGCGCTATCCTCACCATAACGGAAGCCCTTTGCACTGTCAGGAAGGACAGAAGCGAGAGCAATAGAAGTACCAAGAGCATAAACATCAGCACCGCCATTAGCAAGTTTTACCAAACGTGCAACTTTGAGCCAGTTCTCATCAGTAAGACCGTTAGCCATATAGCCAGCGATACCATCCTGATTGTTAGTGGCAACGTCAGTGTTATTGGTAATGATAGAAGCCATTACCTTAGCAAGACGAGCCTGAATATAAGCGGCAAAAGAAGCACCAATCTTCTGGAGGAGTTTACCCCAATCTTGGCGACCCGATGCCACGTGGTCAGTTATATTAAGAGTTATTTAGTGTTTTTAGCTTTTTGCTATTCATAATCTTTTAAAATTATTTCAGCATAATAATTATTATCTTTTAATAGCCAATTTATCTTGTCAATTATTTCTTGTTTTTCTGGAATAGAATGGTCTCCTTTTATTCTTAAGACTTTGTAACCCATTTTTTGAACTACTCTATCTCTTTTTATATCTTTCTACTGGTCTTGATGCCAATACCAACCATCATATTCCAAATCTATTTTAATATCTCCAATAAAAATAGCTACATCTAAATTGAGTTGACTTAAAGGGTAGTTCAACTCTACTTTATATTCATCTAAAAGCATTTCATAAATTTTTAACTGTTGTGAAGAACATGGAATTAATTCTTTTTTATTAGCTAATGCTTCTTGCATTCTTTTTCGTACTTCTGGATTTTGTACGGGATAATCACAACCGTATTTTTCCCTGCAAGTATTGATAGCTTTAGCCCTTACTTCTTTATTTGAAAAAGGATTTACATCTCCATATTTTTCCAAACAGGTTTTAACAGCTTTTTCTTTTGCTTCTTTTGTTAAAATTGGATATTCAACTCCATATTTTTTCAAACAAGTCTGTTTTGCTTTTTCTTGACCTTCCTTAATCTACCGAGGATTATCCACCCCGTATTTTTCATTTAAAGTTTTCTTAATTTTTTCTTGGGTTTCTTTGTTCTTAAGTGGACTGTCTACCCCATATTTTTCTAAATTTGTTTTTATAGACTTGTTATTTCTTTGAGTTATTAGCTCTTTATTCTTTCCCCAACAATCTCTACAACAATATTTACCATCATGCTTTTCTATTCTTTTTAAATATTTTTTATATTGAACCGTTATTTCTTTTCCACAAAAATCACAAACAGCCACAACTTCTCTATGGCTTCCTTCTGGTAATTCTTCTGGTTTAACATGAATAGTCTTCCCTTTAAAAAGACTATAACCTTTTTCATTAAAATGTTTCTAAGCGGTTTGTGTCCAAGGAATTTCAATCAATTGATTTTCTTTTAACATACAAACCTCCTTTTTATTTTATTTAAACACTAAATTTTTCGAATCGTCAATTCGCTCTAACCCTTTCGGATTCTTGTATTTTCACACAAGCTTAGACTATATCTTCATCCCTATAGGATGTCCACCATTTCGGAATAATTTATTGACTATATTCCTACTCCTCTTACGAGGATAGTCGTTGAACCTTCTTCTTTTCGAAGCTTGGCTGCTGATTACCAATTTTAAGATACTTAGGGTTTAACCTTATATCATACAATCAATTTTTTCTGCTTTCGCAACTATCACGATTAAGTTTCTTTCAACTTTGCGTTGTAGTTTGATTGTCTTTACGGTATTCCAGCAATTAAATGGAAATATTTTTACGCATATTACTATACGCCCTAGCTATTTATAACGTGCTTATATTTAACCAGTCAACATAGAGAGAAATCTGCTCTCTCTTAGCAGCAATAGTATACTCAGTGTTGGAAGCAGTCTGAACGCCACCACGAGCAATACCTTCAGCAAGGCTATTCACAATGAAGAGCTCATTGCTATCGACTTCATACTTAGCGACATCACCGAAACCGACCTGAGTGACATCATAAAGCTGTTCATAACCAGCCGCAGCAACAGTAGGAACGACAGGAGTGATAGCACCAGCAAGAATGGTATCGAAAGTCTCAAGGAAGCCACTCTTCTTGTAGACCATAGGATTCTTAATCATATCGAGACCGCTCCACTTCATGCCAGCGTTCTCAACACAATACTTCATAAACTCTTCGTTAAAGGTCTTATTAGCCTCAACATACTCAGGGGTGTTGTTCTTACCCTCAATGGACTTCTGAGCCAAAGAATAGCAAGTTTCAACGAGACCATCAGCGACATCTTCGTTGAATTTGTTATAACTAAAAATTTGTTTCATAATAACAAAATCCTCCTTAATTAATTTATAAAAATCATAAAGTAAATATTAATATTTATTTTAAACTATTCAAGTTATTTAAGAACAATTATTTAAGAACAATTTAAAATTACTCGTGAACGACGGTGCAGAAATACTTCTTGCCTTCATTCTTAACGCCAATAATCTTATCCTTATTGAACTCAATCTTAACGCAGAGCTTATCAGTAGCAGCATCAGCGGCAGGAGCCCACATACCGTCAGTGCCAGCAACGGCAAACTGACCAACAGTAGGAGCAGACCCAAAGTTACCTTCACCGAGATAGAACTCATCACCGAGTTTAAGAGTACGAACGCGAGTAGCCTTGCCAGCAGGAACAGGCAAACCACAAGTCTTAACACCCTCGGAATACCAAACATTCATAATCTCACCGCCAGAAACGCCAACATAGTCAACGATACCGACACGACCAGTGCCAGCATAAGGCTTAATCTCACGAGTATTCATATCCTTCAGACCCTTATAAACCTCATGGTCAATAAGGTCGCCAATTTCAACCAAAGAACCATCAGCGAGTTCCTTGTCTTTGCAAACGCCAGAAACCAGATAGCTTTTAACATCTTCAGAAGCCATCAAAATCTTCTCAATAAATTTCATAATAAAGTTATCCTCCTTTTTTAATTAAATCTTGTTAAGATTTTTCATTGCATTTTTAAGGTTATTTGCGCTGTCGTTCACTTCAGTAACAACAGGTTTATCCTTAACGATATCAGCAGAGAACTCTTTCTCCTTAGCTTTTCTACTAAGTTTCTTCTGAGCATAAAGAGCATCTGCAATTTTATGGTCAACAGCCTCGTTAAGTTCCTCATCGGAAGCATAAGTACTGTTATCACAATTTTCTTTCATAAATGCCTTAATATTAGTAGCATTTTCCTCAGTCAAATCTTCTTCAGAATCAACCAAAGAGCAAGCCAAAGCATAAAGTTCAGCATTTTTCTTTGCGTTAAACTGAACATTAAGAGCATTATACTTTTCAGTCAGTTCAGCGAAAGAGGTATTAAGAGTATTGAATCTCTCATAAAGTTCATCAGCAGTAAGTTGTTCATCACCGACAGCATAGTGGGTATCCTGAATAACATTACTTTCACCAGAAGGTTGACCGATTAAAATACTGCCATCATCGTGTTCTTTGAGGATATCAGTATCAACTTTAGGAGAACCAAGCTCTTCACCTTCAATCTGTCCATGGTCAGCATGAGATTCATCGACAGTTACATCAGTAGCAGCAAACTGAGCGGGGTCTTCGCAATTTTCGACTTTCTTTTCACCATCGTTATCCTCAGCCTCGGTTTCCTTTTTGCCATCATCATCGTCGTTATCATCATTATCATCATCATGGTCATGGTCATCATCATTTTTGTCATTTTTAGACTCATTCTCTTTATGACCGTCATCCTTGTTACCATCATCATCTTCATGCGCACAAGTGCAAGGGTTGTTACCGCAGACTTCGCACTTGCCGTCTTCAGATTCACATTCCTTGGATTCAGTCTCTTTACCACTCTCGTCTTCAGGATTTTCATCCTTAGAGAGCACAATCTTTTCTTTAGCGTCCATATCAACATTAGCAACATTTTCTTCATTGATGCTATAAGTAGCCTTAAAATTTTCATCACCAAGACTAAAGCAAACAACATTGTCGTTAATTTCTGTGACACTATAATGAGAAGCATTCTCATCAAGACCGCTATTCAGAAAAGATTCGAGAAGTTGTCTTTTCTCTTCATAGGTCATTGTTTTTGGTTCCTCCCCTCTTTGTTCATTATCCATTGTGATTTCGTCCACTTTTTCATTAACAACTCCGTTATCAGGAATGGTGGAATCGAAATCCTCATTTTTATTATCTGTATCAGAGCCAGAATTTTTATTTTTATTGTTATTATCTTCCAACTCTTTATAAGCGAAAGATAAGCATTTTTCCTGTTTCTGATAAACAGCGTCATTAATTTTATCAAGAATGGTTAAATGTGCATTAGGGATAGCTTCAGTAACAGCAGAACCAAGAATAGTAAATCCATCAAAAATGAATTTATCTATTACTTCGACTTTATTTTCATCTATATGACTTTCAAGGACTTCTATTTCTACAGAAATTTTCTTTTTAGTATCCTTAAGCAATCTTTTAACTTGTTTATAAGCATATTTAGCCCAAAGGACGCAAGTAAAATGTACCCAAGTTTGACCGTCATGTTCGACAATTTCTACCAAATCTTCACCACGAATTACTCCAAGTGGGACTTCGCATTTACCATTAGTAAAGTCAAAGTAATCTTGTTGTAACTCATTATCCCATCTATATTCCATTTCATGAGCTTTAAAATCATCATGAGCCACATCAAAAGCGGCGAGAGCGGGTTTATTATAAAAGGTAGGTTTAGCGTCTTGCATAGCAGACACAGGGAAATAGCTATTATTTCTATTAGGGTAGACATCAGAAATTGCGTAAACGTCGATAGCAATAAAGTCATTTTTTAACACATTCTTAATTTTCAAACTTTGCGGAGAAAGTTCAAATTTCAGAACTTTTTTATCCAATATTTTTCTTCCTCCTTTCTCCTCATGATGTAAATGACAATGACACGGAAGCCATAGCCATTACTTTGTTATTCCAAGCCTCATTCTTCCGAACGTAACAATTAGGAACAAGGTTGACTACATTAATATAGTCCAATATATCATCTGATGGTTTAAACCATTCTCCATTATTTCTAATTTTATATCGCTAAAATTTGGAATGAAGGTTTTCCTCATCAGCCATAGTGCCTTTCATATATCCTAAGATATATAATTGCTTATCACTGCCAGTATTTAATTGTTTTAATCTTTTCTGAACTGAATTTTTAGTATATCCTATTTTAATATTTTCCCCATTGGTTATAAAATAAACATAGCCCATTGTATAATATCCTATTTTGTATAGTTAACTTATTTTACAAATTAGATTTTTGTAAATCCTTCGAATTCAGCATCAAATAATTCAGGAGAAGCGCTGTACAGTTTAGCTTTTTGTCTCCAAATATCACATTGATTGAGGAGGGAGCTAGCGACTTCTGCCATATTTTCCAGAACAATTACAAAAACCTTACATGACTTGTTGTAATCTAAAAATTCAATAGTATCAAGAATTTTTCTCTTCAAAGAATCCATTTCTGTGTAGGCATCGTTAAACAGCAATTCGATATTTTCATAAGTATCTTCATTACCGTTAAGAGATTTACGAACAGGGCGAATACCTTCTTGAATCATTACTTCACTTAATTTATCTGCGAAGGTATCACTTGGAAACACATGAGCGAATTTCAAGTGAAACACCTGAGAAGCGCAGGGGCAATTAAGCTCACAATCAAGAGCGTAAGCCATGTTATCAGAAGCAGAGTTCATTTGAAAGAAGCTTCCTAACAAATCATTTAAAGCTTCGACAATCTCTGGCGTATAATTATTACTTACCATATTATTGTCCTCTCACTTTCCTTTTTATAGTTTCTCCATAATTCCTTTGACATCTTTTTTGATATCTTGAATATCGGATTTATTTTCCTCGATTTTCTGAAAAACGATTCCCATATTCTTTTCCAACTCATAGGTACGAGTAATTAGATTATTGTGAGCATCCACTTTGCGTTGCAACTGCTCGATTTTATAATTGGTTAATTTATTAGTAGTAATAATACCGCCAATAGTACCAACACAAGTTCCGATAAAGGAAATTATAGCAATTATAATTGTAGGGTCCAATTTAATCGACCTCCTTTACGAAATACTGAAAAAAGGGAACAATCAAGCTTACTCAATTATTAATTCTCCCTTTTCGTCCGTATTAAAGACGAAACATTTTTGACATTGCGAACAAATGTAAAACTATTTATCAGGAGAAACCATTAATTTTTTCGTGCTTTTTTGCAACGTGGTATTAAAGTCTAAAGGATTATGATTACAACAAGGTTCAGAATTTGTGTGGGTTTTTTTAATACGCCACTTTTTCTCTTTAAATGTTTTAATCTTCACACTTTCATTCCTTTACTTTCTTTGGAATCATATGAGTAAACGTGCTCATATCATTGATACGAGACTCATACATTTCTTCCAAGCATTCGTTACAAATTACATCTTCATCTTCATTCAGTTCTTTTCCGCAAATTTGGCACTTTTTGATATTATATGAAAACTCCTTAATGTCTGAAACATTAGTTCCAGCATTGGAAGAGTTACCAGTATTATCGTTGGTAATCTCATCATCGTTCAACTTTGGTCTACCAACAGGGTTAGCGATTAAATTTTCTTGGTCTAAGACTTTTTCAACTTTAATATCTAAAGCTTTAAGGTAAGCTTTAGCTTGTTGATAATCATCAACAGTCATACCATTAGCCGACAGAAGTTTAGGAATAAAGCCTTCCAAGCCAGACACAACTTGTTCTCTAAGGATTTTAATATCCTCACGAATATTAAAGATATCACCCCAAAGAGAGACTTTCCATTGGAATTTCAAATCGAAATTTTTATTAATCATTTCATTTAAAAAACTTTCGTATTGTCTGGTAAGGTAATCAATTCTAGCAGCCTAAATATATTGAGCAGCTTTAACAGAAGCGATAGAGGGTTTATCAGTAATACTCATAAGAGCAGAGTTACCAGAAGTAGCGATTAAATCTCTAGTTCTATCATAAATGATATCCATTGCTTCGGGCTGATTTTCTAAGGTGTGTAATTCGAATTCCTGTGTCTATCAATTATTTATATTATCAATACATAAATGAGCAAATTTTCTTTCTGGTTTTTCCATTAAATAATTTATCTCATCTTCAATTTGTTCCCAAGAGGGAATACTTCTCTTAGATTCCATTCTAATTATTTTAAAACCGTGTCCTTTTAAAAACTCATCACGTTTTCTATCTCTTTTTTTCTATTCATCATCATGCCAATGACTTCCATCATATTCAAAGTCAATTTTTGTCCCATCTGGCATAATAATTAAAATATCTAAAGAACAAGTAGAATAAGGATAATTTAATTCAACGTTATATCCGCGCTCTTTTAACATATTAAAACAAGCAACCTATTGAGAAGAGGTCTTTACAGAATAATTTTCACTTATAGTTTTTATAAATTTTTCTTGAAATTGCTTTACTTGTAAAGCTTTACGAGCACCATATTTCTCCAACATAGATTCTTCTTGTTTAATTTTAAATTCTTCTATTTGAGATGGATTTCTTGCCCCATATTTTTCTTCTAAAGTATCTCCAATTTTATCAACCAACTCTGGAACAAACATGGGATTAGTTACTCCATAGTTATTTATAAAAGTCTTTTCTCTCTTTTGTTGAACTATATCTTTAATATTTTTATTAGTTTTAAAACAATGAGGGCAAACATCTTTCCCAAATCTATTAAAAGATTCAATATTATTATCTCTTCTCCTAATGAAGTTTTGTCCACAAACATCGCATTTTCTTTCTTCTTTTAAAGGACTTGTTGGAAGGATATCTTTTTCTTTTACTTTCAATGTCTCTCCAGATTTACAATCATATCCTTTATTTTTATAATAAGTAATATTCCTGTTGTTTATATTAATATCCACTTCTTCGTGAAGAATCATTCTATTCCTCCTTTCTTTAAAAATTTTTATGTCTTTTGATAATATAATTTATTAGTAGACATTGTTCACTTAAGCTCGTTACACTTAAGCAGTTCTCTTACGAACTTCTTTATATTTCTATAAAGCACAGACTATATCTTCACCCTTAATTAAAAGGGGCAAACCACTTCGAACCACTTGGTTCTACTCTCTTTAGCAGAGATAGTCGTTGAACTTTTTCTTTTTCAGAACTTAGCGGCTGATTACCCATTTATATTTATTTAGGATTTAACCATGTAAATATTTGATTCATTTTTTCTGCTTTCGCAACATTCACGCTTATTCATATTTCATAATTACGTTGTAGTTGAATCAACTTTAGGATTTCCCAGCAATTCAATTTGTCGCTTTTTCGAACACATTACTGTGAACGTTAGCTATTCGTTTATAATTCATATAAATTCTTAACTAAATGGTGCGAAGAAAGGCAATATATTACCTGAAATATTCTCCGCAAAGAAATCCTGATAACCAAGAATTGTATCAGGAGTAATAACAGTAGAGTCGGACCGAGCCTTGGCATCCTTCGTAATAGGAACCTCAGCAGTTAAAACACTGTTAACACCCTTACTTAATAAATTTGCTTGCAGCCATTTATAGTCATCCAAGTCTGTCAAATCGTCAAACAAACCAATAGTATCAGGAAAGGCATTAGGATGAGAACCATCAAAATAGAATGTGTAGCACAAATCTTGAGGCAATCTTACCCAATACATATAATTTTCTCCATTACTTTCCAAGATGTGACCATCAGGAAGTTTAGCTTTAGGAGAAATTCTCTTTTTCTTAGTTTTCTAATCTATAATAACAATTCCCGTTTCCAACATTTGATTCCAGACATCCTAAATAAATTGAGGATACTGACTAACATCATAAGCTGGTTGAAGAAAAATTGCCATATTAAAAGCAATAGTAAACTATTGTTTGCTACCAAAACCAATCAATTTAACCATATCGGTGTTAAGTTTCTACATGACAAAGAAATTAACATCGTTCTTATCATAACTTGTACGAGGTAAGTAAGAAGACTTACCTTCCAAACTCACCTGAGTAGTAATAGTTTTTAAAGTTAAATTTGGATTAAAAGCTTTTAAAATCTTATCTACTTTTTGACTTTCTTTCTTAAAAGCCTCAGTAGACATATCTTTCGAGTCAACATATTCTGGGATATAATAATAATTAAATAAGGGAGTATCTCTATTAAGTTTTACTAAAATATTGTAAACATAATTAGTATAATACAGCCACATACTGATTCTCTAAAAAGTCATTTCAGAATTTTCAGGGTTATTCAAAGCATTTTGAAGGTCTTCTGATTGAACTTTTTGAGCTTTAGCATTAATTTGTTTAATACGCTGATTCTGTAAAAACGGGTTATTCAATTGACTCCAAGACATAGCCCAAGCGCCAGCTAAATTATCAAAACCAGTAGAAGCGTATTTACCAAAAATAGTAGCCCATCTTTGTTGTATAGCTTTTAGTGAAACATCTTCTTCAGGTTTATCCTGAGTCATAGTAATCATTTTAGCTTCTTCGTTTACAACAGCTTTAGGCGATTCAACCTTTTTGGGTCTTCCTCTTTTTTTGGGACTATCCAATATTATTTCCTCCCTTCTTATTAATATTTGCAGTCTTAGTAGACTTTTTAGCTTTTTCTTGTTCAGCTAAAATATGTTCGAAATTATCAAGAGCTTTCATAGTATCTCTCAATTTCTACTGTTTTTCTATTTCATATCTTTGTTTTTCTATTGCAACCAAATTATCTCTGCACCATTCGATAACGAAATCATTTTCATTCATAATATTTTTCTCGTTAACTTCTCTAATAATAAAATTACGAGCTGGTTTTAAAGATTTTTTCAATGTTGCATAAGCTTCATCTCTAAATTTATATTGAGCCAAAGCAAGATAAAGATTATCATCTTGATAAATAAATTTATAAAACTTTCCTATTTTAGAAAGCATTGATTCAAAGCTATCGGTATTGAAATCACCGATTATTTTATAGACCATTTCTATACTCCTTATATTAAAATATGTCCTCTATAATGAATATTAATCATGTTAATATTAGAATTAATATTAACAATTGATAATTTCGGCAAAAAATTGATTAATCTGCACAAACAAGACATATTATTTCCCTATTAAGTTGTTGAATTTTTCACCTTTCTATGGTATCATCAATTTACAATCCAATTAAAAAATACCATAAACAAGGAGATTTTTAATTATGACTTTTGGTTACATTCGAGTAAGTACTGACCAGCAGACTGTTGAGAACCAGCGTTTTGAAATCAACCAATATTGTGAAAAGCACGGCATGAAAATTGATGGCTGGATTGAAGAAACGATTTCTGGCACAAAGAATCCCGAAAAACGTAAGTTAGGAAAACTTCTTAAAAAGGTACAAAGTGGAGATATCATTATTTGTTCTGAGATTTCTCGTCTTGGTAGAAGTCTTTATATGATTATGGACATTCTTTCTTTATGCATGGAAAAAGGCTGTCAAGTAAGAACAATCAAAGATGGGTTTGTATTAGGTGATGATATTCAGAGTAAAGTATTAGCGTTTGCTTTTGGACTCTCTGCTGAAATTGAACGTAACCTTATTAGTCAGAGAACAAAGGAAGCGCTTGCGATGAGAAAAGCAAGTGGAGTAAAACTTGGTAGACCGAAAGGTTCGTTGGGAGAAAGTACAAAGTTAACTCAATACGAAGAGACTATTAAGGCATTGATTGTTGAACAAGACAACTGTTACGCAGATGTAGCAAAACTTTTTCATGTTAATCGTTCTACAATGAAACGTTTTTGTGATAAGAGAGGATATTTTAGACCCAGCATTGTAGAAAAAAATCAGCGCAAAGCAGAGAAGTTAGAACGTGAACGCATTGAAAAAGAATATAAAGACAAACTTCTCGAATTTGACGATGAAGATTAAACAAAAATTAAATTACAAGAGGGAGGGTTAAACACTCTCCCTCTTTTTATATCGTAGATTAAATCTTTTTTAAATAAGCAAGGCTAATCCAACCTCTACCATCAGCTAACTTACCCCAAGTTATACCAGAGATTTGTTCCTCGTCAACAATTCTTACGACAGAATTATAAGTTAAAGCTCCATTTTTATTGTAATTAGTACCAGCGCCAATTCTTATATTAACGCCAGAAGATGCTATAATTTTACCTCGGTAACTTTTAAATGTGTTAGTTGGAGTGGAGTTCTTTTTGATATAAGTTAAACTTACCCAACCACTACCATCAGCCAATTTACCCCAACCATTATCTTCAAGGATAATAGAGACACCTGTTCCCTTTTTAAGAGTTCCAGCAATAGAAGAAGAAACAGAAGGGCCTTTACGAATTCTCAAAACCGAAGCGGTAACAATGCCAGAATAAGATACAGTAGTTCCAGTGTTAGCGTTGGTAGCAGGAGTTACCTTTTTACCCATTTTAGCAGCAACATCTGCTCTAAAAGTATCCATGCTCTTACCAAAACGAGGAAACCAATTACGAGGGTCAGCGTGATTAGAAGCAATACCTCTTTGATGTCCTTCATAATGTCCAATAATTACTCCGTCTTTTAAGGGGTCGAAACCGTAAAGCTGGCAAAGATAAGCTGCGAATTCAACAGCTTCTTTATACACCTTATTAAAATAATTTGCATCCTTCAAATTGTCTTCACACATTTCAAAACTTATATAAGAAGAATTCCGACTACCTTTGTTTCCCTTACCACAATGCCAACCTTTATAATTCCAAGGCAGGGTTTGAACAGTAGCGATTTCGTCATTAGCCAGTTTACCAATAAATGCATGAACACATACATTGGTAGCAGAATTATTCCAAGATGTACCACCATTGTTTTTGCCAAGCTATGAAATCAGGGTTTTATAATTAGCATCATTAATAGAGGGTTGCACATATCTTTTCAAATTAGGATTGTTACAGCCAGTACTGTGAACCATAATCCCTTTTGGAGTAATTCTCACTCCATTTTTATAACATCTATTCTATGTAAAAAGACATTTTAATAATTTCATTCTTTTTTCTCCTTTTAATTTTTACTCCTGAATAATACTTTGAATAATAGGAGTAATTGCTTCTATACCATATTTATCTGCCAATTGATTTATAAATGCCAGACTTATCTTCATTCTATTTTCTGCACGCTCTTTAAAACAATAGCACGCATTATATACAGCAACCTCACCCCAAGACAAACCGACCACGGTAGCAAAAGAGGTGGTATCAGCACCAACTGGGCCAAAAAATATATACATGACGAACAGCACAGTCAAGCTTATAGTAGCAATCCAAGAGATAATTCCCCACTTTTTCATGGTCGGAGTTTTCTCCATGGCTCGCTTAAATCTTTCAAACAATGAAATTTTTGTTTTTCCCATAATTATTCTCCTTCCTTTCACAAGTAGCAAATATTTATCATATTTATCTCATAACGGCATCTAATTTCATCGTGCAAGAAATCTTGCACATTTTTTGATGGTGTTTCGTGCAACAAATCACATTTTTCTTAAAGTTGCATTTAATTGAGAATTCCACGCAACTTGCATCTTTTTTGTTGCATTTTTCGATGCTAACGCAACAGCTTTACTTAAATAAAGTGAACGCATTTGAGAGGTCTTTTGAAAATCTAAGTTTTTTTGGTTTAGGTTCTCAAAACAATTCTCAAAAAAAACATGTTGCTCTAAACTGCCGATAAACCTATTGAGTATATAGGTCTTTGGAGCAGGAGGCTCACCACAGTTACAATCTAAATCAGTTACACCTTCAGCATCTACTTAGTATATTTATCCATCTTCTCGGTATGATGGATTATCTTAGGTGACTGTCAACGGAGATTCTAATTTAGTATCTGCAAATATCAAATCAGGTACTTCTATCTTTGGGGTAACAGGTACATTAGCAGGAAGAGACATGCTTGTACGAGTAGGAGAATATATAGCCACATCTGGTATACAATCTTTAATAATAAATTTTGGGTCTACCTATGCTAACTGGACAGTACAGTTTGCTTATATTCATACAATGAATCAAAACTTAGCAGCAAACTTAAAAAATAAAGAAGACATGATTTGTTAGTGGTATAATAGAGATGGCGCACGGGTTACATGGCTTCAAGTTGTAACAACACCAACAGGAAATCCATATTCAATAGCGGCCATGGGAGCGGGTAGTGGCAGTTATCCTACTATAGATTCTTCTGGTGAATTTGAATTTGCAATACACTCTTCTGTTACTTCTCGGTGTTCTTACGAATATGCAGTTGGAATAAGTGCATTTTAATGCC